CTTGTTGCGGTGTCTGTTGGTACTCTTGTTGGTACTCTTGTTGCGGTGCCTGTTGGTACTCTTGTTGATACTCTTGTTGCGGTGCCTGTTGGTACTCTTGTTGATACTCTTGTTGCGGTGCCTGTTGGTACTCTTGTTGGAACATCTGTGGAGGCTCCTGCTCCTGCTGGAACATCTGTGGGGGCTCCTCTGGAACCGCCAGCGGGAGCTCTTCTGGGATCTCCTGTGGAACCTGCTCTGGTATTGACTGCGGGTAATTCGGTGGGATCTCCTGTGGAAAATCCTCTGCAAACACCTGTTGAACCTCCTGTGGGATCGCCTGTGGAAGATCCTCTGAGGACTCATCTAATAAGTCCCGTGATGGTGGTTTGCGCGGACGTGCATACTGCGTGTACGGTGATGGAGATTCCTCCTCTAAGAACTCCTGTGGGCGCGACTCTGGAAACTTTGGTGCGGGCTCTAAATTATCTTCTGGGTAGACTCCCTTTGACGAATACTCCTGTGGGAGTTCCTGTTGGAACTCCTGTGGGAGTTCCTGTGGGAGTTCCTGTGGGAGTTCCTGTTGGAACTCCTGTGGGAGTTCCTGTGGGAGTTCCTGTGGGAGTTCCTGTGGGAGTTCCTGTGGGAGTTCCTGTGGGAGTTCCTGTGGGAGTTCCTGTACGTCCGGCTGTGCAAAACCCTGTTCTGGGAATGAAGTTTCTGCATCTGTTGCCGGAAGTATGGACATCGGGTATTGGGATTCATCTGCCATATTAAGGTCTGTAGCAATCGTGTCAGAAAAATCATCCTGGAACTTCTCAATCATCACACTGGACTTTGAAAAGTACAAATATCCTATCAATCCCAGAAGTAATACGCCCGCAATAATTAGCAAAATGCCGGCGCGTTTTACCATCCTCTATATCTAGCTGGGGTTTTAAGCATTACAGCGGCACCATGTTGACGAATACGACGGCGCCGGATCCGGCTGCGGTGCAATCGTATCTACCCTCAACTGATATACATTTGTTCCTATAGTACTATAACTATTCCAGTTTGCCCCAGAATACAAATTAATAAACCCCTTAAAATACTTACCAACACCATTTGCATTTACCATCTTTGTGTTTCCATCATTTCCGTCATATGCAATAAACACAGTATTGCCCGCATTATCCTGATCTACATGCTGAATCGGAATATCACGTTCAATACCAGGTCCATACATAATATTCGGTACCAATATTAAATTGCTCGGCAATATAACCGGCGGTTGCGGCAAAGGTTTCGGCGGATCATCTACCATCGTTATAAAGTGACCACCAGTAACATCTGTGTAAGAATTCCATTTTCCAGCCAAATAATTACTAATCGGTCCACTGTAATATCTGCCTTTACCTAACGAGTTCACCATCCTTGTATATCCTCCTTCGCTATTACCATCATACGCTATATAGACGTCATTTCCTGCGTTATCCTTATCAATACGCTCAATGAGAATGTTACGTCCAATCAACGGTCCATACATAACGTTCGGCACTGCTAACTTAGACCCCATCTGCGACATTTTCGACTCCGGTGGATTTATCGTATATGCCGGTACATAACTGCCGTTTGTCACCGTGATATACGAATCCCAATTACTAGGTGTATAAATACTTATCGGACCCTGGAAATACTTACAAACGCCATTTGTGTTTGCTAGTTTTGTATAAGGTGTATCATGTCCCATATACACATAATTGCCATCATTATCCTTATCTATACGATCAATCAAAATCTGATTATTGGATACAGCACCTTTCAAGACATTAGGTAAAGGCGAACGAAACGGTAGTGTTGCGTTCAATGATGGTTTATTCTTATCGTACCGTAATACAATACTATTATTTGCTCCAACATACGTATCCCAATTTGTTGCTAGATAGTCAGATACCTGTCCATAATACGTTCTAGTCTCACCTTTAGAATTAATCGCCCATGTCCAAGGATCCTTATAGGTAAGATATACGTAATTTCCCGCATTATCAAAGTTTATATCTTGAATTGTATAATCACCCCCCATTGTCGCTCCAAACATCACATTCGGTATAGTATTTTGGTAAGATATTGCCGCCTGCGGGCACGTTGGACAACACGAGGAACAACTCGGACAATCGGCATCATATGTGGCTGTAACATTATCAAATCCTAAAGTCGGACTATTATTCCAATACGAAGGCTCATAATCTGCCACTTTTGCGCCATAATACCTAGCTTCTCCTGAAGTCCTATTTATCATCATCGTAAGACTCGGCGTCCACTGCGCAAGATAAATCTTTTGTCCGTTAGCAAGCGTCTTCGTATCGGTAATAGGTATACCAGGGGTTCCAATATACGGTCCAATCATAATATTTGCCTCATTTGTTTGAAATCCCTCAACGCTTTTACGATGATGTAAATAGTATAATACGGCTAAAAAAGCCACAATAATACAAAAAACAATCGCAAGCGAAAACCGCTGTTTCGCCATCCCTACTTATGAGCGATAAATAGGTGGTATTGTCGCTTCATACGCTAATCGGGTCGCATCATCTGGCATACAGAATTCAATCATATACATCGCACCAATATAGTCGCGGAGTGCTTGATGAATGGCAATCGCTGCTACCTCGTTCTTCGCAGTCCCGTCAACAATTATAGAAACGTAATCCGTCCCATACTTTTGCGCGACCTGAATTATCATTCTTATTTGCTGCTTAATTACATTTGTCCAACGGGATTCAGTCGTCGGTACATCCGGTACATACACATCAATCTTATCGCCCGTTCGTGCCTCCTCACAACTCAGAAGACTCATATCTGCCTGCGCCTTATGCCCCAAATGAACGATAAGATTGTACTTCGGAGAATGATTGCTTAATATAACAAGAGTACTATTGAACCGGATCATAGCAATGTTTGTGAAATCGTAATTATAAATTACCATTTCGGACCTGTAAATCTTCCTACAGAAGAGTTAAACTTAATTTGTATAGTACTTGAACGAATCACTTTTTTCGTCAAGGTTCGGTCCAAAGCGCTTGAACTCGTTTGAGCCCGTATCCATCTCGGGACGATATACGTAGCCGCGGTTCTCGCCCGTAGACGAGGCACGCTGCTGGTCCCGTGGGTAGCTGCCATACGGCACATCGCCCTCCTCCGCTCCAAATGGTGCCGGCTGGAAGCCCTCCGTCACCTTCACCGGTCCCAACATAGGATTGCTCGGGTCGGTCTCCTTGAACTCGCTCAAAGGGCGGGGAGCCGAAAGGAATCCATTCTCAGGCGCTCCCACCGCATCTCCAACGTGCTCATTCATAATACTATCGGCGCCATAAACGCCGCGGTAAGACGGCGGCTTAATAGGCGGACCCGACGGCATCGGGATGGACGGGCGGTCCGCATACATAATATTGGACAGTGACTCGTTCGCCGGTGCCGCGTTGGCAACCGTACGATCAGGATAGCGCGGTCCGTTCATCTGTCCCTGAAATACGTCATCCGAGACTCTGGTCAAGGGGCTCGCTACATTCTGAAAGTTATCGCGCATCTGGGGACGACCAATCATCTTCATTGTGTTACGAACATTTCTATTGAACATCAGCACCGCCGTAAGAAGTAGCAACGAAACACCAACAGCCGGGTAAACGCTAAATAAGCCTAGCGCAACCACCACCAGCGCAACTGCCGTCACAGGGGACGACGTTACACTGTTTGATAACGTAAACATCTTTGTCGCAATTGCGGTTGTCACGGCTAATACCACAATGGTTAGACCTACCTCCACAGGAGATACCGAAGACTGTACCATTTCACTCTATTCACCACCATGATAAAAAATGACGCACAGTTTTTACTTTTATCTCTAAAAAACAAGATGTTACCTGTTCGTGCTCTCTCCACCAAAGGCTACTCCGTTGCAAAATCGGAACTCACACCTACGCAAATTTCATTGATTAAAAAAGAGTTGACCGTAAGCGCCGAAGGTCCTGCCGCATTCACTGCCGGTTTGTCAGCCTTCAAAGTCTACCTTGAATCCGCCGAACGTTTCTATCTTCCTACCGCCTGGGGGCTTAACCAATTCGGTCCTGCGATTTCTGACATTCGTTCTCGTGGTGATGCGTTGCCGGCGGCGCTCAAGTTCGGCGGCGAACTCCGCATCCACCAAGTGGCGGCTTTGGAGTCGTTTCGTAGCGTGGGACACAACGGCATCATTTGCCTGCCCTGCGGCTACGGCAAAACGTTCACCGGCATTGCCGCCGCAATGGAAATCGGGAAGTGTTTCCTCATCGTAGTTCACAAAGAGTTCCTTGCCGACCAGTGGAGTGCCGAACTAAGAAGTTTGGTACCAGGTATCCGTATCGGTCGTATTCAGGGTGAGAAATGCGACGTCGGCGCCGAGTTTGACGTCAGCATCGCAATGATTCAGACACTTTGCTCGCGCAACTTCCTTGCCGGCACCTTCAACCACTTCGGTTTCGCTATCTTTGACGAAGTCCATCACCTCGCCGCCGAACATTTCAGCCAAACCCTTCAGCGCGTCCACTGCCCAAAAATGCTTGGCTTGACCGCTACGCCCAAACGCAACGATGGTCTGTCCAAAGTCTTTGGGTGGTATCTTGGTTCTATTGTATATCAGATTGCTAGGCGCCCTAAAGATGATACCGTTCGCGTTGAATGCCTACGCTATACCGACTCTGATGATGCGTATACCGAGGTCAAATGCGATTGGGCTGGGAAGCCGATCCGTGCCTGTATGGTAAACAATATTGCTAACTTCGCACCACGGACTCGCGCAATGATTGATTGGGTGGCACCGTGCCTTTCGGAGACAGGTAGGCGGCTCCTGGTACTCTCCGACCGCCGTGAGCATCTCAAAGAGTTTGAGACCGGCTTCAAGGCGTGTGGGGTGACATCTATAGGCTATTACGTCGGTGGAATGAAACAGAAAGACTTGGATATTACTGCAACGCGTACGGTTATTCTAGGGACATTCGCAATGGCGTCCGAGGGTATGAATATTCCAACGCTCAATGCGGTGTTGCTGGCGACGCCTAAAAGTAGCATTGAGCAGTCGGTTGGTCGTATTCTCCGCCTCAAACCCGAAGAGCGTACTATTCAACCCCGTATTTACGACGTCCTGGATACGGCGTTTCCTGAGTGTTTTGGTCAGTGGAGCCGTCGGCGTAAATTCTACAAAGAATGCGGTTATACCGTCAAGTTTAGCACTGATGAGAGCGAAGATTCGTCCGAAACGGAAGCACCTGCTGCCGACGGGTGCCTCATTGTGGATGATTAATCTTTAGGATAAATAGAATGACTTATAATAATGAGTATACAGGTCCGCTAGTTTTGACTGTTAACAATGACCCCAGTCATTGGCGTACAAATTCACATCGTCAGCGGCTAGATGCACGGCGCAATGCCGCACGCACGCGTAAAAACAAACCTGGTATTACGAACACAATCAAGAAGTGGTTTGGGGCGAAACCTGCGGCGGCGCAGCGGCGCAGTCGCAGTCGCAGTCGCCGTCGCTCAAACAACCCACGAATTATGTATGAGTAAAGTAGAAATGTTTAGTTTTTTCCAGTTTCCCCAATCCGGTCCTACTTCAAAGCCCGAGGCTGTGAAGGAGGTCTTACCTACCACAGACGCAGTAGTAGGGTCTACTTTTGTCCAGCCAGGCGTCAGTGCCGATGCACCCGTGCCCAAAACCGCCGGCATCGGTGCACCTAGCGCCTCCGTAGCGCCGCTACCCGATAATGTCGCTCTCAGTTCATCCGGTACAGGAGCAGTCGGCACCGCCTCCAGCCCTTTCGCTTCGCTCGGTGCTGCGATAACGAATAAGGGCGGCTATGATATCCTCAAATTCTCATTAAAACCCGGTGCTAATCTGATCACGAACCAGGAGACAATGGCGTATATGGACGGTGGTCTAACGACCAACGCCCAACTTGGCAGCGGCGGCTTCTGGGGCGCCTTCGCGCGCTCCTTCAGCGGCTCTTCCGCCTTACAAAACGCTATTGCCAATCCTACCAAAAACGAACTAGATATCTACCTCTCGCCGTTCCTACAGGGCTCTATCATCCAGATTGACGTCAAAGCCGGCGAAACGTGGCGCTTTGCCGATAAAGCGTTTATGGCGTGTACGTCCAACCTGACCGTCAGCGGCGACGTCAATGTATTCAATAATTTCCGACTGCTGTTTGCGGGTCAGAATGCGGCGTACACGACCGTAGCAGCGTCGGCGACGGACGGAATTGTCTGGGTTTCCGCCTACGGCGGTGTAGATGTCCACCAAATTCCTATGGGCACCGGCTCCACGGTACCTCTCTTCATAAATAACGGCTGCTTCCTCGGAATGTTGACGAAAACGGGCGCGGTAGATTTCTGGCAGGACTATGTTCGTGTTGGTACCGCCGGCGGCTTCTTTAATGCTATTTTCACCAATATTGGATTCGTTATGAAAATACAGGATAAGAATCCTCCTATTCGTCCTGGACCGTTAACTTGTCTAGTGCTGACCCAGTCGCTCAATCGTCATCACCTTGACGATTATATTAGAAAGATTGCCGAGCGGGTTGCACAGCAGTACGTTAACTCTAGTAGCGGGGCTCGTGTTGGCGGACTCATTCCCGAGTTATACCGTGCTGCGACTTATGGTGGTGCGCGCCGTCGCCATACTCGTAAAGCCCGTGTTGCCGACCCAGCTCCATCCGAGTCTCCGCGTATTATGTATGAGTAAAATAGGGATGTCTGGAAAGAAAAACACTACAGTAAAAAATCCTGCGTGGATGTTGCGAAAAGCAACAGCACCACCTGGCTCAGGGCTCGGTTTCAATACCTCTATGAATAAGAAGCCGAAACGGAATTTATCGCCGATGCGTACTACGCGTAAAATGGGCTCGCCGCCGCAGTCGCCCAAACGTCCTAAGAAACACCGTGTTACCCGCCGCCGTTAAAAATTGAATGTTTATATGTTTTCCTGTGTTTCTAACACAATGAAACATACTGTGGTGAGGACTACAGTGCCGGTGCCTGTCGGGCACGTGGTTATTAAGGTAAGACCACCTACCTTTCAAGAATTTATGCTATCTCCGCCGCCCAACTGGATTTGTTGTCGGCATCCTTTTGTATTTGGCGGTTGTTTAATGTTGGCTGGTGCCGGTTTTGTAGTTCTAATCATATACGGGTTCGGCGGGTTTCTTCCGCGTTAGCAAAAAAGTTGAATCGGGTTTTCACATTATAATTCATGTAATCATAATGGCAACGGTTGTTGAGAATCCTGTTGTTCTAGTAGTTCCCGATACGGTTCAGGATTATGTGACGCCTGCTCCGCAGGCTGTGCCTGTTGAGCCCAAGATATGGTGTACACAAAAGGTTGCCGGTGCGTTCATTGGATTTATAGGAGTTGTTGTTGGAGTCACCTTCGGCGTTTTATTTGGGGTTTACTACCGAGGTTGCTAGTTGCGACGGAGTTTGCGCGTTTTACGCTTGCCACCACGAGATATCTTTGCGGCAATCTTCGCCTGCGAAATTACAAGATTAAAATCCCTTGAATGCTTGCTTTTTAGTTTTGCAACAAGGCTTCGCACAGTTCGTGTTGCCGCATTATTGCCGCCACGATTCTGTACAATACGCCCTACTTCCAAAATGGCGCCTCGTTTTTTCATGAGTTCTGAATTACGAGCAATCTCATCATTCACAACTGTATTTAAGTTACTCATTCTACTTATATTGGGTATTTAATGTTTACGAGAGCGCTTGTTCTTCTTCACGTTCTTGCGGCTACTGCGATTCTTACGGCGGCGAGCACCGCCGCTGACGGGCGAAGGACCGTTCGCCGGTCCAACACGCGCCGCCACCGGCCATACCTCATTGTACGCCGCTACACCGTCAGGCAAGAACACGCCCTTATCCGTAGAAGGCGAGAACGTGAAACCTGCCGTTGACGCATTGTACACCGGTAGAGACGAACCCGTACCACGGTAGCACTCCTCAGGGTAGGCGTTCGGCGTGCCGTACGATCCGCCTACGCGACGGGCACGGCGAGCACGGCGCATTGAGCGGCGACGACCGCCCTTCATGAACGCAGGGTTGAGCAGACCCTCCTCGTATCCCGTAACACCCGCCGTAGATCCAGGGGGCGCTAACGAGTAGAGATCCGCCGGCGCCCGTGGATCGGGACCCTCCGCCACCTGGGGATTCAAGGCGTGGTGCGTGCCCATACGACCATCGCAAGGCACCGGTACGTGTAGCGCATCTACATTCGGTCCATTGCCACCAATGCTCTGGCTCGGGTCAATGGAGTAGCCGTAGGTGCCGCCACCGCGGTGTCTACGAGTGCGACGACGACCGCCGCTGTAAGGCGCATTATTACGCATCGGCAGACCCGTAAATGCCGGCGCGCCGCATCCGCAGCCACCCCCAGACATACGCGGCATACCGCAACCGCAGCCACCGCCCCTCAGACGGCGCGAACGACGGCGACCGCCCGCCATAGAAGCCTGCGCCGATGCCAAGCTCGCATTCGTCACCTCGTTGTAGAGTTCGCCGGGACGGCTTGTCCACGAGCAGTCGCTGTAAGGATTCGTCACCGCGTACTGACCCAGACCCGTCTGATTATCCCAATCGCCGCCTGGCGTCTTATTTAGCGGAAACAGAGTGCCCTCCGCCGAGTAGCCACCGCCCCTACGACGATTCATACTTCCGTGAAGCCCGTGCTTCTTATTCATTCCACGGCGTAACGCACGATTCATCCTCTATCTTACCCCTCGGATTTTTTTGGTTCTATAACCGTCTTAATCTCCCACTTATCAAATTGCTTATTATGCTCAGCAACAACCTGAATTTCGTCCAGATTCGCTAGACGTAGTGCTCTACTAATCGCCAATGTCCGTACGAGACCCAGACCCAAACGCTCCTCGCCGCGCCAAACGGAGAAAACGTCGGGTCCCATTTCTTTCTTTACCTTGAATACATCCGCACCAGGCGTCGGCTCCTTGGCGGGCTGCGTTGTCGGAGCTGGCTCAACCTTCGGCGGGATCCAAATAATCCGCTTCGTATTCGGACCATTAAGAACAAACTCAACGACTTGATTTACGTCAGGTTCTTGGGCTTGAACCTGATTCACAGATGTATACTGTGCTAGAATAATCGCCGTTCCCTGTAATTCTAACATAGGTTTGAAGTGGTTTGCGGCGAAATCGGCAACAATACGCTCCCATCGCTCCTTAAACGGCTTTGTATGCCATACGGCGGCGCACTGCCACGTAAGAACATCCTCAATGACGAGTTGCTTGGATTTGTTGAAATACGCCGAAAAGATAGCACCGTCGTTTAGGACGGCTTGGGAAAGGCGAAGGCGGAAGCGCTGCGGTCCCATTTTTGCCGCAATTGGCGGCAAATACACCGCATATCCTAGATTGGGAACAACCGCAAGGAATCCTGAAAGGATACCACGTGGTCGAAGGCTGGCGACTACTTTCTCTTTACGAATGAGGGCTTTATCCGCACCGTTTTCTGAGTACATACGACTGATGCCGAGGGTCTTGCCGCGCGCACCCCATCCGTTTTTCCCTACGTATTCCTCGGCGGCGGCAACCCAGTCCATTTTTGCTATGGGGTATATTTATATAGCGTCGCTGACGGTTTAAGTCGCCACGCCTTCTCCAGGAGACGCTACATAGAGTGCATTTGTATAAGACATACTTGGACTGAAACTGGAATTTGTTCCAGGCGAGCTTGTATTTTTGACCCACACCACTTTACCCTCCGTGTTATACGCTACTGTAAAATTATTTGCTAGTGCTGTGTTTGTAAGAGTAAATTTAGAATCTACTGTTCCGTCGGGGGTGTTGTAAAAAGTTACAAGAGGTGGAGGACCTAATGTATCGGTAATACCGCTTACATAAATATTACCGCCTCCTATTGTTACAGACGAGGCAATAACACCTATGTTAAAATCATAAGGAGCAGTTCCAATAATATGCGTCTTCCATTGTGGAATGCCATTCGTATCATATACTATGAGAATTCCATCATTCTGTCCTTCATCTGCTGGATCTGAGGTTCCACCATTCCAAATCATAGTAGCACCTGTTTGTGTTTGCGTGCCTGTGTCTGGGTCGGTTGTTGCGTTCGTCGGATCGTATGTTGCTACATTACAATAATACGCAGATCCTACAATATAAACAAACCCTCCACTCACTGTAAGTCCATACGGGATTAAATCATAGCCCAAAGGGTCCCCGTCAGGTGCCCGTATATTTATAGCCCACTGGGCTGTACCAGTACTATTATACTTTACAAGAATTATTGCGCTTCTAGTAGGCAGATTCCATCCATATACCTGTTTTGTAGGAGTCGTTTGATCACCCGCCGAATATACATTTACTGGTAATGGAGTAGTTTCAAGATTTTGTACATATGGTCCAACTGCGTAAATATTATCACTTCCATCAATTGCAATACTATATCCACTTGTATATCCGTCATATCCAGAACCATACTCAATCTTTGTTGACCATAGAGGAGTACCAGATGTATTGTACTTCGCAACAAACATACAATAAGCAGAAGTCGTGGATAGATCGCAGGCTGTTACGGGTGTATCATCCGCATCATTAAAATGCATGTTTACTGTTATACCAGTGCCCCGATTTCCAAATAAACCTATTAAGTAAATGCCTGAGGAGGACAATGCTATTTGATTAGGAATACACTCACTAAAAACATCAACACCAGCATCAACAGATATTCTTGATCCCCATAACGGATTTCCATCTTCATCGTACTGTATTAAATAGCCATTTTGACCACCAGTAGGAACAGGATATTCTTTGAAAATTGTTCCATCCACATTATATATAACTACATTATACCCAAAACCTGTTACATAAGAATAAGTTTCATCACTTACCATTTTTTGTGTCAAATTATTATAATAATTTTGATATAGACCCTCAATATTATTTGTCCATTGTGCTATGCCTGCCGAATTATACTTTACAAAGAAAATGCCATTCGGATTGGAGTCTTGGGTAATGTTTGACACTACTGTAATTGTTTTATCCGAATTAATAAAGATTGGAATGCCTGTGTCTCCTAAGTCAGATTGATAATAATTTCCTAATCCATATACATTTTTTCCATCAGTTCCGAAACCAAAAACTATTATAGAATTGCCACTAATATCCGCCACCCACTGTGCTTTGCCGTTACTGTTATATTTAATAATATTTGTGCCGTATGAATATAAGGTGGTATTTGATGGCGGCTGTATAGATACCGAAACGTACTCCACATTCTTACCGTATGTAAGACCGCCTGTAGATGTCAAAGCTGGATATGGCGCGCTTGTATTCTGTGCCCATTGTGCTGTACCAGTTGTATCATACGTTATAAGAAAATCGTTATTACCACCACTAATTGGTATAGAAATGCCAGAAATAATAGGCTGACCTTCTGGCGGTGGGATAACCGCGCCATTGACATCGTAGGGCACATTATAAATAGATACAGGACTTGTCATCTGACCACTTAGATATAGATACTGTCCAAATAATGAAATATAGAACGGAATTCCGCCAAACATAATCGTTGCCCATTGCGTAATACCCGCTGTACTATAATTAATCAAAACACCGTTACCAACTACAGATGTAGTAATAGGACCAAAGGTTGTTGTATCGGTATTATTACACGTTATACTTCCATTTGCGTTTCCTACAAGATAAATATCGGTCGCATTTGCTGTAATTGCGTTGACTGTATTTGTAGTCTCCGCAATAATATTTGTTGCCCATTGCGCCACACCACTAATATCATACTTTGCTAGATATACGGCACTACCTGAATTATATCCTGCGAGAGATATTGTCTCTGTAGTTTCATACGTTGGAAACTTCACAGGATATATAATTAATGGACCTGATTTACGAGTTCCATTATATGTTCCCGCCACATACACATTATCCGAAGAATCAACGCAAATTGCCGTTCCTGAGGTAGAATTCAAATTTGCAATCGTTCCAGCCCATACCGCATTGCCTGCTGTCGTGTATTTCGCAACAAATGCTGATGACGTTGTCGTATTTGACGCGGATGTTAGAACTATTCCAGAAGGATTGCCGTCCTTATTGTTAAAGATAAAATTTCCTGTTACCCCATACGATCCTGTTATATAAATGCCCGTCGGTCCTATTGTAATAGCACTTACTGTACAATTTGCATTATTTGCGCCAAATTGCGATATCCACGATACTGCGCCTTTAGGGGTATATTGTATAACGAATCCACTATTATAATTTGCCGCCAACGGATACACCTGTTTAGAAGTTATTCTATTCAAACTTGGATAAATAACTGAATACAAAACACTGGTTGGCGAATAATTTAGTGTATATATAGTATTGCCTAATTTAGTTATAGTTGTCAATAATGATCCATCGCCTAAATTTTTTATTTTTGGACCGTTTGGGGCACCAGGTGTTTGATAAATATATTTAACAAAGGTATTTGTGCCATACATACTAATGTATATATTATATGAAGCAGGATCCGCATAAATACCATTCACACTATAAGGAACATTAATATATTTACCGGTGCCTGTATATGTATTTACAGTTAAAAAAAGATTACCGCTCGGAGCCCAGTTACCATCTGCGTTTACTCCTTCAACGTCCCAAACAATACCACTTATATCGGCATAATTACCATTATTATAATCGGTTATAAGAAGATGTCCATCGCTAAGATTGTCGTAGTTTGTATAAGAAATGCCAAACGGCAAAATTATACCCTGACCTAAGCCAGATATATTATTAAGACCCTTAAATGTGACAGAGGTTAAACTAGGAGGTGTGTCATCATTATTCACAATTGCCCTTGTAAGTACGTTTGGAGTTCTTGTATTTGCCATATATAACGCTGATACATAATCGGTTGTTATAAAAAGACTTCCATTAATTTCAGGATAGGTTGTATTTGATATAAATAGTATCGGTGGATCCTCCAAGGTTGTATTTAATTGCCAAATTGTTGTTTCTACTAAATTAGGTCTATTCGTTAAATATAAATATCCCGCCAACCATACAACAGATAATATAGTAGTGCTCATTCCACTATAACTAAGATTTTGTTGTTTGATAAGCTCTCCTGTAGTTTTAAATTGATATACTGTTGGGTTACTATCAATTATATAAATATATGTACCATCGCTTGTAATTGCCGACGCATTAAATAAATTTACACTTTGTTTCAACGTTCTATACAGTGTTCCAGACGCATTATATACATTTGCGTTTGTAAAACAATTGCCAGCCTGATAACTATTCACCGAATCGGTAACATTGCTCAATAATTGTAAAAACGTTTGTGACGTAAGATACGCCGCCCACTGTGCGATTCCATTTGCATTGTATTTAACAATAAAACTGCCATTTGCGTCCGTAGTGATTGGGGTCGGCGTCGTAAGTTGCGTGTTATCCGAATTTACAATAATAATCGCGCCCGAAAAATCGCCTACCGCATAGACATTTGTTCCATCCGTTGATAAATTATGACCTGCTAAATTTGTACCACTAATATCAGCGGTCCACTGAACCGTACCATTGTTATTATATTGTATAATATTACATCCATATGGATATAATGTAGAATTTGGTATCGGTGGCTGCGGCGGCTTCGGCGATCTAGGAACACTATTGATGAGAATATTGTACAGTGCGATTGTAGTTTCTACAGCGCCCTGATCTATCGCCTCAATCGGTGTTGCTGACGAACCATTACCACCATTTCCACCCGTATAAGTTACAGTATTTGTAGTATTAATGAGTCCATTATTAATAGACTGATTCGTAAGTATCGCATTCGCAAATAACGTCTGATTTCTCAAACGAGCCGTCGTTGCAGAGGCACCAGTATTTGTTGCAGACGAAATTTTTCCTATTCAGGTGCAGTATTTATATCATTGAAAATGAACTATTCATTTCCGCGCCGTCAAATGCGCCGATACCCTGCATAAAGTCACCGCCATTCTGTATCATTTCAGGCGAATAACCGGCGGCGTTATGCGGACCCGGCGACGACTTCTCTGAGCCCAGACCCGAAGAGACCATCTTACCCACACCAGGTCGCTGACGGTGCTCAATCATCTGCTCAGGATGACGTAAGTTGGATCCAAACTCCGCATCCATAAACGCCACACGGTTCAACGGGTCCGTTGCCTCCGGTGGCTCGTAATGAATCGCAGGCGGTGTGCGTTGTAACGGCTCGGGTGTTCGCATATCCTCCTCTGTCATACCCGTCGGCACCGGCATAGGTTTTGCTATCGGCGGTCGTTGGCGCGTTGTCATCACCGGAGCAGCCGTTTCCTGTTGCTCAATTCCTTGAACTCCGCCACTGTTGACGACTCCAGACGGCATTTGCTGTTGGTACATCTGCGGCGGTATATAGGGCTGGTTTGGCATACTTAAATCAAGCGTTGGCTGTAAGTGATTAATCTTTGGTAAACCGTGTGCGGCAGCGAGTGCTGCTTGTAATTTAGGATCACTTGCGGTATCTAATAAACGAGGTAGCCCCACCGCCTTCGCAATATGATATCCAAAAAAAGCAAAGATTCCTACAATAACCACCAATACGATCCAAGCCAAAGGTATCCGGGTCGCCATATGTTCTACTAATTTCAACCCTGAATTTCGTTTTGTTAATTCCACGCAAATAATTCTGTCCGCCCAAAGAAAACCATGGCTAGCGAATTTGCCACCTTTGCCGATTTGTCGGGAGTTGTTCAGTCCCTCATAAAGGATTTAGAAGGTAAGGTCCTATCCCAAACCGACCTTATCAAGCACCTACCTAAGCTTGTTCTTGTCGCCTGGACAAACAATCTATCCGTTGAGAAGGCGGAGGCACAGATTCTCGCCGCCGTCAAGCATCTTATTGTGAAGTTTGTACCCGCTGCGCAACAGATTACCGTAACTGGTTTCGTTGATGCGGCGTTCCCTGCGATCGTGACTGCGTTAAATGGTTTGATTGAACAGGTAAAGGCAGAGGTCCTGAAGAAGGCGACGGGCGCACTGGGCGATGTTGGAAAGAAGGTTGAGGCGGTCTGCTCAAAGTCGTGCCTCCCGTGGATATCGGCGCTCTTCGCAAAGGCATCTGAGAAGCCTGCTGCGGTAGATCCCGTCGCTGCCCCTGCTGCTGCCGAGTCATCTGTGACGGTTGCGGTGATTGCTGAGGCGGCATCGTCGGATATTTCGGCGGCTCTTGCGTCGGTGAAGGAGGAAGTTGTGGAGCCAGAACCAGAGCCAGAGCCAGAAGCCAAGGCGGAGTAAAGATATTCAGTTGCTTTAGGGTTGCCTGAATATCTGACAAAGTACCACGAATATAGAGTAAATTTCCGGCTTTGATATGCCGATCGTAGATAACCTCTTCGCTCCACATATCATCTATTTTGAGGGGTGGTGCCTGTTGCGTTGAGAGGGTGACTTTTTCTAGAAGAAACTTATCGGCGCCGTGCTCATAGTCGGCGACAGGAGCGCGGTGTTCCGCCTGCCACGCCGTATCCCAATTCGGGCTCGCCTGAATAAAGCCCCAGCTCTTGCCCCAACGAACCACATGCTGCGTGATTCGGCGCGCCTTCGCATGCGTCTTATGAAACTCCTTTACCGCTGCACCACTATACGTTAGTAGGTACGACATTGGGGCGGGGTTGTTATATTAATATCGCGCGGCGCGCTTAAACCGGTGCCGCCGAAGCGGCAACCGGTTCTGCTACGCTAAACCGGCACGGCGCGGGAACAAATTTGAAGGCATTTAAGCCATCGTGGAATAAGACAAAACAACGATGTGGTGTCTTATTCTCCAACCTAAGGGTACGACCCGTAACGCAACTTTGCCCGCTGGTCGTACGGAGGCGCTTGATTGCGATGCCGCCTGCTCTCTCCTGCGCCGTGCGACGGCGCCCGAGCTTATCGGCACCTTCAAGTGGGGTCTGATGACCGTATACTTATTCGGCTACAAGACCGGCAAGGCGGGCACTGAAAATAAGCACGAACTTCCGCCACCGCACGATACGGTCCTACTGTTCGGCGAGTCACTGCTCTGCGCAACCCAGGCGGGCGCTCTAGTCTCCTTTGACGCCACCGCGTTCAAAAACTTCTACAACGAACTCAATGGTGGATTTGAGGATCTAGACGAGGAGGAAGACGAGGACGAAGACGAAGAGGAGGAAGAGGAGGAGGAAGAAGAGGAAGAAGTGAAGGAGGAGGAAGAGGAGGAGGTAGTAGATGAAGTTCCAGAGGATGATGAAGAGGACGTGCCGCCAGTTCGTATTGTCAAGGTTGTCAAGGCGAAAAAAGGTTCCAAGAAGGTTCCTCAGTGGTTTTCCCTAGAAGAACTGGCGCCCGAAAAGTATGATATCTAACTAAATATTTACAACAAAGTTCTCGTCATTTGGTAATTTTTGTGCTGCCGCGGAGTATTGCCCATCTATATAATCATTGATTTTATCTATAGTTTGATTAAATGCCTTATTAAAATTTTCATAACAATACATAACAATATAGAATGCAGAAAGAATTACGGAAAACGTCGTCCAAAAGCCTAGAAAGAAACCGTGGAAGTCGAACATTCTGGTGACGCTTCCTCTATCTCCGTATCCGCTGACTCAATTTTTTCATTATAATAATCGTCAATAAGAATCGGCTTGAACTTCTCTCTGAAACGGCGCACTTTACAGAGTGCCTTTTCAGAGTTCATCCTGAATCCCTCATGACAATGCTTATTGCCGCACCAGCAGAAGTTAGTTTCAAGAATTACCTTTTGCGTCCGTTCACATACCTTACAGCGGGTGCCGTTTGGCTTCACAATAATACGTTTATTCCCCATTGTACGAATTGGGTGGGGCGGGGTTGTCAAATTCAATTTTTGTCGGAGCAAAAAATGACGCTTAAACGCTTGGCTCTTTGGAAAGTCAAATGTCCGCTGCTCGTGATAAAGTCCGTGCCGTGATTCGCAACCGCTGCTCCGCCCTCACTCCCACCGAGCAGGTGGATTTAGAAAAGGGGATTTTCAACTTCACGCTTGAGGACGCAAAGCGCCGCTCTATTCGTCGCGTGTGGGAGAATCCTGAATTTCAAACATTGTATGAGATCTGTGCTCGGCGCACCGTCTCCAATATTGACTCCTCATCATATATCGGTAATACTCGTCTTATCGCCCGCCTGAAGGAGGGCGAATTTAAGCCGCACGATATCGCCGCGATGCCGTTTACCGAACTCCACCCCGAGAAGTGGGGCAACTACGTGGAGATGTCTATTAAGCGCGAGGCGAAGATGTTAGAGGTAGATAAGTCGGCAGCGACCGATATGTTCCGCTGCTCTAAGTGTGGCAAGCGCGAGTGTACGTACTATGAGATGCAGACGCGCTCCGCGGATGAGCCGATGACCCAGTTCATCCGATGTCTCAACTGCGGTAAGCAGTGGCGTCAATAAACTGCTGATTATTAGTGTATGTTTTTAACTGTTCTCACCTATAACACACACGGACTCCCGTGGTCGCGGGATACGTCCGTGGAGATTTGCGAATGGCTCAAAGAGAAGAAACCGCTCGTCATATGTCTACAGGAAGTATTTGTAGAGGCGAATCGGAAATACTATAAAGAACATCTGGAGCGTAACGGCTATTGTGTCTGTATTCCACGGGATACCGGAGTTGCGCTTGTCAATAGTGGTCTGCTTACCGCTTTTTTAACCTACCGCTTTGAGTTTATCAGTGACTGTTTCTATCCGTATCTTGACTATCACAATATAGAAATCTTTACAAATAAGGGATTCTATACCTTAACAATCCGCGAAACAATTACCCGCCGTACCTACGTCATCGCAAATACACATATGCAGAGCGATACCGAAATAGGGTGGATTGTCGGGAAAAAGGTCACCTACGATGTACGAAAAGCGCAACATAAACAAATTCTAGATACTCTCAAAACGCCGCATCCCGTACTCATTGTAGGCGATATGAACGGCGAACGTTCGCCCGAGCCACTTATTCGTTATATGACGAATGTAGACGATAGTCGGTTGAAGAAAGCAACGTTCTATTCAACCGGCGAAGACCTGGATCACATTGCCTGGTTTCCCTTACAATGGACACGACCTACCTGTAAATTTTGCGACTTTGTTCGCAATGGTCCACGACTCATAAACTGCGAAGTATTCCAAAAACCTTGGAGCGATCACGCCCCAGTGCTTTTCTCGGTATTCCTACCGCTTATGCTCAGTTATGCACCCGTTGCTAAATAAGAGAGATTAGGCTCAACCCACGCAATGCGCGCACGGCGCGTAGCCTGCCGATGACGGCTGCGCCGACGATTCTTACGCGTTGCCTTTGCCTTTGCCTTTGCCTTTGCCTTTGCCTTTGCCTTTGCCATTCTATATCGGGATACGAAAATATGCGGATTGTATAGGAATTCTATGGCAAAATCGGCGATGTCGTCGCCGATGCTTTGGTGGTACATTGCGGGATTTGCGTTATGTATTGCCGTTGTCGGACTCTTTTACTATGTTTCGCGCGAAATAGATGATTGCCGAGTTTTAGAAACAATCCAAACGCCCAACGGTATGGTACAAATCGTCAACGACGAATGTAAGGAAGCGTTGCCGCATACCACCGATAAAAATACGATTCGTATGACGAAGAGTATTTGGTCCGGCTCACGCCGCAACGACGTCCTCTTCCACGAGCGCGTCCATCTTGAGCAGAAGCGTGCCGCTCGTGATTGGGCGGAATTCTACCGGCGCTACTGGGAATACGATATCTCGGCAAAACCTCCTACCGACTTACCCGCTATCTTTATTAGAAACCTTAGACCCAATCCTGATACAAAAGCGGAGCCCTGGGCTATGTGGCGGCGACGCTATCTCTTCTTCCCGAACTACGCAAATACGAACGCCCCGTCTCTCAAAGATGCGCGCGTTCAGGTATGGGATATGCACGAAAAACGCCTCGTTGGCGTACCCGACGAATGGAAGGAGATTTTTTGTCACGAAGACTCGTGCCCCTACCAATTTGAGCACCCGCACGAAATGTCCGCCGAATTTTTGACCCACGACAACCATTCCCCTGCGTCGGCACGCTTACAAAATTGGTGGAACGCAAATAAATATGTCTCACGAACTCCTTGAGGCGGGACGGGCGAAGTGGACACAAAAAAATGGCGACAAAGTTTAGGGAATGGATAGTATTGAGGTGGTCCCACCCGTAGCATCTAGTCCTCTAGACTCTATGCGCGGGCGTGGAAAACGATATGGACTATCCCACCAAAAATACGTAACATCCGAAAAAAAGCACCCGAAAAGTAATAAACAAATTGTTATTCTGGTACTACCCGAAAACACATCTAAGCCTATAGTAGGGCATAAACAATGAGCATTAACCCTCCAAATGCCGCTATTGCGGCATCAAGAGGTCTAGATTTTTATACATATATCAATCACAGTTGGCAGGATACGGTAAAAATAAAACCGTACGACTCCAGCGTATCGGTCAGCGACGAGATTGAAACCCGTGTAGAGAATTCGCTGTTTGATATGATTGATAAAGTTGTAAAGAAACAGCCAGCGGATCCATTTAGCCGACTTGTTAAAAGTATTATAGAAACTAAACACCAGATAAATAATGTGTACGATATCCAGCGGCTTTCGTCACTCTTTGAATGTCTACATACGCGCGAAGACGTAGCTCGTATTATTGGTAAACTCAACCGCATACAATCAAACGCTCCTATTAGTTTTGTTGTAGCAAACGACCGTTATATACCTAACAAACGCTGTATCTATCTCTACGAGCCTAAACTTGCTCTGCCCGAAAAACAGCAATACAAAAAGGGCGTAGATAACAAGGCTATTAGTTCTTATATACGTGTACTCAAAATTATCAGCAGTATACTTCATATAGAAAGTCTAGAATCTGCTGTTGCTATTGAAGCGAGCATTCTACCCTATCTATCACCCGAAAATGACCGTGAAGATGTCGCATTTTCCTATACTCCATATACTCTTTCCGATCTAGATCGTCTATACAAAAATGTACCTTGGAAAACTATGATGGTTGCGTGGGGAATGACACCACTTGTAGCAGCCAATGCTACGTATATTATAACAAATAAGGAGTACATAGATGTGCTTAATCGTATGTTTCGTGAATATTCTATGACATCCTGGCGTATTTGGATGCGCGCACAAGTCCTCGTACATTTTATGAAATATTTGCCTCCACCATTTGACGATCTTCATTTCCAATTATGGGGAAAACAACTACAAGGTACAACGCAGAAAATCCCACAAAAATTCTTAATGCTCAATGTTCTCAAAGAGAATATTCCTCATAATCTCGGATACGACTATGTTAAATATGCCATATCAGCAAAACTCAAACCGACCGCAGTTGCACTTGTAGAAAATCTACGTACCGCCACTATCAAACGTATTCGTGACCTCAAATGGATGAGCGACGCTACGAAGACAAAGGCGGTTGAAAAGTGTAAGGCGATGCTTTTCCAGGTTGCGTACCCCGATAAGTGGGAATTTGAACTTGATAAGACTGAGATAAATGAGTCTCGTATGCTCACAAATATATGGAATCTTGCGAAATACGACACCGATACTATGATAAAACACCTGAAAAAGGGGAAAATTAATGAAAAGGAAAACTGGGAGGACGGTGTATTTGAAGTCAACGCATATTACTATAGCGATAAGAATCTAATGGTAGTGCCCGCAGGCATTCTACAACCTCCCTTCTTTGACCTCAAACGTAGTGAAGCGTGGAATCTTGGCGGTATCGGCGCCGCAATTGGACACGAAATTACGCATGGCTTTGATGATGACGGACGCTTATATGATAAGAACGGCGTCATGAAAGATTGGTGGTCTGCCGCAGATGCGCAAAAATACAAAGACATGTCACAATCACTTGTTGAGATCTTTAACAAAGAAACCTATATGGGCGGAAAAGTAGACGGTGACTTGACTCTCTCCGAAAACATCGCCGATCTCGGCGGCGTCTCTATTGCCTTAGAAGCCCTGGAAATGGAATTTGCCAAGGGTGGTTACACTGCTGCTAATAAAAAGAATGCCTACAAAGAATTCTTTACAAGCTATGCTGTATCTTGGCGTAATAAGGACCGAGCGAAAAAAGCCGAACAATCCCTTCTGCTGGATAAACACGCCCCCGCCCCCCTACGTGTCAATCTCATTGTACGCCAATTTGCCGAATTTTACGCCTCATTTGATATCGGCGAATCGGATCCCGGTTATATTCCTATTAATGAGCGTATTCAACTGTGGTAATTATAGGATAAGTAGGTCATTAAGACGCCATACCTCATAAGTACCGTCAGGCATTGGGCGCTTGACAATAAACGGCAGCCGCCGCGCCTCCAACTCCATCTTCGCAATCTGATACGAATCATTCACGCCGGTAGGCACAAGAATATAAGGTTTCGCTCCATTATTAATTTGACTGGCGCGAAAGCTAATGCACTTCGTCTTCTCATAACCATTGAGGAACGGATACGTCGTATGATTTGCATCTAGAAGCGAAATATCACGTAGTGAAGTCACCATATCGGTCACCTCACTTGTATTGCCGGGGGTCGCTACCTCAGGGACTTGGATGACAAGACGCTCCTGAATCTGCTCCTCATACGGAATCCAAATCTCGGGGTGTTGTTTGAAGAGTTTGACAACATCCGCCGCCTCCGCACGCTGCTGCTCCGTCTGCTCCTCCTCCACCTCCTCAAGAGCATCTCCCTCGTCAAACTCCTCCTCTACGATTTCATCCTCAACTTCGTTTGCGTATTCGTCCATCTGCTTCCTAACACTCCAGAGAATTAAGGTATCAAATTTGTTCAGAATTTAAATAGCCCTTGGTAGGAGAGTTGAATGGAAGGTCTAGATGAACTATTGTCATTCCCGAGCGGCTTTGAACAGATGGGCGGCACAATTGACGGCTCATTTAACATATTTACCCGCGATGATATTAAAACAAAGAGTGGCGATAAGACTGTGGATATTCATACTACGCCCATTATTATGACCGAAAAGATGCCCTCAGGTGGTAAAACTGTTGGCGATATTTCTAGTTTTATCGGAACAACTGGACTTGCTAATACCGATATTCTTGCTCTCAACGGTGAAGCAGTACGTAAGATTCTCACAAATCCAAACGATAATGGCAAGGGTATCAATGAACACCTGTTCCTTCTAACAACAGGACAACGGTATCAAAATGTATCGGACTTAGTTGAAAGACAGGTAGCATTTTTATGCATTTTTCACCATTTATTCTTCCTTGGAAAACTTGCAAAATACCCTAACTTTCCTATGTTTACCGATTCCTTCTCCGATAAATTTAACGCCGTCCAAGCACAACTACAGGAAGTGAACAAGATTGTTATCGGGGCAAATAGACCGTCAACGGTCGCCGGCGAAAACGCTAACATTAAAACAACGGCGCAGTTGGACGATGTCTCTACAACATTCGGCTCGCAGGGTGAGCCTACATCTACAGAAGTATTCGGTGTTCCATCACAAGATCTTATTAAATTTTGGACTGAATTAACTAATGGCATTTCATTTGAATCTAATATTACATTATCCGATATGATAGAAGTATTAAAAAAGTCTCCTAAAGAAATTTACCCGTGGTTTACAAACTCTATTACTGAACCTCCAGCCGCGGCTCCTACTCCTGCGGCTGCTCCCGCGGCAGGCACAACTGAAGTTCCTACACCTACAGGCGCCGCAGCGGGTGTCGCTATGGCTCCCGCGGTAGGCACGACTCCTGCTCCTGAATCTGTTGCCTCCACCGTCTCCACGGCTCCAGAGAAAATTGTAGAGTCAGGAACAACACTACCTGCCGCAGAAGAACATATTCAAGCGATGTTTAGAGCAAGTGGGCGTGCACATGCTGCGCCGCCCCCACCTCCTACCCCTCCGCAGCCACAGCAAAGTGCCGCCGAAAAGATAGCAGCCGCAACTGGACGCCCAACACGTCGCGCCGCCGAATCAGCGAAAAGATTAAGTGCAGCAGTTGCTGCAGATGAACACCCGCGAATAACCGCCGCCGCTGCATCAGTTGAAACCCCAATAAATGCAAATAAAAAGCCGACCTTGGAAGAATTAAAAGCGGCAAACGCTGCTGAATCTGCTGAAGCCAATAAAAAAGCAAAACTATCTGCCGCCGCCTCTTCGGCAAACGAGACAACGTCAACAAACGGAATACCAAATGAAGAACAAAAAGCGTAAATAAAAGTAGGGGATGAGTTACGATTTGCGGTGCTTTGGGTGGAACAATTGTATTGTACCACATACTCTCAAAGCAGTACAAACCTTCGTTCCTAAATGGTCTGACCTCAAGATACTACGTAAAAAGCAGGACGAAAACGGCGAAGATCTCCGTCTAGTCAGTAGTTTTTTTCAAGATACTACACTCGGTCCATATATGCCAGGCTATACAAAAGGAAAACGTATTGACGAAGGTAGTTATGGAAATATCTATCTAGGCACCCGCGGAATCTATCAGCCCAAATCCGGCAAAACCAACGGCATAATCCATCTTGAACGTGACCACGCAATGGAAGAAGTCTGTATCAAAGAAGTGCGGCTAAAGATAACAGACGAAGAGCGCTCAGGAACTCCCCGTACTAAACAAAAAGCGTACGAAGAAGAATTGCGCAGCATTCTTGCCGAAGCGTTCCTACACGCTCTTGTACTTAAAACATTTGAAACCGTCGGAATTCCTCAACGTGTGCCCAAACTCTACGAAGTCGTTGGCTATGTACGACAAGGGCACGCCGCCGAGTCGCCCAGTGACTTTGAATCCGTCTGGATGACTATGGAGATGCTACGTGGTCATACCCTAGAACGCTATTTACGTTTACACTTGAAGCCTATTTATATGTCTACCGATGCGGCAAAAGAGAACGACCAGATTATTCTGGATATTCTTCTACAACTCGCACACTGCCTTCATATTCTACAAACTCGGTTACATTTCAATCACCGAGATATAAAACTCAATAATCTCTTTGTCCGTCACCATAAAGATGAATGGATACGTGATCTAGAGATAGAAGGATACGGATCCTATACTTGTAAACAAGATATAACACTTCTTGATTTTGGATTTTCCTGTATCGGCTGCCCTATTGATAATAATTGTATCATTAACGCCGGCAGTTGGTTTGAAGAGAAAGATCTCTGTTTCAAAAAAGACCGTGACTTATGCCAATTTTTATACGCCCTGCACGCATCCTACCCCCTAGATAAATACATATCTACCGAATTTTACTCATTTCTATCAAAATCTATGATTGCGGACAATTGTGGATTATCTATAAATCTATTCAACGGTGTCAAGACGGACGGTGCACCCAATTTAGCGCCAGGGCGTGTGGTATTTGATGAAGGTATCTATACATTCTTAAAAAATGAAGGGGTTTTTGCCCCTGGTTGCGAGCCATTACAATTTCTCTCTACGCTTAGAGACTATGAGCGCCGCAAATAAACGTATTATGCGGGATGTCGCGCACGTGACCGGACCATCCAAAGATACTCTTGCGGCGACCGGCATCTACTACCAAACCGACGAGTCCAATATCTTTCACGGCACGGCGATGCTCGTTGGTCAAAAAGATACCCCCTACTACGGCGGCTATTACTTCTTTGATATCAACTTCCCCGCCGATTATCCGTTTGCCCCTATTAAGGTGAAGACGCTCACCCAAGACGGCAAAACCCGTTTCAATCCAAATATGTACTTAGAAGGGAAAGTCTGTCTTTCTATTCTAAATACCTGGCACGATGGACCCCAGTGGTCCTCGGTACAGAGCCTAGAGTCGGTGCTACTCGTTATGATGGCGGATGTGCTCAGCGCCATCCCGCTCACGAATGAGCCCGCCTATTACAATAGTGGACTCAGCGAACAGGCAAAAGTATATAATCGTATGCTCTTTCACGCCAATGTGAAGACGGCTGTGTTGACAATGCTTAACACACCTCCGCCATTTGCTATTCCCTTTATGGATACGATGCGGGCTGTATTTCTAACAAATTGTGGTGGTGTGCTGCAGTGCGCCGAGGAGCACGAGGTCGCGTGGGATGGGCGCTCCGAAATGCTTGCCGTTTACGGAATGACAGTGCGCTACGATTTCGCGCGGCTGGCGGCGGACCTACGGGCGGCAAGGGCGACGCTCAGCGGTTAGACATTATTACATACAGCCAAGGGCAGGAGTTTTTTTGTAAAAATTGAATCACCCTTTTAGGGTATGTCAACTGGCACAATGATGGCTTCAGGTATGTCCGCCTTAAAAAAGTTCCTCCAAGAGCGACGTGCGACCGACGATGTGTACGGTCTTGTCGGTATGGGCAACGATGCCGGCAAGTATAATGTAAACGATTCCGAATACGATACTTTCCTAGATCTTGTTCACCAGCATATCTATAGCACGCCTCCCCGTGCGCTCTCCCTCATTGAGCGCCACAAGGAGCATTCACACATTCTCGTAGATCTAGACTTTCGCTACGGCGAGACGAAGGGTGGACCGCTCATTCGCCACTTCAACCACGACCAGGTACAGACCTTTATCGCAATGTACATTGCGGCAATGATCTATTTCACGCGCGTAGAGGACCTTGAGGAAGACCTCATCTTCTACGATATGGTTAAGCAGGCACCCGAAACCGATAAGAATCAGCACAAGGACGGCATCCATATCCAGTGCCCTACGCTCAATACCACGCCGAAGTTTCAGCATGCGATTCGCGGATTCCTGCTCAAGAACGAGGCAATCGCCAAGGTATTCGGCGGTACAAGTATGTCCAATTCCGCCGAGGACTGCTTTGACAAGTCTGTAATTGCACCCAACGGCTGGTTCCTCTACGAGTGCTGTAAGCCTGACAAGTCGCAGTACAATGTAGCACATATCTGGAAGGTGGATATTGCCGACGTTCAGGAGTCTCTCAGTGGCGTAGAGGACCCTGATAATTTCTCAGAGCTGGTGGATATTGTGAAGGATATGATGACGAATGTTGAGATTCCCACGTCGCCGCTGGAGATTATGAAGACGCTCAGTATCCGCCTCGGGTCCACGGATCTAGTGGAGCCGACGGTTCGCGAGATGCGTACCGCCGAGTGGGAGACCTCTGCTGCATCAGGCTCCACCAACGCAAAGAAGCCGATTCGCCGTGCGACGGCGGCGACACGGACACCGGCTGCGGCTGCCGAGGGAGGTGCCGAGGGCGCTGCTGAGGGGGAGAACGAACTCATTATGGACGGGATGATTGTCAATACACCGATTGAGACATCCGAAGAGGATATTGTTCTTGCATATCGGTTGTGTAAGGAGTGTATTGATCCTGAGCGTCGTGCCGGCGAGTATTCCGACTGGGTCACGCTCGGCTTCTGTCTCAAGAACATTGCCGATACCGAAGAATCGTATCAGGCGTGGGTAGATGTGACGCGTCGTGTAAACGCGCATCATAAGAAGAAGACGTATACCGAGGACCAGCTGCGGTCGCGATGGGGCTATATCAAGCTCAACGGCGCCCGTCGTCCCATTCGTATCGCCTCGCTTGTTGAGTGGGCGAAGGAGGACAATCCAGATAAGCTCCGCTCTATTCGTTCCGAAACGATTACCCTCTGGATCATCAACTATGCAACAAATACACATGTTGATGTTGCGGAGCTTGTCCACCGTCTATACAAGCACGAGTTCCGTTGCTCTGTTGGTACCCGTAAAGGTATGATGGATCTCTACCATTACAATGCCGAAGGCAGTAGCTGGAAACATCTCAAAATGCCGATTGAACTTCGTATGCGACTTTCGGATGGCGTGATGAAGGAGATTGTTACGGCAGTAGCTGATATGTCAAATAAGTTTGGAACATTTCCTGAATCACAGCAAGAAGAGAAGCTCAACCGTGTTAAGAAACTTGTAGCAATTGCAACGCAACTCAAGAATTCCGGTTTCAAGGACAGCGTTCTGAAGGAGTCAATGGAGAAGTTCTATAATGAAGACTTCATCACGCGACTCAATTGCGACCCTGATATTATCGGCGTGAGCAACGGCGTCCTTGTCCTTAACTATCACGAGCAGGAGGATATGAGCGATATGCGCGTTCTCTTCCGCAAGGGGCGACCCGATGACAACATCAGTTTCCAGATGGGGCGGATGGAGCCTGACCTGGATCCCATTCCTTATGAGCCGTACAACCCCAATGACCCTGAGCAGATTGCACTTATGGGATTCTTCAATCTCATCTATCCCGATGCCGACCTTCGCGAGTACGTTATCACCCTGCTCGCCTCCTGTCTAGAAGGACGTAACAAGGAGCAGAAGTTCTGGATTAATACCGGTGGCGGCTCCAACGGAAAGTCAATGCTCCAGACCCTAATGGAGTACACGTTCGGCGATTATCAGACCTCGCTCCAAACAACCGTCCTCACTCGTAAGCGACCCGAGTCCGGCGCTGCAAATCCCGATATGATCACCACGAAGTGTAAGCGCTACATCTATATGGGTGAGCCTGACCCCGGCGAGAAGCTCAATACGTCCCGTATGAAGCAGCTGAGCGGCGAGGACCGTATTGAAGCCCGTGGACTCTTTGCCGACCAGGAGAAGTTCAATATGATGGGCAAGATGTTCCTCTCGTGTAACGATCTCCCGCCTATCTCCTCAATGGATAACGGCACCTGGCGCCGTATCCGCGTCATTCCCCACATCAGCACCTTCAAGGACCCTGGCGATCCTCTCATTGACCCTAAGAAGCACATCTATGAGAAGGATATGAAGCTCAAGATCAAGCTCAAGAACTGGCGCGTGGCGTTCCTTGGTCTCCTTGTCCACTATTACGACACCAAGTATCTCAAGTACGGGCTTAAGGAACCGCCTTGCGTCCTGGCAGCTTCTAACAAGTACAAGGAGCGTAACGACGTCTTCATGTCATTCTTCAACGAGCACTATATCAAGCAGACGGGTGGTGGTCCTGTGACTCTCAAACAAGTGCGGATTGACTTCCGTGATTGGAAGAAGAAGCTTGGTCGCGAGGTGGATCTCAAGGAGACGTCGCTGGTTGAGCGAATGAAGGCGGAGTGCGGCAACAACTCCACAGACAGGGAGTTCTACGGTATCGTACCGATTGAGGAGGACGAGACCGACCTCAGCGGCGCACCCGCTGCCGCTGCTGCCGCTGCTGCCGCTGCTGCCGCTGTGCCAGCTACGGGCAACACCCTTCATCAGAACGTTCTCACGTTTACAAATCTCTAATGACGCGTCCGAGTCTATCCTATTTTTTTCGTCCTGCCCTGTAAATGAATAAAGACGAACTCTTTAACGATTTTATCAAAGCACTCATCTTTGGCGAGGGTCAAACAATTGCCGCCGAGCCCCTCAAAAAAGCCTTCAATGCCTGGAAACGTAAATTCCTAGTGACACCCTCGCTCAAATACGAGGAGATGTTGGATGTACTGAGTAAGCGTGCCGGCGTGACTCGCGCCGATACACAACTAAGCGGTGTCGGTCTACGACCCAAAGAAATCAAAGCAATTGACGTAAAAAAACTATTGATGGCTTAGCGACTGATGAAAACATACATATATTCAACGAATATACTTATGTTTGATATGGGGTAGACTAACCGTTGTAGATAATTAACATATAGCAAGCAACCAGGGCGACAATAACGCCTATGCCACCCTTCAGCGCGCGTCCCTGGAACGGCTCATTTGGCGTAAGAATCGTAATGATGATATGTGCCAGCAACGAAAACGACAATAGCGCAGTGATCCAAAACGTCAACATAACCTTATCATCGCTTGTTTGAAATCCAAAAATATGCCACGGCACGCCATCTGTCGGATGATTATCTAAAAAGTCACGGCGGTACTTTCGCTCATCGTGCTCCAACTTCAAAGACTCATTCTCTGCGTTATCTAGTTCATATTTCAGTTTCTTTTCGTATTGTTTTAGTTCGGCTACTGCTTCAGCAAGCTCCGTGCCCGATGTAAATTTTTCTACAATAATATTTCGTGACGCGGTTGCCCTTGCCTGCGCATCATCAGCAAAATCTCTATTCTCTTTTTCTATTAATGCCTGTCTCCGGGCAATTGGAATACTAGGGTCGCAAGTATCTACAGCGTTATTTATTTCACCCAATTGACTCTTAAGACTATTTGCCGCAATCTTAGTCGCTTGGCATGCTGAAACCGGGTCAGGTTTTACAGTAGGCTGTCGTCCTTGTACTTGGGAAATTGCCTGCGATATAGGCGATGTCGGGCTACATCCAGGCTGGCACTGCGGTGGAGCGGATTGCTGATTACCCATTCTTATTATGGTTTAACATTTAGGCTCCGCATACCGCCTTGTATGCAGCACCACCAGTTGTGCCCAGCTGCTCTAGTACATTTATCGTACCCTGTTGGACGCCTACCATCTCATCCTGTGCCGCACGGCTCACCGCATGAATGTCCTTATTAATATTATTGGCACACTGTCCCGCCGCAACAGCACCCTGCATAGCAAGCGACATAGCATCATCAATCTGATCCATAACAGGATTGCTGCTGGGAGGGCAGCCCGGAGTGGGGGGAGGAGGAGCAGGTGTAGAGGCGAAGTAGCGACGGTGCCAGAGTCTGGTGTCGCGAGCGCCAATCGTGTAGAAGTATCTGTAGAGACCCACAATAACGACCGTGAGACCAATGATTCCGTAGCAGATACCGGCAAGACCAACGCCGATGACACCCTTCTTCGCCCAGAACATAACAATAGCCGCTACCAATGTTGCAATGAAGAATACCTGGAGGAAATACAGCGTATCTAGCTTATTGTAATTGTACCACTCGTTAATCTCAAACTGACGTCTTGAGTTCATCTTATCCTGTTGGAGCAGACTGTCAATCTTATTGTTATTTGTGAGAATGGCATCTGTGATGTTATTTACGTCATTAGAACGCACCTTGTAGAAATTAACGTTGTGCTGCATATCCATATAGCGACCTAAGTCAATCTGCGCCTTCTGGAAAGAGCTTTGCTTACGGTTCTGGATATCAGTCATAATTGCGTTAATATTCTGCTGTTGGTACTGGCTGTAACCGCCTGGATCCTGACGTAGACCACTCGCAAAGTTCAGGCGCTCTAATTGCTGATCCTGGATGACCGCAGCAATGCCTGGGTTGTTATAAGTCGGACTTGCCATTCTTCTCTGTAATGTTAAAATAAATACTTTTGTCTGTTTCATTATAAAACTCACAAGAGACCAGCATATCTCTCGGGGGTTTTTACAGTCTGGGTTAGACCGGGATTTATGCCCGTTGGTAAACATAGAATATCGCACCAAGTGCCAAAATGTTCAACGCCGTCCATACGACGAGTCGGTTATTTGTATAGTTATTCTTCTCCTCCGTGTAGCGTACCATCTCCTTCTGTGTTGTAACGGCGGCATCATTCGTTCTGAGAACCGCCCAGCCCGCCTGGAGCTTAGCAATCTTAGTGTTAATATCCGTATTCAACTTATCAATTGATGTCTTAGACGACATAATATCACCGACACGGGTCTGCGCCAGGTAACTGATAATCTGGAGCACAGAGTTCGCACGACGATTGAGAGTCTGTGTAATAGCAAGAAACTGATTCGCTGGACCCGCATCCGTCGCCTGACGCAGCGTCGCCGCCTGTAGGAACTGATTCAGCGCATATATGTAACGCGACTCATACCAACAGAACTCTGACTGTAGATTTGTGTACATCGTGCCGTCCTGCGTCATCAGTTTGTCCATATCCGAATTACCGTTAGACATTACTGGCGGCGGAGGAATTGTACCATTATTAATAAGCGTTTGAACCTGGGTCGCGATCGCCGTGCCTGTAATCAATCCAGTCGTTTGGTCAACCGGAAGGCTGTCGTTCATTACACCGTTCTTTCCGCCGCTCGTCCACTTCTGTAATAGAAAGTCGGTCGTCTGGGTGGACGCCGGATCAATTGCAGGGCAAGTCATAACCTGATTGTTTACTGCCGACATATCTCTCTGTCAAAACAGGATTTTTATTTCTTCGGACGAAGTTTCATACCCCCACCCGCTACTCTGCCATAATCGTTGTCATTGAATAATGAAGAGGAGGGCTGAGTTCCAGATCCCTTCGTAGTTAAAATAGAACCCAATGTCTTTGCCGGGGATATTTGGCGCTGACGTGTATAAATTAAATATCCTATGCCAGCAACAGTAATGAGCATCAATACCGTGGACACCGTATATAAAACCCCGCGTGTGTTAGGGTGTAAAGGTCTCCATAAACCTAATACAGAACTATGGTAATCGGCGGCGTATTTTTGCCGAACATCGGACGCCTGTTCCTTACGCAGATCTGCCAACTCTCTCTTTTCACCCATATGCTGTTGTATTACGTCCAATTTGGCTTTTTCCTTCTTAATTGCAGTAGAAATAGATATATGTTCACGCTGTATAGCACTAATTGTTGAAACCAATTTATTATGATAACTTGTTAGTTCACCTATAAGTTGTACAATGCGATTCTTACGAGCCTGGTCATTTTGCTGCGCACCTGGATAATTTGATGCTATTGCAAAACTATTATTTGAGTCCCTAAGCTGCGAATATAAGGAACTTAGTTCATCTACATTCCCGTTGTAGAAATTCCAAAAATCCTGCTGTGAAGGTAACTCCATATTCCTACGTTTTCAACTGGTTTTTATATTACGCAAATGCGATAACCGTCCACTTCACCACACGTCTCAGATCCACGCCTAAAGTGTACTACATCGCCGGGTACAAGTCCTAAAACTCTCGCCGCCATATCAACGTGGTAAATAATATGTGGTAGGTTCTTCTTGGACTTGAGATGGAGACGCTTTACAAGTTCGCCGACCTCAGTCGCCGATAGCTTCTTAAACTGCGGTTGCATCACGTGATGTAGCGGATTGCTAATCAGATTCTTCATATTGAAGTAACTAATACGCGCCTTACGTGTCACCCACTGCTTGGCTGACTGAAGATCAAACACTGGGTGAAAGGACTCGGCGAGCATCACAATAATCGTGTCCGTCTCGGGATTGTAGTGCTCTGGCGCCTCGTCGTCCCATAGCGCATTCGTATCGTTCTCAACACGGAGACGGCAGGCGTTCTCTACCCAATAGAGTACGATGGCACGCTCCTGCGGAGCATCGGCGGTTTCACCGGGCTTTGTTGCCACAATCTTGAGCAGAGGAATGAGCGCACTCGTCGTAGCGACCTTGAGGATTTCCTCGGGGCTTGTATTCTCATACGTGGCGACATCGTAGCCGCGGTCCTTCAACACCTCTAAAATAGTAGGTCGTGAACGGATAATCTGGTCAATCGTATCGGCTTCCATCGTGACTCTGACTCTATTTAATTGTCTGTGTTTAGATTGGATTGGGGGCTCAATTTTTAGAGCTTTGCTTCCTCCTTCGCTATAGCAGCCTCCGCCTCCTTTAATTTTGCTACCCACTTATCTAGTCTTTTTTGAATATTACTAGGACTGTTCTCCTTCATAACCGCAGCAGACGTTTTTACACCAGAGCCCTTTGGGGGGTTTACCGCCAAATCATACAACTTTTCATTTACAGCAACTAATTTTTGTGCCTCAGCACGATCTTCAAGAAGTGTTTTCATTTTGGCGGATACCTTTAACGATTTTATACGCGCCATCTCCTTTTCATATACCTGCTCAGATGTTTCTGGTGCCCCAGCAAGCGATGCTTCGGTCGCCGCCTTCGCCTTTCGGACTTTTTCATCCTCCTCGGCACTAGATACTGATGCTGCTATTGCGGCTTTTACGTTTGGGTCTTCATTGCTCTCATCGTCGCTATTGTCGTCACTCTCGCTATTGGAGTCGCTATTGGAGTCGCTATTGGAGTCGCTATTGGAGTCGCTATCATCGTCTTTTTTACTCAGCTTACTCTTCTCATACTCTTCAAATGGTATTGAGCTAATACTCTCATGAATTCTACGACGCCGTTCGCGAACTGCAGCAATATTAGCAGGATCTTTACTTTTTTGCTGTCTTGCCTCTTCTATCATTGCTTTTTTCCACTCCTCTTTACTTGCGTAATTATTTGGTGATGGATGATAATTTCCTTGCCAATTTAATTCCTTCCAGAAACGCTCCTCCTCCAATTCTTCACTTCTTTTCCGCGCTTCTTCTGCTTCACGTTCATTCGCATTTTTAAGTATACCGTGCGGATCCTCATTATTTGATTCTGCTTCCTTATTTGATTCTTCTGTTGTCGGTGCAGGTGCGGCAGACGCCGCCTTCATACGCTGATACGCCACCGACTCATAAGGATATAGAGGACCTTTATCATCGGCATCGTATCCGTATAAGAAAACCATAGATGCCGGTCCAAGTGTCTTAATTTTTGCTAATAACTCGGTTTGTGTATAACACGCTTTTGCACCCTTACTTAATATACATACACCATCCTTACCGGTTTGATCCATAGAATCAATAAACGAATAAAGTTTCTTATTTGGGTCAGATTCAACTCTACGCTTTGGCTCACAATCTTCCTCATACATTACTACTGCATTAAAATGTCCAACATCCGTACCAGAAACTTTTCTAGCAGTTCCTATCACAATTCCTAAAAATTCCGGTTTCGCCAGTTGTGACGGCAATATCTTTAGCATTTCTGTAAGATATGTAGCCCTATCGTTATTATATATAAAAACCCCCTCTTTGCTGGGACGTGCATCCTCACCTAGTTCATCTAGAGTCACATCATAAAATGATGTAGAAAATCCCTTATATCCCAATATATTTGCCCAATTTCTAAGTAATTCGTATCTAAAATTTCCAGATGCGTCACACGCACTGTCGTATCTATTTATCTCGTTTCTTTGGTCGGCTAACCACTCTTTTTTATAGATTTCATCAAGTTTATCACGATTAATATTAGTTACTTTACCATCCTTAGTAAATGTAATAGCCGCTTTATATTTATTTCTATCTTTCTCCTGATTTGCCTTCACCTTTACAAATGAGGCTTTACGACCTGCTAATATCTCTGCTGTGATTTCGGCATCCGATTTTGTTCCATACTTTCCAGTTCTATACGCTCCAGGCTCTGGTATTTTTGGCTCGCCTATTTCAGGCTCTACATCAACAAAAAGTCGCTTATATAAATCATCTAAGGCATTTGGGTAATGTTCACTCTCACGGTTTCTTAATGTATTTTCATTATACTCATTGCACGCTACAGCCATATTAACTTTTGTTTCCGATTTTTTAAGGTGTGTCGCAGCGGTTTCACCTGCAGGCACTGCAGGAATATATAATGTCTTTATTCTTGGTTCCCACACAAACTTTTCCTCTTGTAACACGTGATTAATGGCGTGTTTGCCACATAATGCGGCTTCTTGTTGTTCGCGATACGTAGCACCGCCACGTTTCGCCAATTTTCGGGTGTATCGTTTCACCATCCTCTACTCAGGCATCTATTTTTATAACTTTTACATCTGTGTCAGACGGAATCTCTGCGCTCGGCGTTTGCGCATCAGCCGCACGACCACCCTTCATACTAGACCGTCTCGGTCTTATCTCAACATCTGGTTTAGCCGGAGATTCAGGTGTAGCTTCGCCTTTCACTGCTTGTACAGATACTGCATCATTTATATCCGGTGAAGGAGTGTCCTTTACCGCCTGTACAGACATCGCATCTAAATTTGGCACAGGCAACGGTGCACCCTCCGCAATAAGAGGATTATCGCCCGCTTCACTAATCACTGTCGGCACCGGCTCCGCCGGTCCAGCCATATTCGGCGTAGGAGCAGATACCTTCACAACCTTCACCTCCGACTCTGATGGCAGCGGTCCTACAGTATTCGTATCGGGCGTGGGCGTAGGCGTCGGCTCCTCCTGAACAACCTCCAACTTCGGCGGTCCGCCTGGCATAAAGTCAAACATCGCATTCGCCGCTGCCTGCTCCTTCGTGATAGTCTCCGTCGGAGTTGGTGTAGATATTGGTGTAGAGGTAGGCGTGGGTAACGACTCCGCTGTTGCCGCAACTGTAGGTGTTGCAAAGGTCGCCATAACCGACGAGAGAATATCCGTCGGTGGGGGCGTCGGCGTTTGCTCAAAGATACCCGTGCCCGCCGGTAAATCACGGAACGCCCGTACGTGCTTCTCCGTTAAAAAGCGTACGCTCGCATTCGCATACGTTGTCAATTCCTGATCCAGTAACTTGAGCGCATACGGCACCTCAATCTGGCTAAACGTCGTACGGGACTTCTTGACCGGCAAAACCAATCCCAGCGTATCCGCCGTCTCGCCCTGAAACGTAACCGGTCCATCGCACGTCGGGCATACAAACAACTTTTGAGACTCATTATATATAGGCATCGTGCCGCATCCATTACAAATCCAGAACGTCGTACCATCCGAACGCTTCATCATTGACTCCTGTAAGAATTCAGATACACCGTGGGCAATGAGAGCATCACGCTCCATCTCACCAATACGCATACCACCCTCATTGCCACGACCACCCGTCGGCTGATGCGTACGAATCTCCTTACGACCCTTCGCACGCGAGTTGATCTTATCCTGCGCCAAGTGCTTCAAACGCATAAAGTAAAGCGGTCCCATAAATACCGACGACGTAAACATCCTACCCGTAATACCGCTGTATAAAATCTCCTCGCCCTCACGCTGAAGTCCTATCGCCTCCAACGCGTCGCCAATCGCCTTGAACGACTGCTCATCGTTCATAAACGATGTTGCGTTCATCTTCGCACCCACCACCGCACCTAGTTTTCCGAACACTTGTTCAAGTAACTGCGCAATCGTCATGCGACTAGGAATACAATGAGGATTTACCATCACATCTGGTACCAATCCGTCCGCCGTCCGTGGCATATCCTGGGCATCTAACAACATGCCCATAGTGCCTTTCTGTCCGTGGCGACTAGAGAACTTATCGCCCAACTCTGGGATGCGCTCCTCCAAAATACGTACGTGAACCAGGCGCATTCCGTTCGCCTGATGGAGCACGACTACCTTATCCACCCGTCCGTTGGTGAATACCGTAGGCAACACCGACGAGTCCGTTACCGTACCTGTATCAGGACTCGTCAGATACATACCTACCAGCACCGACTTATCGTGAATACGCGTACCCTCGCGGATAATACCGTTATCGTCCAGCGCCGAATAATCGTAGCCAGGCTTGAGGTCGGTCCAAGCGAGCACCGTTCGCGGGTTGCCAATTCTATAAACCGCCTTGCTCATCGGGTCCACCTCCTCCGTCGCCGTATACGACCGCAGAGCGAGTGAGCGGAATAGACCGCGCTCAATACTTGTTCTATTAAACAGGATACCGTCATCCTGATTGTAGCCGTTGAACGAATTGATACAAAAGATAATATTGGTACCATACGGCATCGCACCGCCGCCCACCGCCTCGTGAACAATCGTACGCGCCAACGCACCCTCGCCGTAACATAACATAGAGCCATACGTATCAAAACGATTTTCATAGTTTGTAGCATAGTATCCAATCGCCTGCTTGCTTTGCGAACAACTGAGTTGATTACGCGGCGACTGATTATGGTTGGCAAACGGAATCATACTGGTGAGAAGTCCCATCATAGAGGAAGGATGAATCTCGGCGTGGGTATGCTGGGGCGTCAGGTCCGCCGTGTTTCCATACCAACTAATATACGCCTCGTTACCCTCATAGGGGTCAATATACTCAATTGCACCAATGTGGGGCGCTAAGAGCTTATCGTAATCTTCTAGTGTTACGGGCTCATCGGGGTCCGGCTGTCCCTCAGGCGTCGCAAGCGGGTCTACAAACTTCGTAGAGTAAATGCCCACGGATGCGGTGAGCGGCAACGTTCCGCATATCAGATTGCGCCAGCTCGGCGCCGGCTTGACGCGTGCCGCCGCCGGCCAAGTGCCACCCTGCGCTAAATGCCAGAGCGGGCGCAGCGGACGACCGTCATCCAAATACACACGTACGCTATTATCTGCCGTGTTAAACGATACCGATGCGGTCGGCGGCAGACACGCCGTCCACTTGAACAGCTTCAGGATTCTTGTTAGTAACGCAGGATCAGATGAAAATCCAATGGTGCCGCCGTTAATCTGAACCGACGCCGACGCTACAACAACCGCCTGGGTCGCCGCTGCTACATCAATCACTCCGCCACGTGTCAGCAGCCAATTCATCAAAGCGGTTGCCGGCGACGCAATACTAATTGCCGTCAATATGCTCAGATTCTTTGTAGCACCGATATGCGATCCGGTCGGCGTCTCGCTCGTACAAAAATATCCTATCTGGCTCGGATTAAGGTGACGCGGTCCTACTAACTTAGAACCCGTATCAAAGTCGCTGACGACACGGCGAACGTGGCTCATCGCGTCCAAATACGAAATACGAGCCAGGGGCTGAATAACTCCTGCTTTCATATTGTACTGATTCGTTCCCCACTTACCGCGAAAGCCCCTCATAATACTATCATTGAGCGCCGCCGAAGCGATAATCTTAGCAATATTGCCAGGGCTAAAAATATTCAAGAAGTTCTCATCCGTATAGAGACTCTTATTGTAATTGTACGTCGTATCTACCTGTAGACGCACCGCCTTCTTCCAATCCTTCCAGCACTCTGAGAAAAGTCCGCGCAGCAGGGTACCCGTCGGCAGCAGGCGCTGGTTACGAATATCGTCACGATTCGTATTCGGCTCCATACGCATCTCAACCCGAATCATACGGCGAATGAGTTCGGCGAGATACTGGGCACGGGCTAATGGGCGGTCCGGTACGTGGCTGAACAGATGCGTATGTAAGATATCCAGGACGTTCTCAATAATGAAACCCTTCGTGAGTGTACGAATAAACTCAATCGCCTGCATTTGCGACGTAATAGGATACGCATCCTGAATGCTCGCAATCAAGGTATTCTCCATAGACGTAGTAGCGGCGGAGGTCGTATCAGGTAGAATCATACGTACAATCTCCTTATCCGATTCAACGCCCAAGGCACGGAATAAGGCGAACAGCGGAATAGCGCCCTTGACGAACGGAACACTCACACGAATGACACCCTCTGCATTACTACGAGACTCGTGTAAACGATAAATACCGACACGGCGCGTCTGCTTCGTCACCGGATGTTGGCAAATAACCGAGGCATACGTCGCAATCTTATCATCCGTAAGAGGCTTCACCGCAATATAAATAGAATTAAACGCCTGCTCCTGCCGAGTAATAAGTAGTTTCTCGGAACCGTCAATAATAAAGTAGCCGCCCGCATCATTACGACATTCACCCATCTCCATCAGCAGCGACTTTGGCGCATTATACGTCGCACAAAGTTTGGAACGCAGCAGAATTGGAATACGGAAGAGATTAAACTTCTCAAACTTCAACTCCCGCAACTGTTTTGTATAGACAACACCGCCCTCACCCACCGCGGGAACCGTAAATGTTAGCCGAATAAGGATATCAGCACGGAAGGTGGATGCATATGTAAGAGAGCGAATACGCGCTTCATTCGGAAACATACGACGTACAGTTGTACCGGAATCCAATGAAATAACCGGTGCACCGACATCTAATGCTAAATTTTCTGGAACATCGGCTGTACCACCAATAAAAATCTCCGTCTTATACTTATATATACCCTTCTCGGCGTCCAACGGTTCTTTTAGTATCGTAATCGGATTCTCGGCAAGAATCAATTCGGGAAGTTCACGGAAAACAAATGCCTCATACGATTCTATATGATGCGTTGTAAGGAATGTATTCGGATTTGCATCAAAATATCGTTGAAAAAGTTCCGGGGCAATATCAGCGATTGAGGCAGATACACCAGATCCTGGTGGTTGACAGATACCGGCATCTGATTGCTGGCTCATATCTCTCTCTGTTTGTGTATAGACCTTTCCTTAGCCCACGCTCCGTATTGTAATCCCTGCCAAGCAAAGAAAACAAAACGTATATGTTTAAAATGACTGAGTCGCCTCGCGTCCAATCTGCATCTGCGTAGCAATAGACGTCTGTGGTACACCTGCGAGTAAAGGATTGCCGCTACCAGCAGATCCAGGCGCCGTAGCAGTACCCGATGAAACGCCGGTTCCGTCCGCAGTAAGAGGAGTATTAGAATAGGCTCCAGGCTGGGCAATCATCGTAAAACCCGAATTAATCTTGGTTATAACATCGGGGCTTATAGGTGTACCCTGGTTAATGTACTTCCAAGAGTGCTCCGCTAACTTGCTATTCTCTGGCTCAAGCGGGGCGGGGTAATTGTTCGGCTGCGCTCCTGTCCACGAGGCATACGTATCCTGTAGCACTGTAGGATAGACGCTTGCAAAGAACGGGCGACCAAGTGATTCCAAATAATCACCGCCACGCTGTCTACGCGACCTCTTCGCCTGGCGGCGCGTACGCCGAGTCCGCCGCAATTTACGGCTAGCAAACGCAAGTCCTCTACGATTCGCCTTGCTGTTCTTCTTACGATAAGTAGACCGGCGAGTCTTACGGCTTACTGAACGTTTTACCTTTCTGTTCACCATTCTACTTTATCACCGGAAGTTAATTCTTTGTAATTCCTATTTTCATAGGAAAAGCGAAGAGATAGTTTATGATCTAGTAGGCAGTGCGCCCTGCTGCAGATTGGAAATCTGCGATGATAGGCTTCCTGATCCAATTCCACCGGCTCCAGCATACGATAGCGTTCCACCAGGTCCAACCGGACCACCACCAGGTCCACCATACGAACGTACAGAGCCTACAGGATTCGGGTCAGATGAAGAATAGAGCGCCGGAGATGTTGTCTTATTGAAATCTGCTGTAATGCTTGTAATGACATTCTGCGGGGGAATCGCCATTGAGATACCCTTGCTGGTAAAATCCCACGCGCGCTTCTCGGGCTCTGGGGGCTGAGGGTAATTATCAGGTACCATACCAGTCGCCGTGCTATACGATTGCTGGAACGCATTCGGGAATACTGTGGCAAACATAGGGCGGCTAATAGGATCCAGTGTAGGAACTGGCTGGTTTGTAATACCTGTATAGCTACGGCTCACCCAGTTACCAAAGTCATCAAAAATATCACCTCCACGCTGACGACGGCGTCTCATTGTATTACGACCCTTACGACCGTTGCGTCCCTTACGTCCCTTACGATTACGGTTAGTACGACGGACGCCGCCAACCTGGTTTGAACCCATATTCGCCGGTACAGTCGGCCAGAACTCCGTATTATTACCGCAGCCCAGTGTTAACGCATTCTGAAAATATACGTCCAAGTCCTTAATTGAACCGGGATCCGTGTCAACTTCTACTGGAAAACGACCATAAACGCTAACATCGGCGCCGGGGGTCATTACGTAATTTAGAGGCGCCGAGCCACCACGCTGGGCTTTGCGACCTCTGCGAGTCTTCTTATTTATCTTGCGACCACGCGTAGATTTAGAACGCATTTCCCTATAATGTGCCACGAAACTCTTTGCGGAGACTTCTGTCAGATCCGTATCAAAAAGCCCCCTCCACTTTTTACTTAATGCCTTTGTATCGTCGGAATGGCGCGCAAAATGGTCAAACTCCTTTAATTTACGCTGTACCTCCGCAATAGATCGCATGGTAAATCAACGATTCCTTGATTTACTATGATATTATTAAGTTATCCCATTATTTACATATCAATTGTGCCTGTGCGCATCACTTCCTTAATCCGGGAAACAGCGTTCTTTGCTACACTTGTCAGTCCACCACCAATCTTAGGAAGGGCGATAGGTAACGGGGAAGGACCCGCAAATGAGCTATTGTGCTGGCTAAAGTACCAGAAACCAACAATGCCGGCGATCGCAATCAGAATAGTGATGCCCGAGGCGGCGCTACGGAGCTTATAAATTAAGCCATTCCCATTGTACTCCTCCGCGGCGAACTCGGAGCGGTGAATCCACATCGCAATCACGAGCATAGTGATAGCCGCGGCTAAAAATGTAGGCGGCGCAAGGCTTGGTATTACAACAGTAGTAACGGCAACGGCAATAAGACAAAGGACAACTCCGCCTACTTGTAGAGTACGAAGGTTAATCGGTGTCATTCTGTTATTCCATTAGATTTTCTCAATGAGGTCAACGTGTGTTAGAAGCGTTTTCTTACAGCAATACCGAGTCAACTGAAGCTCATCAAAGACTACTGATTCAGGAGTCTTCGGGATTTTCTTTCCATCAAAACACGTCGGCTCCGCATATCCAGGACCCTTCATTTCACGCAGACGCTTCTGATAATGATTCCATTTATCCGCAAGCAGCTTACCACAGTTCATACAACGCACTGGAATTAGCATAATTGGCAAGACCTCTGATTATCCCGGGTATATTACGGACGACCTATCAAATTTTATGGGGTTTTGCGTTTAAATCGTGATAACCTAATCGTTCCACCAAACATAAAGAGTAATGTCCTCAGTTATTAACCAGCGCGGACTCAACTACAGCATCGGCAACGGTGTGCGTGCCGAGTTCGGACGCGTCACTGCTCAGCTAGCTCTCCTGGAGGAGCGCCTCAAGATTCTAGAGACGAAGACGGCGCAACAGGGTCCTCCTGGACCGCCTGGTCCTCAGGGTCCTCAGGGACCCGCCGGACCTCAGGGTCCTAAGGGCGACCCTGGTGCATCCGCTAGCTCGTAATCAACTTCACCCCCTCCGACGTATCCTTCCATCCCTGTATTTCTAACAATCCGGAGTGATGCTTCTGATGACAGCTTTCGCATAATACCACTAAGTTTGACTTAGTATTCTTATGTTGTCCTGGTGCAATATAACCCTCGGCATCGGCAGCCGCTTGTGGTACAATATGATGAACCTCCAGGGCGATGGTACCGGTTGCCCCTGCGCCACAAACACCGCATCGGGAGACGACTACCGACGAATTGTACCGACTCGTGTGGGCTTTGCCGTCCGCCGTAAACATTCGCTTACGCAGGGCAGTCGCAAGGGTGAGGAACTCGGCGTCCATATCCAGACCACGACATACTTCCAGACCGTACATCGGTGAGCCACATCCTGGACGTAAGGCTCGGTCATACACAAGTGCACCGGTCGTTAGGTCGGGAAATACCGACAAGTGATAAGGGCGAACCTTTGGATCGTTGGCGATTTCTGGGATTTCTGACAATTCGTGGAGATGGGTGGCGAAGAGAAAATGGGCTCCGCGTTTGACGAGAGTCTGAATGCCCGCCGCCACAATCGCCGTGGCTGACGCAGTCTCGGTGCCGGCGCACAACTCGTCGCCGATAACTAACATTCGGGTAGCGGCGGATCGCAAGATACTACGAAACTCAGTCATTTCCACGACGAACGACGACATTCCCGCCCAGAGATTATCGTTGCCGAGAATACGCGTATATAAACCGGTGTAGGGTATCAGGGTCATTGCAGTGGCGGGGACGGGGCAGCCGATTTGCGCCATTAGAATAGCGAGCCCGACCGCCTTGCCCAGCGAGGACTTGCCTGCAGCGTTCACACCGTAAAGAAGGAGTCCGTTCGTCGCAGTAGCAGCGGTATCGGCGGTGCCGGCAAAATCGCCAAATGCTAGCGAGTGCGGAATATACGGAGTGGCGGTCCTAACTCGTTCAATAATTGGATGACGGAGGGCGGTGACCGTAAACCCCGCCGCCGTTTCCGTTTGCGGGTCAACATACTCAGGACGTACATAGCCGTACTCATCCGCAATAATAGAAAAGGCGCACTCGCAATCAAATTGGCTCACCCATCTCACCAGCCATTCTAGAATCCCCGCGGATTGGTTTACCTGAGTCCAGGTCTGCCAATGCTCGCGCCATTTTGCGGTAGCCACCGCCGTCCACTCCGCCCGCAGCGCAATTGCCGCCGTATTCAATTCGCCCAAACGCGTATTTTGTACAATGACCGCCGTCGTACTTGTCGCACGCTTTATAATCTCAAATCCGCACGTTTTCTTCGTACCTTTAAAATAGCCCTGTAGCATGGTCGCGCGCCGCTGCGTTGTCGTAAACGTAAATGGTGCCTCATCCTTAATCGTCCAATTAATGACCTCCTCCTCTTTCAAATGTTTCTCCCAACCTTGTTTGATTACCAGAGCTTCCGTTTCCAATGCGGTCCATCGGTCCTCAAGGGAGTCAAGGGCGGGTTGTTGTCCGCGGAACCAAGGATGGGATGAGCCAATTGCCGGCGGAGCGCTGGTCGCCTCCACCTGCCCACAACTCTTACGAATTCGCTCAGGGCTCCAAGTAGTTAGGAGTTCATTTATATGTTCTAGAACCGGCGCATGTTTCTCTAAGTCCAAACCGCACGGGGTCGCCGTAGTAGCAACAAGTAAATCACGGCAATGCTCATACGTTGTTAGAAGGCACAGGAGATCCTGACAGCCGGCTTTGCCCAACGCAAATCGGCGATAAAGCCGCGGCAAATCGTACATTCCCCTAAGATGACCAAGGTATGCAGATTTATCCTTGATTGCTCTCAGGACTTCAATACGCTCTTGACGATCGTTGAGATCCTCCGTATCCGCAATAGGTGTGAGACAACGCTCCCGCAAAAAACGCCGACCCATCGCCGTAGTCGCTTTTTGGAGCCAGTGAAGGAGGGACTCGTGGGCTCTGGACGAATTTGGCGAAATCATGGCAAGTTGTTCCAGCGCAGCATTTCCTAAAATGAGATAATCTGCCGACTCCCAAATTGTATGAGTGCTCAGCCGTTGAAGAAACGAGGCGTTGTGATCCTTGATGAAACTGAGGAGATGGTATAAGGACCGACGAACCTGAGGATGGCGAGTGAGGTCCAAATGCTCCTCAACCGAAAGGGCGCTCACAGGTTGGTAGAGATCTTTGAAAAATTGGATCCGCAGCCGATCCGCTGCTACCCCCGCCTCCGCCTTTGTGTCCAAACTTCGGATGTGAAGGGGAGGACGCGGCTGTTTGCCCCCAAGACCAAGAATTTGGCTAAAAACTGTTTGGTCAGGCGGATTGGCATCGGCTGACCACCAGACGACCGCCTCTGCCGGCGGATACATGGACAAAAATGGCTGAATTGGATCGCACACCGCACGGTCATCAATGAGCGTCAAATCCCCCTCCGTACTCACCGCCATCCCCGTATTCATATTAAATGCCGAAATCGCTACATACCACCTTTGCTGCTGTTTAGCAGAAGCATCTTTGGGCTGATATTGGTACGGCTCAACATACATACCGACCATACACTGCTCCTCGGCACGAACCGTCAGTGCCCCCATCGCCTCAAAATACGTACCTGGACTACTAACGTGATCAATTGTACGACTTGTGACTTTATCCGTCCCATCCTTATTTTGGGTAACAACCACCACCGAATAGCCCGCCACGACCATCATCCGTTCGTATTTGTCCAACGCCGATTCAGGAAATCCCCAAAACAATTTGAGCCGCGCGGGGTCGGCAGTCGGTTTCGGCTCAGGCGCACATCCGCAAATTTCTACAAGATCTCGCATGTTCGTATTTGTCGCACCCGTAGCGACCGTCAGACTGTCATACATTTCAAAAAACCTGCCAACCTGAAGCAAGATCGCAGTTTTTTCACCATATTTACCTTTCTGTTCTAGATAATGTTTGAGGTACAGCCCCTCCATAGATTCGCTGTTCGCCGGTGTACCTTTTTGTTTTTTCGGCGGCATATTAGATGGGGGAGGATTTCAGGTATCTTATATTAATATACTTGAAATCGCTTTAAATTCGTTTGTAATCTAAAATAAATTTGAAAATAATATGTAATGGATTATTTTACAGGACGTGCTAAAGGTTACATCTATGCAGTTAAAAAATATCCAAATGCTCTAGCAAATGAATTATCTACTGCTGTAAATATGTGCGATATACAAGACGGCGATGTTATTGTAAATATACCTGGTGCGTGTGTAGACATTTTACCATATATTACAAAAGATATAGATTATAGAGCGTTTGAAACAAATGAAAAATTTGCCGAACTCGCCCATTTTCCTATCTGCACATTAGGCAGTATACCTGTTCCTACCGGCTCAGCCGATAAAGTTCTTTCTCTCGCTTCTCTACACCATTGTAGTAAAACGGAACGAATTATATTTTATAAAGAAGTATATCGCATTCTTAAACCTGGCGGAACATTTATTCTAGGAGATGTTCGGCTAGGGTCGGCACCGGCGGACTGGCTAAATATTTTTGTAAATAACCACAACCCTCTAGGGCATAATGGAGTTTTTTTGAGCGAGGAAGATATAGGTCCTTTGACTACAGAAGGCTTCTCTATCAGTACGGTCATTCAAAAATATCGTTGGGAGTTTGAGGGACCGGCGGATATGATAGATTTTTGCCGACATCTATTCGGTCTTATTGCTGATGATACAACTATAATGATGGGTCTCGTTAAATATCTAAGAGCGAGCCAATACGGATTTGATTGGGAACTCATTTATTTTATATCCAAAGTGCCCCCAACTTTTGTTCCATCTGAGGAGAATATAGCCGGTACCCCCCATTCGGAGTAAATGTAAATTCGCTAAAATAGATTCCGTCTTTTCCTAAATAAAAATCAATTCGCACAAATTCAAACTCCTTGGATAATTTTTTCGCAAGCCGTATCATCTCATCCAATTGTGCCGGTTTCTCAAAAAAATCAGATGACTGCTTGCCTCTTATTTCTAATAAATTCCAATTCATATCATAACTATTTTGAGACATTCTATTACGAACGCCTATTGTTACAGGAACGCCATAAATACAGCGAAACATATAGGTAACCGCAATGTCGGTTCGCCCTAAAATAGCATCATCCATCTTTTCCTCAATAAAAAACCGCGGCTTGATATATTTATACTGATTCTCTCCAGACCCAACATATATACAATTCCATTCCTTGAGACGTGCTTTCACGTCCTCAACCTTCGTTTCTGCCGTCATGGAAATATTCCATCCACTGCCGTGAGCCGCCTTTATCATAAAATTCGGATCTATATCATTCTGTCTAAAATCATCAGGTCCGCTAAGAATTCGTTTTACCCTCGCAACCTTGATATCATCGTCGCATATTTCTTTGACAATACGTTTTGCCTCTAATTTATCTACATAAGGCGCATAGTCCTTGCCTACAATTGTTTTGTAGTAAATTAATTTACTATAAAGTGGCAACGTACTCCAATTTGCCGGTTTTTTAAATGTATATGACATATACATTTAATATTAAAACACTTTAAATTCATCAGTTTACCAGCAGCCCTTCTTGACTACAGGCGGCACTACCTCCTTCACATTCGCCGCTACGTGCGCCTGCTCGGGCTCCGTAAGATTTGCGCCACACTCCTTGAGAAGCGCCGCAATCGCCGGCTCAATCTGCGACTTCATCGTATACCGATACAGCGCAATCGCCTCATCAGGTGTATTAGGCACGTGCGTCCAAGTCTTTCGGATAGCCGACAGAAAAATCTGAGAAGGCAGAGAAGTATCTACATCATCTGTCACACCAGTAACATTAGTAGCAGGTACCGACATCGGATACGTTATATCTTCGGGTGGATGAAGTTTTTTAGAATTAAGAACGCGCCGGTGCCAAAATGTGTGGCACGTGACGGCGGGTATATTTGAGCAGTCCCGCATCCCGTTTCGCCCCATTATAATATGCGCGGTACGAAGCAATCACATCGCCCTCCTGCCGAAATTCGGCAGGCATCGCCGGCGTCGGATCCCTTATCCAGGCAGTCTTTGTCAGAAGTCCAGGCGGTGGATTCATCTCCAACCACTCCAAATGAACCAAAGAGGCGTGAGGGCGCTTCGGCGAAAACCGGTGACCGTGCTCCGCTACCAACTCCTTTGCGAGTGACAGCAGCCACCAATAATGCGCCAAACTCTCGCGGACCCACAATGCACTCGGATGGTTTTTATGGCAAGCCTTATATCCACGATTGCCTGTACTCAAACAAATAGGAGCAAAAGCCTGAATTGCCTCGGTGCCCCCATTTGTGTGATTCGCCGTATACAAGAGTTGCGTAGACTCTAGAATCATTTTGACTACGTGTTTATCACAGTGCCAACGGGCGCACTGGCGGGCTCGGCGGCTAAGAAAGAAGATGTTCATTTTACGGTGAAATGGTCGTTATGACGACACACAGTTCTCAATTTTTTCCGGAGGTACGGTGCTCTGTACAATTAAATCGGCGCAAGGGTGGACCCTTAGGGTTCGGCACAGTATATAATAGAATTATTTGCCGGAAATAATTTTACTATAGGAAAGGTACTATGGACCGCCAAGGGACCGGCGGGCTAATCGGCATTATGGAGGAGCATATAATCTTTCAACATTGAGCGTAACATCGCCTCAGGCGTCTTGCTATTTCCCGGCTTTAGGACCCCCTTACGTAGCAACATACGCCGAACCTGCGCAATCGGCAACGCGTCCACCTTCTCTTTTACACGCCGCGCCGCCGCGCGACTGCCGCTGCGTACCGTGATGCTAATCTTGCGCTCCCGGAATTTGCGCGTCTTCGCCGACCCCCCTTGAACGGGTTTTGGGGGTGTAGAAATCACCAGCCGCATCTTCTTCCGAGTCGTCATTGCCGGCGCTCCACCGCTCTTCCGCTTGGTCGCCAGGATTTTGGGCGCACCGGGGGTGGACGCTACTGTGTGTAGGGAATTCTTCTTTCCCGATAACTTTACAGTACCATTCCCACTGTAAACCGAGGCGCCGCCCGATATAGGGGAGCCTACATTGACCCCTACGTTGGTAGCCGTCGGTCCGTATGCGGGAGTCACTTGTTTTTCCACGCCGGGTGCCGTTTTAAGGTTATTTGCCGACGGGAGCCAACTCTGTCCGCGGGTATCTACGGCGGGTACGGCAGCGGGCTCGCCTGGTATAACGATACCAGGGGGTGGAATACCTTCTACGGGCTCAGTTGCCGCTATTTCGCTATCGGTGGCTTTTACGTCGGCGGGAGCAAGGACCCCGCCCTTCGCACGTCGCTTTCGTGTCGTAGTCCGGGCGAGTTTCTTTACATCCTGTTCCATCAATGTTACCTTCACCTCTTTCACGTCGGACATTGGCGGAGTGAACCTCTAAATATGTCTTAGATATTATACAGTGCTTACTGGGGCTACGGTTACGGTTTAAAGATTGAACAAATTTGATTAACACCTCGGCGCCCATCTCGGATCTCAACTCGCAAGAATGGAGAACGCTTGGAAACGAATCCTAGACTTGTACTTTGCGCAACATGACAATCGGCAGATTATCTACCACCAGATCGCCTCGTTCAACCACTTCATGGATTTTGATGTTGTTGATACGATCCTACGATCTTGCCCAATCCGTGTGGTCGGATCGCCAGATCTGACGCTCACGGGCACGACCCGCGCGGCGGCGGGAACGGCGGGCACCGCCATCCGCGTGACCGTGGAGGAGACGACCGGCACTCCGAGCGGAACGGCGCCAGCAACGGCACTCCCTGGCGGGAAGGCGCCAGGTGGCGGTCCGCCCCGCGAGGTGGAGGTGATCGTCAAATTCCAAAATGTCAGCATCCGTAAGCCGACTATCTTTGAGAATAACGGCGCCCTCACCCCAATGTATCCCAATGACGCCCGCCTTCGCAACTTTACATACGCCGCACCGGTCTATCTGGACATGGATGTGACCACCACCCTCACCGACCCTGGCAAGGGAACGAAGGAGACGCGGACGCGGACCCTGACCAGAGTTTTGGCGGGCAAGATTCCTGTGATGGTCGGCTCCAAATATTGCCTCCTGTCTGAGAGCCCTGAGAAGCATCCCCGCGAGTTGGGCGAGTGCTCGGCGGATCCGTTTGGATACTTTATCATTCAGGGCGGCGAGCGAATTATTCTGAGCCAGGAGCGAATGGCGGAAAATCGGATGTTCGTTTTCCGTAATAATAAGGCGAAGCACAAGGAGGCGGAGATTATTGAGTGCAAGTCTATCGGACCCGATAACGAGGGAGTTCCGAAGAATATTGCGGTCAAGATTATCTACAATCCGAAACTTGCAACGGGTCCTGAGCATATTCGTGTGACCCTGCCCCGTATCAAAGCCGAGCTGCCCCTGTTCATTATGTTCCGCGCCCTCGGCGTAGAATCGGACAAATCCATTATTGAGCTCATTATGGGCGATGTTCACAACGACTACGAAATGATCTTTCAAGAGTGTATTATGGAGGCGGCGGATATTCGCGGCAAGCAGCCGGCGCAGGACTATCTACAAAAGCATCTTGGCAGCGGTGGCGGCATCCGCGAGCAGTTGAGCGCCTCCACCCTTGCGACCTACAAGGCGCCGCGAGAGAAGCTGATTAGCGAAATTCTGGCGGAGGAGTTCCTGCCTCACATCGGTGGCGCCGACATGATGTACGAGAAGGCGTGCTTCCTCGCCGCAATGACCAAGAAAGTTCTAGATGTTTACCATAATAAGATTCCGTATGACGACCGTGACGGATATCCGAATAAGAAGGTGGAGCATCCTGGTAATCTGCTCGGTAATCTCTTCCGTTTCTACTTTGGAACGAAAGTCATCAAGGATATGAAGTCTACGATTGTCAAGGAGATTCACAACGGGTCATGGAAGGCGAGCGGCAAGTTTGAGAATATCATTAACACCACGAATGTTTACAAGATTCTCAAGACGACAATTGTGGAGGTGGGAATGAAGTCGTCCCTCGCAACGGGCAATTTTGCCTCAGGCAAGATGGGCACGAAGACGGGCATCAGCCAGGTGATGAATCGTTTGACGTTCTTGAGCGGTATTAGCCATCTCCGCCGCCTTTCCACTCCGATTGAGAAGACGGGCAAGCTCATTCCGCCGCGCAAGCTTCACAATAGCCAGTATGGATTCATTTGTCCCGCTGAGACGCCTGAGGGTCATTCGGTCGGCGTGGTGAAGAATCTTGCGTCAACGGCAAATATTACTCTGCCTTCTTCGCCGAATCCGGTCCTCAAAGTCCTGTACGATGAACTCAAGATGAAACATCTGGCGGAGACGACCGCGATTGAGCGGAGGGACCTTCTGCGGGTGTTCATCAACGGCGCGTGGGTGGGAACGCTTGGTGGCAGCGCTGTTGCGTTTGCGGCGGTTCAGGCACTCGTGACTGCTAAGCGGGCGGGTCGCGTCCACCCGTATACGAGCATTGTCTACAAGCCGAGCCCGAACGAAGTTTGGATTAATACGGAGGGTGGTCGTCTTGTCCGTCCACTCTTCATCGGCGAGACAATCCGCGAAGTGCTCTCAACAAATTGTCAGAAACCGTGGATGGTCTGCGATTCTTGGAACGATCTGCTGCGCTGGGTCTCTCCTGCCGGCAATCATCTGATTGAGTTTGTAGATGCGGGTGAGTCCGAGAATTTGTACATTGCAAAAACTCTCGGTACCCTGGATTCCGAACATACTCATTTGGAGATTCATCCGTCAGTGATTATTGGAACGATGGGCTCAAATATTCCGTTTCCTGACCACAATCAGTCGCCCAGAAATTCTTACCAGGCAGCGATGGGCAAGCAGGCGATGGGAGTGTACGCCCTCAACTTTACGGAGCGTCTGGATACGATGAGCAATCTGCTGTGCTATACGGCGCGCCCTCTGGTGTCGCCGTATATGAGCAAGTATTACCGTGCCCAGGATATGCCTTCGGGTTACAATATTATTGTGGCGATTATGACGTACGGTGGTTACAATCAGGAGGATTCGGTAATGATTAATCGCGCAGCGCTGGACCGTGGACTCTTCCGTTCCATCTTTTACCGAACGTACAAGGACGAGGAGAAGAAGAATCAGGCGAGTGGTGAGGAGGAGCGATTCTGTAAACCGGATCCGAGTTTGACGAAACATACTAAGCTGGCGAATTACGAGAAGTTGGCGGCGGATGGAATTATTCCTGAAAATACCTATGTGGACAATGATGATATATTGATTGGTAAGGTTGTTCCTATTCGGCTCAGGGCGGTAGAGGGAGCGATGGCGGCAGGTGTAAGCCATTCGTCCCTGGCGTCAATGTCGGCAGCGGCTGCTGCGGCGGCGGTAGAGGCGGTGGGCGGCAAGCGTTACCGAGATGCGTCTAAGATGCTCCGAAACAACGAGACGGGTTTTGTGGATAAGATTTATCGTGGACGGAACGGCGAGGGATTCTCGTTCGTTAAGATTCGCGTGCGGTCCGAGCGCATTCCGACAATTGGTGATAAGTTCTGCTCCCGCCACGGTCAGAAGGGAACGGTGGGAATGATTCTGGAGCCTGAGGATATGCCTCAGACGGCGAGCGGCATTGTGCCTGATATTATCATTAATCCCCATTGTATTCCTAGCCGCATGACGATTGCACATTTGATGGAGACGCTGATGGGACGAGTGGGAGCGGAGATTGGCGCGGTGGGCGATGGCAGCCCTTTCACCGATGTGAGCGTGGACGGACTCTCCAAGATGCTTCGCGATGATCTCAACCTGGAGCCTTACACAAATGAGGTGATGTATTGTGGAACGACTGGTAAGCAGATGAAGACGAGTATCTTTATGGGTCCTATCTTCTATCAGCGCCTCAAACACATGGTGGACGATAAGATTCATAGCCGATCTTCGGGTCCGTTGGTCATGCTGACTCGGCAGCCGGCAGAGGGGCGAGCGCGGGATGGAGGTCTCAGGTTTGGCGAGATGGAGCGCGATTGCATGGTTGCCCACGGCGCGTCCGAATTCCTGAAAGAGATCATGATGGAAAAATCGGATAACTTCCAATGTTTCGTTTGCAAGTCTTGCGGACTGCTGGGTCAGGTCAATCCAAAAGCAGGAATTTATAAGTGTACGTCGTGCGATGCAGTCACGGATTTCTGCCAGATTCGTGTTCCCTACGCCTATAAGCTCTTCTTACAGGAGTTGGAATCAATGTCAATCTGCTCGCGAATTCTGCCTGAGTCTAGACTGCGGACAATTGCGAATGAGGCGAATCTGATGCCTGAGGTGGCAGCGGCAGTCAAGGCGGCACTCTAGGCGATAAATTAAAAATGTTTTAAATTTAGAAAATGCCACGTTCACGAATTGTCGGTGGATATATGGAACAGGAACAGGCTCCGATGGTTATACGCAATTTCGGCGGTAATGCTGCCGCCGTAGCAAAAATTTTTGGAGATATTGCTTACGGTCCAGAAGACGCACGCAGTGCGTTAATTGTTCCCGGTCAAATAATTACGAATGATATGTTGAATGATATCCGAGTAGATGAAATTGATGTTCGTGGTGTTGTTAATTTTTTACTGAGGGCAACTACAGCACAGGATATAAATGTACAATTAACCGATGGTAGAGTAGTTCTTGTACGTGCTGGAACTTACGTAACACGCAGAAACAACGAAGGTATAAATTTTATACTTGATGCTGAAAATCAAGTAGATTTTGTTCCGCAGGCGGGAGGAGGGCGTCGGCGTAAGACCCGCCGTGGTCGCCGCTCCACGCGCCGCCGGCAGCGTTCATAAAAGCAACTCTCTAGTATGTTTGTCAAAAGATGCATGTCCTATTTTTTTAGGAATAGATACGGGAGGGCGAGATAGGGCTTTCTTGAGCGCCTCCATTTTATACATAAATCCAATCACATATTCTTTATCATTTAAGATTGGGTCAAACTTTTTATTATTGAATGGATTGGTTGTATCAATCTGTTCAATGGATGAGATGGGAGGGTCGGCTGGCTCGGCTGGCTCCACGGGGTTCATGGATTTTCCTTCATGTTGAGCGGGCAGGGGAAGAGAAAAATAGATCCGTGCAGCCACAAATCCAAGAAGTCCTCCAGCTACACCAACCGCTATAAGTTTTAAAGTTGTAGTATTCATATTTAGTATCGTTTTTGATGATACTAGTGTTTGTTGAGTATAAGGAAAAATTCGTTCTAGTAGCCAATCAGGCATCTCTATTATGGTTTAATAATTATTACCACCAATGCGACTGGTTCTTTATATAGATATAATGACGAGTTTCAGACGACGGCGTTTCGGCGCGCTTCTGGTACATCGCAACCTTTTCAACCGCCTCCGTCTCGGTTACAGCCTTGTCAAGCAACAGGCTACCCCCAACCGTAGAACCAGATAGATGCGCCGGCATCTTGGACTCAAAGCAACAGTAAATTAGAAATCCAAATTCAGACATTTTCTAGATGTTTGAATTTTTAACAAAAACGGAATTTAATTTCAATTTTTTCGGATTTAATACTCCACCACCAGGTCAAATGCCAATTCTGTAAATCCGTCAGGGGCGGTCTTTTCCGCCGAAATGACATCCCGTGCCCAGGATCCAATCAAGGGCGACTCCTTGCAAAAGTCCCCTCCGCCCCGTCCGTTCCCCTCGCAAGTCAAAAGTGGCAATGGATGAATGCGGAGCCCATCCAGCCCCTTGGGAACCTTGGACTTATCAACAAACTGCCGCTTTGTATGATTGACCAGAAACAGATGCTCTCCTAGCGTGACAGCATTAGGCGCAAGCATCAAATCTTTACGCTCATTACAAATCAGATGTAGATTTTTGCCGAGTCCTGGTTCCGCATCGGCGTAATCACCGCACCAGACAACGCGAGACATATGATGCCGACCCTCAGGCGTGAGCTCCCACTCAAATGCGCCCACGCCCTCATTGTCCAGGTAAGAGTGTTCCATAAGTTTCACACCGAATCCAGGCGCCATCCACGCACGAATCCAGCCGTTGGCGTCCAAAATGACCGCGTAGTAGTACTGTCCCATTTGTTATGCTTATAACATAAGTTTAACAAATAATCCTTCAATTTTGTCCGAAATCCAGGCACTCAATGGAGAGTGAAGAGATAGAGGAGTTGGTTGAGTTCGGCAAGCATTTCGTCGCGAATATTTGCAAGGTCGGAATCGGCAGGGCGGCGATCAGAGTTTGGTAGCAAATCCGTCAGGAGGTAGTTAATACACGCCTTGATGAAACGGACGGCTGAGTTCTCTGACAAATTAGAAAGCTTGGTTGTGTTGGTGCTGGCGCCTAGTCGGGGGCGTCCATACTTTCCCATGTATACCTCAACGTAGCGGTCAATGTGTCCGTCTAACTTTTCTAACACTTCGTCGGTTGCCTTATGCCGGCTGTAACTCATAGTCTGCCAATGGTATAATTTGATTTGCTCGCGCATCTTGAAAAAGAAATGGACGTCGTTAGCAGACATCTTCCTATTTATGAGAGGTAAAAGCAACGAGTCCGACAAACAGTGCGGCGAAGAGAACGCCGGCAAGAATCTTATCTTTTCCTGCGATTTCGGACCGAAAGCCTTCCACTTTTTTATCTTTTTGGTACTGCTCGGCAGTCACCCACGACTCAAAAATCCAATGACTCACGTGGGGTTTTCCGTTCCGATAGGTGATGTTTTCCTTGAAAGGATCAATCCACTGCTCGCCCGTTACGGAACTTTGAATGTTTCCCTGAGGATCGCCCACTGGCAGGGTCACCTTACGGCAACGAGCGTAACCACTATTCATTACGGCATTGAACATCGGTAACGGATTTAGCGCTTTTGCAGCGTCTTCAAACATGCCGGGTGCTAGACCGCGGAGATGAGCACCAAACAGTCCATCTGGTGGAGCCTTTTCTATCTCTGCACCGAGGCGACCAGGAAGTCCGTGGGGAGTTGTATCAATATATTGGTACATATCCTGACCATTTGAACAAGTACCGCCAGATTTGATGAAAAATTTTAGACCAAGGGGGTTCATAGTGAGACCATTCCCTTTCGCAAATCCAGTGGTTTCACCGAACGCAATAACATCTGAGTAATAGCTTACACCGGCAGCAGCTCTTTTTATGCCACCCCAAGAGCCGTCACCAAAATCTACACCAATATCACCTGGTGTTTTCAATTCCGCCGAATAATCGTATTTCGGTCCCAAAATAGTCGTCATATCAGGCGTATATTGTTTAACCGTCGTTTGTAAACTTTTAAGAGGGTCCATCCTCCTTCCTTATTTGGGTATCCTATTTTCGTGCGGCAGTGAATACTACAAGTCCAACAAAGAGGGCAGCAAAGAGAACGCCGGCGGCAACCTGAGAGCCACCAATGGCGGACGAACTAAACTCCTCAATGATTTTTCCCTTTGCATCCTTTTTCGGATACGTTTTCTTTGTTTTCTTATATTCCTCGGGGCTCACCCACTTATCAAAAACCCAGTGCGTTGCGTAGTACTTTCCGTCGTCGCCCTTCGTAAGTTTTTCTTTCTTAGAATCAATCCAGGGACGGGTGACGTTCTTATTTTTAGACCGCAGCTTTCCTGTAGCATCGCCAACCATTGCGGTCATTTGTTTACACTGGGGGAAACCTGAGCCGATTACGGCGGAGAAGAACGGCGCGGGATTGAGGGCAGCGCCGGCGTCTCCAATAATTCCTGGCGCCAATCCTTGGAGCCGAATTCCGCCCATCTCTTCGGCAATTTTATCGCCGAGCGGACCAGGAATGCCTTCAGGAATTGTACTCACATATTCGTACATAGTCGCACCGTTACTACACGCCGCACCCATCTTCGCATCCGCCACTTTCAAGAAGAAGTTAAGACCCATAGGATGCTGTTCGGCTACATCCGGTAACGGTCCAGGAACAGATTGTCCATAACCGAGAGCGTTGGCGTAGTAGTTAACGCCTGATGCCGCCAGTGAAATTCCTTCTACCGAACCGTTATTTAGACGAATACCGATGTCCTCAGGCGACTTGAGCTCACCAGAGTAATCGTATATCGGTCCAATGAAGTCACTAGTGTCGGGCAGGTAGTTCATTAGTTGTGTCGGTTGCTTGAATACGGAGTTGAATCCTTTTTGCGCCGACGTTACTCCACTGGCAAACTTATCAGCAATACCTTGGATATTCATCCTCCTTACTTGAAGCGGCTTATTTTCTTACCGCCGTGAAAGCAACGAGTCCAAGAAACAGCCCCGCAAATAAGATCCCTGCTCCTATTTGTGAGGAATCTAGGTTTTCCGAGAATCCTTCGGTACCTTTATCCTGAAGGGCGGCTTTTTGTTGATTTGCGGACGGTTGCTGCGGAATCGGCGGATCTGGTCGTGTATTCTGGTCGGGAATGTCGGCGGATGTATATAGGCGTCCATTTCGTTTGAGAACACTTTGTGTCCAATTGTATTCGTCCTGGCTAATCCATTTATCAAAGACCCAGCGGCGCATATGGGGTTGGGGTCCTTTGGGTACATATGTAGAACCATCGTTCTTCACCCATTGATACCCTTTAAATGGATCGTTTACCCATCGTCCAGTTGCAGGTTTATAATAGACTTTATCGGCGACGGGTTCAACCCAGACATTAGGGACTTCAATTGGCGGATCGTCGCTGCCGGTTGGGTCCGCATTGTAAATCGGTTTTAGAAAACGCGAGGAGAGTTTTCCATCCGCATTGCCGACGGGCGCTTCCATAAGTTTACATTTTGCGTAACCGGTACCCATTACAGCATTGAACACTGGTATAGGGTTCATTGCCTCAAACGAATCCTGGAGAGCACCTGGGGCGAGACCCTGTAGATTTGCACCGAGTGTCGCTTTCAAACCTTTTCCCATATCGCCCGGTAACCCTGACGGGATGGTGCTCATAAATTGATACATATCAGCGCCGTTAGAGCATCGTTGTCCAGTATTGAAGAAGTAGTTGAGACCGAGGGGTGACTGTGGGAAATCCACTCCGTTACCCATAATACTCTTGGTCGGCGTACCAAACGCCATTGTATCAACGTAGTACTGGACACCGGCGACGTTTCGGTAAATCTGACCAGGTCCGCTTCCAATGTCGCCATCGCGCCGAATGCCGATCTCTGACGGATATAACATCTCGTTGGAGTAATCGTAATACGGACCGAGTGCCCCGAGTCCAGTTTCTCTTGTCGTAGCCGACATCCTTATAAAGTGATGTGGTTTTATCCCCGCGCCCTTGCTGCGTTCTGCGGAAAAAGATAAAAAATGACGAGCCCCCAGAACCACCCCCTTACTCTACAACTTAATCGTTGTAAGATGTCATCACTCTTATTTCCGGGCGTATCGTCGTGTGTAAAGTTGAGTAGTGAAGAGGAGGATCTCTTCGGTGGTACGGATTGGACAAAGGCGGTGGAAGAGCTGGCGGAGACGGCGCCAACAAGTGCCGGCGACGAAATGGTAGACGGATTTCATTGCGAGGATTGTGATACGGGTCTATGGATTCAGGTCCAGACCCAAAATGACGAAGTCATTTGTACGAAATGCGGGAATCATATGGGATTTCAGTTGGACAGCTCGGCGGAGTATCGGTGGTTTGGGTCCGAGGATCGTAGTCCGGACCCGACGCGGGTTGGCAATCCGCTCAATCCTCTACTCCCTGAATCGTCTCTGGGTACGCGGATTTTGACCCGACCCGGTGACTCCAAGGCGATGCGCCGTATTCGTCAGTACCATCTATGGAATATTATGCCGTATCGTGAGCGAACGCTTTGGACTATCTTTGAAATGCTCCAGGTGCGCGCAAATAACGCAGGCATTTCTATGGCTATTGTGGAGGAGACGAAGCAGCTGTATGCGCAGGTGAGTACGCGCTGTATTTGCCGCGGACAGCAGAAAGACGCACTACTTGCGGCGTGCTTGTTTGAAAGCCTAAAACGCCACGATACGCCGCGGCGCCCAGTGGAAATTGCCGATATCTTTCAAATTGATGCGAAACTTATTACACGGGGTGTCAAGCAGTTTTCGGGACTTCTGGAGGAGCATTTACACGCTACGCCGTTAGCGGAGAAGAAGGCGGAGACGCCTTCAACGCACTTTCGGCATTATCTGGAGCCGGCTATTTATAAATTGGAAACGCCGCGTATGCTTCATAATCAGATTGTAGATATGGCGACGAAAATTGGCAATATGATTGATGAACTGGGCGTCTGCCCTGAGACAACTCCGTCTAGCCTGGCGGCGAGTGCTCTTGCCCTGGCGTGTGAACGTATGGATCTGGAGAAGACGAACGTGGAGGTGGCGAAGGTATGTAGCATTTCGGTAGCAACGCTACATAAGTGCTTGAAGCGTATTGAATCTTGGCGTGGTGTACTATTTCCCGCTAGCGCTGAAAAGAAGTCATCACCCTAACTAGAATGGGAGGTCAGGTCTCTGTGCCCTCTAAAGGGCGTGAAAGTCAGTTGAGTCTATATGGACCGTTTGCGTTGACACAGAGTCAGAAGTATTCTGTAGATGTTCTTTCGGAGCTCATAGAGACGTTGCTTCGTGAGAACAATCTTTTTGATTTACACGAAGTGTTGAACACGAAGACGGGTTGTGATTCGCTTATAGTTGTAATTAAAAACAAATTAGAAAAGGAATTTACAACGTTACAATTCCCGGACCCAATACGTAAGAGTGAATTCTCACCGGTAGGATTCTTATCAAAGAAGGAATATGCTAGACGGGCGAAGGATGATACGGACCGTTCAAGGGTTGGTAGGGATCGCGAGATCTACTGCCACGCCTTTGCGGTCTTTATCATTCGTTTGACGCTTCTTCTTTCGGCGGTTATTGCGAGTGTATCGTATCAGAGAAATGTATTTAAGAAATTATTGAATCAGGAAGCGGTTGGATTATCGGCGACCGAAAATAAGAGTTATAAGTCAATTGGGGATGAGACTATTACATTTAGCCCTGTGCAGTCGGATATTGTGGCGTTGTTAAAGACAGGAAGTTTACAGCAGATTCCGAACGATCCTCGTCGTTTATTTGTATTCAATAAGAACGAGCCTATTGTGATTGATGTAGATAAGGGTATTGTATATAATGCGCAGACGAGCCCAACGGGTGTATTAGGTATAAAGATAAATCGTCAGCAGGCGCCTACTGTTCCAGTGTATGGAGCGACGCCGCCGTATCAATATGCTGCGCCCCCACCCCCGCCGTATGGATATGCTGCGCCCTCACCCCCGCCGTATGGATATGCTGCGCCGCCGCCGCCGCCGCCGCCGCCGCCGCCGCCGCCGATGTATAGTGCGCCTGTACAGCCCCAGCACCCGCAGCAGGTGTTTATTCCGCCGAGACCAGAACCAGCACCAGCACCTGCACCAGCACCAGCACCAGTACCAGCACCAGCACCAGCACCAGCACCAGCACCAGCACCAGCACCAGCACCTGCACCTGCGCCTGCACCTGCACCTGCACCTGCGCCTGCACCACCCGCTGTCCGTTTCAGTCTTCCAGAGCTAGCAAAGCCGCGCATTATCGGTTCATCAACAACGGGCTCCGTGTTTTCTGGAAGTAATCTAGGTCGCGGTCCGCTTGCCGGCAACGGGGCATCGGTAGCATCAGGCTCATCGGCGGGATCTGGTGTAATAGCGGCGCAACCGAAGCCGGCAACGCGTAGACGCCAGCGAAAGGGGCGCCGTAGCACTCGCCGGCGGCTACAATATGGCGGCGGACCTATGGATTACGTTGTATCTCTCTATAGTCTTGCCGATTGTAAGACGGGTAGTTGTATAAAGAAGACGCAGTTTTCAATGGATTCTAATGGATTTACACAGACGCAGGGAGAGTTAGATCTAATTCCATTTTCTCAGCGCGTATCAGCATTTTTAAATATGGAGCCGAAATCCCCACTGGGTACCACGAATATTGATAATAAGTTCAAGATATTCAATCTTAATGACAGTTATGGTATCTTAAATCAATACAAGGAGTCTATTGTAGGCAAGACGAATGATATTACCTCGCCGGCGTTCTATCGTGCGACCTTACTTGCGGCAGGCGCAAACGAGTCTTCCGTAGCAACTCTATTTTGTAACGATGCGTGGACCGGTGTTATGTCAGATACTGTTCCCTATTCTCTGTTACAATCGTTATATTACGATATGGACCAGGATGGCGGACGAATGAGTCCGGCGTTATCAGCCGAGCTTGAGCAGACGGTTTCCCAGTTTTTAGGAAATAATGTTGCGAAACAGGTGGACTCGGCGGCGGCTGATTTTTCGCACGTGGCGTTTGTAGATCCGAAAGAGATTGCGAGCGGATTCTGTAAAGTCAGTGGGGTTATTTCTACAAATCTAGCCCAGCAGAAGAATATACTTACAAACGCCCACCGTGACTTACGTAATTTATACGACGCTCATTTGTCAAATGTTATAAAATTTATCCGTAAGATTCTTACGCTCAAGGAAGTAGGATTTGGAAAGCCTGTAAGCATTCGCGTGAACCCGGTATTTGTTAGCGATCCAAGGGGTGCAGATGTTACTTTAGAAACGCTAATGCGCGAGGCGCGTACATTGCTGAGTGATCATTATCTTCAGGTTGAAGTTATGTATAAGAAGGCAATTACGGATATCGCCGCTTTAAGCGAGGGTGCACTGCCCGCCTCTGCGGCAAATCCGCCGGTTCCCGCGACAAATGGTGTGAGTGTAGCAAAGTCTACAGAAACACGTAATATACTTGCCCGTGGTATACGTGGTGCGCAGAATTCTAATTCTGTAAATTGAACAATAATCATTCTATGATTCTAATTCAAGAACCTGTAGGCGGCGGCGTATCAGGAAACTTATGCATCCTGATTTCGCAGGAAATTTCCCAGAGCTCTTCTATAGTTTTTACAAGAGCCCGGCGGTCAAAGGCAATATGCTCATCAAAGAACATCTTACAGAGACGTTGCGATAAAACACTCAGAACTATATGCGCACCGAGGAGTTCATCTTTGGACATAGTACGCATCATATCTTCAATACAAGCCTGAATTCCGTACATACGAATACTGCCGGTATCGGATTCGGCGACCATTGCCTGCTGCGCCGCGGCAAATTGCGCCATATCGTGATCGTCAAACGGGGGCTGGGGAGGCGGTGGATCCATTCTACACCGTCTAGCATAATCCTATTTTAGACCGTTAATGTAGGAAGGTAATGTCAAGCACGCCGCGGACACTTCGTAATCGTTTAGTGAATGCCAGCCGGCGGGTTGCTCGTACGCTCAAGAGCAGTGTTTGTATGGGAACGAAGCGTATTCGTAACAGCAATGTTGGAACGAATGCGACGCAGTGCGGTAAATTCCAGCGGTTTAAGGAAATTGTTCAAGATTTTGGACGTGATTCAAATCCGCAAGTTGCAGAACTTGTAAGAAATATAAATGGCAACCGTAGACTATTTGAAATCGTTATTACAAAGCCGTACAATCCCGATAATGAGACAGGTGAGCAGTATATAAATCGTATTCAAGGGTTTATTGCACAGGCAAATGGTCTGAAAGAGCAGTTTCAAACCGATGTCGCGTTTCTTCCTCTAACGGAGGATTATGGACAACTCAAGGAGGAGCTCCATTATTTTGTTCCATTTTTGTTCAATTATTACATTCAGAAACTTGAACAACTTATACCGATTGGGATTTCGAACAATAATGTACGGCTCAACTGGAATGGGCGTTCTACGGGATCCCCGTCAAATGCGTCTAATCTAGAAGCTACACTATCAAATAATACTACTCGTAGAAACAGTAATGCCTCATTATCTGTTGGCGAATGGTATCCACGAAAACCGTCCAATCAGATATCAAACTGGAAGGGTGGCAAACGCCAGACTCGCAAACACCGTCGTTAAGCGACCCTTCCACCCATCTGCTTATACACGTCTATAAGGGACTCAAACGGAATCTTGTTCGCCTCGCATATCTCGCGAATCCGCATTTTTCCGTTATAGTGACATACCCATAATCCTGCGGTAAGCATTAGTTTCTTTCCGTAGACGCGAATTGTTTCGTTAAGAATTTGCCCAGTTGTCGGAAGTGGCTTAAAATCCGTATCTATATCGTCTACTTCTTCATAGCATCGTTTTTTAGCACCCTGCTCTACAAATCGGCACAAACCGCCAGATAAATCCTTATATACAACGATTGTTTCAATCCATGTATAATAGTCACAGCCCATATCTCTTCTTTTATCTACGATTGTTTTTAGGTGTACGACGGCGCTGACTACGCCGCCGCTTCGCTTGGCGACGATATGTACGCCGGTATTTTCCACCATTCTGGTTCATAGCAGCATTATTGCCGTTATCAATATCCGCCGCGTTGATAGGATAAATTAGATACTCACCTGCTCTATCGTGACGTATTCGTAAATAAACAGGGTCAGGTCCTTCTCCAGCATATAATGGACGCCAATCCTTATTCACTAATATATTTTGACTGTTTAATACTCCTTCGTAGTTAAAAAAATAATAATCTAAAAATAATCTTTGAAATATGCCAACCATACCGTGGTATTGTCCTAGATTATTAGGATCAGCACTCCATATATGATACATTTGTCCTGGTACAAGGGCGTTAATATCTACCGGAAGCACATTTTCGGGAGGAGGTTTGTAATGTATACCGACGTTGTTATTATTGGGTGCCGCAAACACATGTTGGGCAGCCATTTTAATGGGCTAATATTTATTTAGATCGGCGGGTATATCGTTTCTTTTGTTGGCGTTTGTAGCGACGGGTGCCACCATACGTAGGTGAACCGCCGCCAGGAGAAACCTCACCCGTAAAACTACATTCGTGTAATATACGATTTATGCTACCGAAATTAATCCACTCTAGATTTCATCACGGATCGCCATAATTTCGCACGATCCAAACACGGGGGGCATATAGTTATAGATATGCCACGAGTGGACCCCGCTTTTACCGTACCGCCAGGGCGCCGTCCAACTAGGACGTGCCTCTCCGCCCAAATATCCACTAGACGCAAACAGCAGAGAATCCTTATAGCCTGATCCGATAGATTCTAGAACGTACCGAAACCCGCGGGTGCCGGTGTTGGGTTTGAGTTTGCTGCCGACCAAATATCCGCACCAGATCACTTCAAAAATCCGTTCGTCTCCTGGGATAGAACGCCGCCGAGTATTTGCTACAACAACGACCTTACGTAGTTCTGCTTCTAGATCGGGGCGCTTCTTCGTAATCCAAACATCAATATGGTTGGAGCGATTTATCGGTTTTGTAGACACGATTTGCGCCGGCGGCTTGCCCTCACCCTCATTCATCATCCAACTACGAAACGACATCTGCCACATACCGCTAAACTGCAACCAATCCATTTTCTCACAGCTGATAGAGCCGACAAGCTTATTTGTCTCAGCCATTGCGTAGGTATCCGTCCGCAGTGCCGTACTAAAAAACGGCGTCGTCGCCGTTTCGCGCGCCCAAAGGTGCACTACGGGCAGCTTAGCAGAGGTCCAACAATCCATCATTCCAATCATATAGCCGGCAACCCCACGCGAACGCCACGACTTCGCAATACAAAGCCCCTCAATGACCCGCATTGCACCGTAGTGTAGCATCGCCCCCGTTGACATTTCGGTGTTTCCGCCCGAAAAAGGCGCACTCACAATCGTCGCTACGAGTTTACCCGTGGTGTCAAACGAGCCTAATACGACTACGGATGGGTCTTTCAAATACGCCGAAACCCACGCCGGCTGGGCGTCCATATACCAGTCGTCTCCGCCATAGGACGCCGTCCAAAATGCCGCCAACGCACCTACATCATCAATTGTTAGACGTACAGGAGATGACAGTCCCCCTTGGGTCCCAACGGGACCTTCGGGTGTTTTCGGCTCGGCGGGAGGCTTAAGACGCAAAAACGTCCGTTGGGTACGATCGGTGAACCAAGTGTCAATCCAACGGGGCGCGGCGACAGTTTTTGACCAAAAAGGCATCTTACTCAAATAAAGCACCCAGTCCTTATATGGTTACACGGCACTGAGGGCACTTCCGCTCCCGTTGTCTTGACGCCGCCAAACATGGTCCGCAGTAGACGTGACCACAGTGGGTCATCACAATATTCTCAGTGGTCACGGCGTCGTAGCAGATAGGGCAGGTAATCGGTTTCTCCAGTGCTAAGGACATTTCTAGATGCTGCCGCGCGATATGATAGGCGACGTCTACAGGGGCGGTGAGGACGGGTTCAGCGGCAATACGACGTGGGGCGGGCACAGCCGGCACAGCCACGGGTGCCGGTGCCAGTGTGACTCCGAAACGGGCAAGACGGGCGGCACGAACAGCTTCACGGAAGGCTTCGTATAAGAGGTGATTATTGAGGTCACTGGCAAACCGAAACGGCAACGTATTGGGCGTCACAGGTGAATTCGTATATGTGCTTAGAACCGATGCGTGATTGACAAGCGTAGCACGATGCGTATCACATAGATGGTCGTGCGGCGAGCCTATAGCTGCGCACTGTACGTTTTGGCTAGACGGAATGGCGTAACAGGTTTGTGCCGTATCTGTTTCTAGATTGAGCAATTCATAGAGTTTGATAGCAATAGCCTCTTTACATTTCTGAGTCATCAAGTCTTTATCGTACTTATCATTCTCGGTCTTCACACGTAACTTGAGAGCGTGTTCTGCGGCTTTCGCTTCGGCGTATTCCTTTTCGGTACCAGGTGTCTGTGTAATGGTCATCAGGGCAAATGCCTTGCTAGTTCGGTCCGCCGCCTTCATCAGCGCCGAGGTATTATCGGCGCTCCGTGCCGCCTCTTTTGCCGCCTCTTTTGCGATACTCTGATTATGACTGCCGCATAGTTGTTTACTCGGTATTCCCATCTTTGAAGCACAAGGAAGATAATTTGCGTTGATCGCTTTACACGTTGGCATACTATCCTATTGTCCACCTCCGCTAGCCTCCGTCATTTTTTCTAAACCCCGCCCGCCCCCGCTTGCCCCCGCTTGCCCCCGCTCCGCCTAAAAATTGACCCCTACCCTAGCCCGCCGCTCCAAATCCACCAGCCCATCTAGGATGTCCACCGCAAACACTACCACAAATTCGCCCGTTTTCCTCCCTAGCCAGGTACTAGTACAACCCCCATCACTAATGTTAGGAACCTCAGAAAAGCCAAAGAATCGTTGTAATCACGCCGATTGTAAGGTGAAGTTGCTGCTGAGCGATATGGCGTGTAAGTGCGGCTCGCGTTTCTGTGGAAAGCATAGGTACGCAGAAGAGCATCGGTGCTCTTTTGACTACCGGCAGTCCGCCGCAAAGAATCTTTCAACCAGTCTTGTAAAGTGTGTTGCTACCTCGTTGAAGCAGACTATCTAACAAAACAGAATAGGTACTGGTACTCGTAGCCAATAGGTGTGAGATCAATAAACTGTTTGAAGGTGAAGCCGTTCGCTTCTACTTCGGCGACCACTTCGTCCATTTTGGGCATACGGAGATGGTGGATTTGGCGGCGCATCTTTTTACTATCCTTGAAACGGAACTCCTCGCGGAACTCGGCACGGTTATCGTCCAGCGAAAAATCGGCTTCGTATTCAAACTTATCAAAGGTAACCTTGCTCCGGGTGATACGCTCTTTAGCATATTTTTGTACACTAAAAGCGACAAAGGGCGAGGCGGATTCTAGAATAGGGTCAAACTTATCGCGATTCACGAGGTGAATGACGAGACAGCCTCCAGGTTGGAGCCAGTTGAAGATATTGCGGAACACCTGGTCGCGGTCGCGTAGGTAGTAATAGGTGAAATAGTACATTGTGACAAGATTGAATTCCGAGGCGGCGAATGAGCCGATGTTTTCGGCTTCTTTGACTCGGTAATCGTTCTTAGGGAACTTCTTACGGGCAACAGCGACCATCGCATCTGAGGCGTCCATGCCGATGATCTTGCCGACGCCCTCTTTTCTGAACTCCTCTACATCGCCACCGGTACCAGAGCCAATATCTAGAACTTCAATCGTCTTCGCTTCGGGTCGGTATCCCTTCGCCCAGATGAGGGAGAGACCGACTTCCTGTTTCTGTCGTACGGAGCCGTCTACAATCGTATCGTAGATTTTGGCGTAGAATTTGTCGTAGAGAGTTTCGTTTCCTAGTACGACAATATTGGCTTCGGGCGAGTCATCGGGATTCGCAAACGCCTCTATATCGTCCAATTCGGTGATGCGGTTTCCTGTCATCATCCAGCGAATATAGAGATAGTTCGCCAGGAGTATAGATATAATCACCACCAAAACAATTTGAATGGTATCTAGAGCATCAATCCTGCCATTGAACCACTTGCTGGACATTCCTATTAGATGTTCTCAATTTAGGTGCGTCCGTAACGAGCCACTAGATTTCGCAACTCACTATAAGATATGGAGGTAGGTCCGAAGGCTACAAATAAACATACTCTTTGTGGTTACGCGTGGGGCGATGTGGTGAATTCGCTGATTAAGGCGATTGGTGCGGGCGATATGGTACGCTCCCAGCGTTGGGCGGCAGAGCTCGTATGCTCTGAGCAGGGATTGGGCAAATTAGAAGCCGCCTTAGTTCAGGCGTGGGCAACACACGTGGCGGCGAATAATCCGGCGTGGTGTATGTCGTGGGTTCACGCGGCGACGTATATACGGGCGTTGTGGGCGCGGAGCGGGGAATCTACAAAGGCAATAAGAAATACACCACAGGTGAGACAACACGTAGCGGAAGCTGTTTCTAGCCTAGTTTTGTCGGAAAAAAAGCAGTTGCCGAAGTTGCCTACGGCGGAGGACTGTTTTCGTGATGCGGAGGCGATGCGTACCCGATTCCGAACGGGGCAGGGGGTCGTAGATCAGTTAAGTTGCCGCCGAACGTGGACAGCGGGTATTGAAAGTAATGATCTCAGAATGATTGGCAATGAGTTTGAGGCAGCGTGTAGGGCAAGCAATCTCAATCGGGCGCTGTTTTGGGTCATTTGGTTTATTACCTTGGATGCGCAGACAGAGCAGCCGGCGGTGAAAGAGCGCGGACCGAGCCACCTGACCCCCAAACAACGAAAGAGTGTGCTATGGTTTTTGGTAGATGTGATGAAAGATATGGCAAATGATATTGCATTTTTGTCTACGGACGAGCGGTCAGGTATTTTCAATGTGATAAATATTACTTGGAACAAGCTGGGGGCGAAGGGGCGGCGTGATTGTCTTGCCGCTTTAACGATGATGATTTGCGAGCATATCGCGCGCCGGTCAACGCCGCGGCTGACTACGGGTCCGAATATCCCGTCATATGATGCTGTTAAATCGCAGAATGCGGGTATTGATAATATATACACGGCAATAGCGGAAGAGGCTCGTAAATTTGTGTTAGAAGCGCCGAAGATGAATGGACTGGTAGAGGACGCTGCGTCAAAGGCGGCAGCGAAGATGTCGGCGGTAGATAAGATGGCGCTGGCGTACGCACTTCTTTCGGGATCGGGTGGTAAAAAATAAATGACCTGCCACGCTAGAATGGCGACGCAGCTTTCGTCTACGCCAGTTTTGAATAAGCAGCTTACGGGTCTTTTTGATGGTATGCGCTCCTCGCTATCCAATGTGACCGCTGGGATGCGAACATATACGATTAATACCCCAGACTCTGGATTTCCGTTTTGGGGGATGCTTCTTGTTGCGATTGTAGCAATCGCCGTGGTATCCTGGTTTATACATTATCGTATGTTTCTGGAAACCCCGTATAATATTGCGCGCATTATTCGCGACAATGTGAAGGCGGCGAACCATTATGATTTAAACAATCAGAACCGTAAGGGACTGCCGGATTTATACAATAGTCTCGCCAGCCAGGGCTACGCAGAGGAGAATCTAGGATTTACCAATTTTTACGTGAGTACAGTGAATGCGAGCGGCATTTTCTTCCCTGGGGTGAATGGTGTGGTATCTATTGATGCGGCGCGACTGGCGGTGGCGGGCGGGGCACGGGCGTTCGTATTTGATTTATGGCCGGATATAGAGCCAGGTGGCAACTTTGGACCGACGATTCAGGTAATTGAGGCAAACAGTATGTGGCGGCGTACAACGCTAAATGTCCTGCCGTTTGTGAACGTTCTTCAAACCCTCGTTTCGGAAGCGCTTCAAACAACAACCAATCCCGGTCATCAGGACCCGCTCATACTCTATTTACGTTTCCGTGGCAATCCTCGCCCGTCTACGTTTGACATGACGGCGGATGCGCTTCAGTCGGTAATTACACCGTATCGGATGGACTTAGCGTTTAATAACTGCCGTGGAGCGGATCGTCTCTTCAAGGTTCCGATTGGACAGCTCTTCTCCAAGGTAATTGTCGTATCTAATGTTCGTGGCTCAGGTCGCTTTATGGATTTCGTGAATTTTTCTACAAAAGACGGTATTGGATTGGAGTACCCTGCGGGACAGATTCAGACGATTTCGGGCGATGCGGCATCGCAAGCGAAGAAGAAGATTCTGATGAATCTAACATTTATTGCGCCGTTGAGTGAAGATCCTTTGGCGGAGTCAAACGATTATTCGGTGAATGCTGGGCATGGATTGGGCATTCAGTTTGTTGCAATGAACTTCTGGAGTAAGGGTGTTCAGTTGAAGAACTATATGAAGATGTTTGGCAAATATAGTTTTGCGCTCAAGCCGCGTCCTCTACAATATGTTATTACGCATTTGGAGGCGCCGCGTATGCCGCCGAACTACGATTGGGGTGCTGGCGATTCGGCGGGTACACCGAAGACCCCGCCGGATATCAAACCTCCTGTATAACTCTAAGTTTGCAAAATTTGATAATACTGTTTACAATTTAGAAGATTGTAAACAATGTTTCGTAAACTCTTTCGTATATTTATTGTATCTAGGGAACCGGCACTTCTAGGACGATGGACAATCACCGATATGAAGCAAAATAAGATTAAGATTGATTGGGCAAATGTTGATCATTGTGGTACGTGTAGTTATGAGATACCAAAGAAGAAAACGGATGCGTCAAAGACAACTAAACCAAAGACAAAGTGAGAGCGCCGGCAATAGAATCCAAGTCGTGTGACCGAATGCCAGTCCACCACTGGTGGGTTCCGCACATTGTAGGCACAAAAGCAAATTCGCCAAAAAACCTCGTAGATTCCTCTATAGTTGGCGTTTTGAAATGAAGTTTTTCTACGGCTTCGCTAATAAAACAATCTTGTGCTTTTTGGATAGGAAAATCCTGAGAACATACGTGCTTCATCATAGAGCGTTTGCGGTAAGAGAGACCACCACCACCGGCGGCATCAGGCGCCCACGGCCACTTGGACGCCACATAGTCGTATTCCAGAAGCGACGCCGGTAAAGGCTTCGTCAGATAGGTATCGGTCTCCATCATAAGTAGGTGCTCTTCAAGAAAGAGTTCCCAAAACCGCCATTCTTGTAAAACCGTATTATATTCGGTCTTGCCTTCTTCAGGCGTACCGAGTCCTTTGAAAAATGGAATAATACGAACTGAGGATAACTGCGATCCCGCGCACGCTTTAACATACGCCTCGTTGACATCGCTACAGACGACGGTGATTGCCCAACCACGAGCGTAGTAGGCGGCGTTTTGTAGACAGAAACGGAGATTGGGGTGAAGGCGTCGTTCAACAATAACCACGGTCTTATTCCCATTGTTAGGAATTACAGAGTTGTCCCAGTACCGTTGGAATTCAGCACCGTAGCGGTGGTTAAGGGTGCCAAAGATGTAGGGCTCTAGCTCCATACGGCAACTATGTAAGAATTCAGGCTCATCTTTGAATTTACGTTTGGCAATCTGCTCAAAAGCGGTATGAATGAGTACAGCGTCGTATTTGATAGACATTCTATCCTATACGAATTAAGTTTGGTTTAGATTAGCGACGCCCCCTTGTAGTCCGCCGACGCCTTAGAGTTTTACGCTTACGTGCCGCTGCAGCGTTTGATCTACGCGGTAGCATACACTGAGCATCAGATGCTTCAACGAAGAAAGGTGTCACTCCTTCTTCGCCTTCGCCGTCGCCTCCGTGCTGTCTGCGACCACGGCGCCGTGTACCGCCCCGCTGTTGGAATTTACGATTGTAATTATTTCTATAGACGTCGTAAATTTGCCGGTAACGGGCTTTATTCTCCGCTGTGACTTCAGGATAATCAGCAGCATTTGTATCCAAACGAGTAAGAATGGCTTGAATCTCTTGCGGGTGAATTTTGGCATCGCAAGTAGGATAGTTCCAGCACATACCAATATCCCCTCCTCGCCCCTGTCTATATTCATCGTTACGAGATTGTAATAGATTAAACAAACCTTCTAGCCCAATGTATTCATCCGCATGAGTATTGACTTCACCGTTTTGGCGCCGATGTATAAATTGAATCGCTGGTCTTACCGTATCCATAGTTGTAACATCATCACCTTCAGGAAGAACAATGGGGAGCAACACATCCCCAGCGGCACCATTCCGAGGCACATTAGGATAAACAAGATTATTATTTTCTGGAGGCACGGGCGGACGATTAGGAAAGGCGGTCGTAGGAATATTAAATCGCCTTTCGGTAAGCAGGGTTTGTAAATGGGCTCTTAGCATAGGGTCAATATTAAGGGGAGAATTCCACACCTGGTCTATCATATATTTCTTAGCAGCCTCCAATGTTATTCTACCAATCTGGGCTTTGAGAATATTTGCCACTTCACGGATTTTTTGGAAACGGATGAATTTCTCTAGAAGCATACCACCGCCGTAGGCGGTACAGTCGTTTGAGAACGGCGAGGCGCCACCACCAGGACGAATCAAATCGGTACGAGGACCCTCAGCCGGTCCAAGGGCGTGATGAGCAGGGACAATATCTTCAGGATGATCAACACGCTGGTGCTCTTGGCACACTCGACCGCACAACGTACACCACCATAACTCATTAAATCTATCCTTATATTTATTATATAAGTCTACAGAATACGGTGTTTGTAAGTTAGGGCATTGATGATGCATAAACATACAGCCGTCTTCACGGCGGACATAGGATAAGCATACAGGACAGCAAGAGAAATTCTTCGCTTCCATACCTTCCTCAGAAAAAATTGTATCCATAAGCGTTACATCGCTTTGGGCAAACCCCTGCCACATTGGTATTGCTTCCGCCCCTCCAAACCACGCTCCATATGCTTCACGCCCAAGAATATGATGGATTTCTGTAAGGGCGAGTGTTTTATTACAGTCCCGCCAATAGCAGGGAATTGCGTCTTTGGGAAACCTTTTATGGCGGCGTAAATGATCCATGAGTTTTACCTGAGAAATACCGGCGGTTAATGGGTGGTTATGAATATCATAGACTAATGCACCTGCCTCAGCATAGTCTGTAGCAATTTCTACCTTTCGTAAAATGTTTTTAGCAAGGTGCCCTAAATATATATTATAAACTTCTGGTTCCATAAATAGACTTCTAAGAGCCCAGTCATTACGGTCAAACGGTATATCACCTTTATTCTTATATAAAATTGTTCCTAATGTAAATCCATCGGTGATTTTAATTCTAAGACCTTCTTCCCTATTTTCTTCCCTATTTGAATATTTTATAGGAAGCATTTGATATTCTAAAAATTTATTCATGGCAAGGGCGAACGCGCGTACGCCGTCCGCCTGCCACGCAACATCAGGTACCACGGTTGACATAAATTCGGCTGCCAACGCTTGTCTATTTTCTACATTTTCGTAATCTTCGGAGTCGTAGCCGGTATCTTTAAAATTTTCCCAAAAACTATCTAATGGCATAACGTGCCAACGACCAAATCCTTTTGTTATTAACTGTATTCCTGTAGCACTGATGGCGCTTAGATGTGGTAAATTTTGAGCAAGGGGAATTAATACATTTTTAGTAGGTAACATATTGTCCGCAATAGAAGGAAGATAACTTTTCACAGTTCTAAATGTTGTGGCTGAACCTGATAGCCACGCCGTGGCGACCGAGGCAAACCAACGATTCCAAAATTCGGGCTTTGTTTTACGAATGCGAAATTGATTCTTATCTTTTGCACATGCGCCCTGGTCCGTTGGCAAAACGTCGAATGTCTCTCTAGCCCCCTCAACGGAGATACTAAAACCACGTTTCATGTATTTGTCCATGCGCTTACGAATATACTGATTACCACGCATTAGCGCAACAACATATTCAGACTGAAGAGTTGCCCTTTTATCGCGAATATCTTGGGGATGACTTGCGTATACGTGAGCCCCGTCATACCAGATTTGGCAAATTGTTAAATCAAAATTAGTGACAACCTGTTGGACGCTACGGCGGTGACGAACCGACATAATATCTGTAGGATTATCCTCATTCTGGTCGGTAAATGTATGAACTCGGCGAATACCGTTTTTTCGTAGAAACGACTCGCAGTAACTACTGGCGGGTAAAACTTTATACCGTCCATTTTCTAAAAGCCCTCCTTCACCCGTGTAGAGTCCGTCAATCAGTCGGGGGGTCATACGGACCGGTACATAAATATCTAGATCATTAACTTCGGGTGATCTGCGTGGATTGTTTCCTCGTAAACCACGAACATCGGCATTCCAGGGCGACGCGGCGCGTAGGATTGAACCGCCGGCAATGACAGCACCGGTCTCCAAAAGCAGGGCATTCACACGATCCATATTATCGGCGCCAAACTTGCCGGCAAGCATAGTACGTACAGGCTCTAGCCATTCGGCAACTTCCTCAAACGGCTTGACAGCGGGCTGAGCATCTTGAACCGCCGGTACGGGTACGGGCGGTGCAACAATCATCGGCATTTGACTCCTTACTTTATGTAAATATTTGATTCCCAAGAAAACCTGAATACCCGGTAGGTAAATGAGCACCTACACGCCGTATAAGCCCCATCATCACGATGCCGTTAAACGGCTTGGTGAAGAGACATTTGACAATACCTATATACACGAATTCCGTGCCACCGTACGGGACGCCGATCCAAAATCAATTGTTGTCCTCAACAAACGCCAAATCGTAGGCTTTGCCTTACTGAGACATACAAGAATGTTTCGGTATTTGGATACCATAGAACTCGCCTACTTGGTCGTCCATCCCGAGTTTCAGGGGCAACATATTGGATCAACTCTATTAAAAAAAGTAAAAGAGTTAAGCCCTAACGTCATATTAGAGGTTGCCTATGACAATCCAGCCGCCGAGCGGTTATACCGTCGCCACGGATTTGAAACGTGGCGGCACCTCTATACTAAAGCAAACGGCGGATACCTACTCGGCTGGTCTAAACAGCGGAACGAACTGATGCCTCGGCTACGGTCACATCAATCTCAACCAGCGGATGGAATAGTGGCTCTGTAGAGGACGGGTTGCCGGCGAAACGGTAACACGCGTAGCCGCCGTTTTCCGTGGAGTTCAACTCGCAATCCACCGCCGATTTCTTCATAACGTCCAAAATGGAATCGCTTAGATGCTTCTTGGACATTAACAGCCGAAAGATAGACTGGTCCGTCGTATCACCGCCGTCAATATTCGTAATTGTCTCGTCTACTAACCTTTCTTTCACCTGACGATCCGAAAATTTCATCACGTAGGTGAAAATATCTACGTTGCGCTCATCGGGCGGCAAGTCCATATGCGAGCAGATACGAATCGCACGACCCTTCACCTGGTCAAGACGGACGTAGTTCCAGTATGGCTCCATAATGTGGACCTGGCGAACATTGGCAAGCGAGATACCCTCGGCACCTGACTGGGTAATCATGATGACTTTTATAATTTCGCCGTGTAAATTCGTCTCCGCTCCAAACAGCTCTTTCACCTGCGAAGCAAGCGTGCCAGGTACGCGACCCCATTTGCCGTTGAAAATCGCCAGCAGAATGTTGCGCTTATCGCGCTCTTCGTCGCCGGTATACGTGATGTAGCGTAAACCCGCACCAGCGCCGGCAGCAATCGTTTCAGGCGACAGCGCCCAGTCGCCGAGCGGCGTCTTTATAATATCAAACTTCGTATACTTTTGTTGGAATTCCAGGGCAACTGAAAATAGACCCACACCCTCTAGCGTCTTGAAATTGGAATAAACGAGAACCGGTCCCTTGGATAGCACCACACGGTCAAGAATTGCCTGGAATTTAGGGGAGATAGTGGACAATGCCTCGGGCGAAAAATATGTAGCGGCATTACTGCGTAGCATTGCAACGGCAGCAGTGAGTGCTTCGGCGTACGTAGCAGGCGGTAACGCTTTTGCCGCATTTTCGGCAACACCGGCGGCGGCAGCCGTCTCTTCGGCGGCAGTCGGCGTGCCAGCGGCATCCTCGCTGGTCATTTCGGCACGCTCACCCGCTTCCGCCTCCTCAGCAATCTTCTCCACCTCGGTTACTTCGTTTTCGGAATTGAGAACGCCGTCGTCGGTGACGACCGTTTGTTTCTTGGCGCCGATCATTTTGAGGACGTCGCGGTAATCGGCGGGAATAGGGCGTTCGTAGTCGGCGGGGAAGACGAAGTTACAGGCGGCACGCGAGAAAATCTTGAATGTAGAGTTAATATTCTTTGAAATCTGGGAATAGACGCTTTCGGCACCAGGTTTCTTCTCCTTACGCGCACGCACCTCTTTGTCTATTTCGGGTTTCCGCTGCTCGGTATATTTCTTGAGTTGTAGGTCGCTCATATCTAGCATCACGATTTCGTCGCGATTTACAGTCGCCATCAGGTCTGCCTTACCACCCTTGTAATACGAAATGAGTCCAGATAGGCGAGCCATTAGGGGTAGAGCAAGTCGCGGCTTCACTTCCAACTTATCAGTATCAATGAAGAGTTCACGGAACTGCTTTTCGGTATCGGGCAGACGTGACACCGATTTGAATGTGACGGCGGCAAAGGAGGTGATGCCCGCAGTGGCGAGGGACGCTTTTACGCGCTCAAACCACGCTTCTACGTTGCGCTCACGGTTGACTTCGTCGGTCATCGCCGCCATCGCCTCGTCACGAATGAAGCCACGGAACGTTCCTGTTGTAGGATCTACGACTTTACGGCAGCCACTGGGTACGGGGGTGATACGGATGGTGGAGGCGGAGATTTCGGGGCGGGGGACCACTTCGGCAAAATCCACTTCTGGATGGGCATCAAGCAATTTCTTAATCTGCACCCGCTTATCCAAACCGGATGTATTCACTTCTACCATACGAATGTCACCAGCGAGCACATTGGATAAGATAGCGATCTCTTGGGCGAAGTTGATGATAGGTGTCGCAGAGAGTGCGATGATTTTACAGCCGACGGCGGAGGTAAGCATACGATACAGCAGGTAGGAAATACGGTACTTCTTGCCGACCGAGCAGAATTTGGGGATGTATTGGACAAGGTCACGGGGCTCGTCCTTATAGGTCTGTTCCAACGCCGAGTTGTTAATGGTACGAATCAAATTGTGAACCTCTTCAATAATAATCGTCGCACCGTCAAACATTGTGGGGTGATTACACGCCCAATCGCGAACCTGGCGTTCTAACAAGCCGTTGTAGTGGATGAACTGGATGCGGTAGTCCATATGGTCAACGATCTGTTCGGTGATTTCACGGCGCTGCTCGGGTCGCAGCGAATCAAAGTTGGGCTTTTTGGCACGCGCGGGATCGGGCACCCAACCACCGCGCCGTTTGCGAATGGAGCCCAACGGCAGACCTACTACTTTTGTTAGAAAGTCCAGATCGGCAGAGGGCGCCTTGACGGAGGGGACCGCAACAAATGTCCAGTAGTTATTAGTACGGAAAACGAACGGACCGCATTTAGTGATTTCATCACGGTAGTTGGGGGACAATGAGGCGGGGGTCATTACGTAGACGGGCTTCTGTCCTGCCTGCCATAGGGCTTCTAAGCCGGCAATAGAGGTACAGGTCTTACCGGAGCCGAGACCGTGGTAGACGAGGACGCCACGATAGGGTGAGGGGCGTTGAATATAGTCGCGGACAAATTGCTGGTAGGCAAATGCTTTCACTTGGGTTTTGGAGGCGGCAGCGGCTTCAGCGCACGCATTGGGGTTGAGAATTTCGGAGATTGCGGGGAGTTTATAACGGCGATACGCTTCAATAATGAACGGTTTGAATGCACGGCGATTGGCGGGCATAAATGCGTCTGGTGTGACTTTAACTTGGCGTTGGTCGGTTTTTTCAACGAGACGTGCGGCAAGACTGGTGAGATCATCGGATGGCGGAGGTGCCATACGGACAGTGGGCAATGTTGGTAAAGAAGGAGTTGGTTCAAGGAAATCAACCATTGGTTGGGCGGGTGCTGCGGGTGCTGCGGGCGCTACTTCTTCTGTTTCGTCTGTGGCAGTCTTAGTACGAGTTGCACGGACAGTTTTGGGTTTTACTACTTTAGGTGTTGCCTCAACCGGTACAACGTCGCCTAGACCGCCAGGTGCGCCGCTCACTCCAACGCCGGTCCCCATTACAGTTTCCGCCATTTCAGCGGGCGCAGCAACTGTCAAAGATTCTTGTAGCTCGTATATAGATGGCGGTGGGTCGGCTTTACGAATCTTTGCGGCAGCAATAGGAGATACAAACCGGGGCGGACCTCTTGGTCCTTGAGGACCCTTTGGTCCTTCAGGACCCTTTGATGACATAGTATATCCTTAACTTATTTCATTAAAATAAAAACAAAGATATGACTAGGATGGAACGGAAGCCACTGGAGCGGAAGAATAGTGCAATATTTAAGATGAATGCGGCGGTAACACAATCTCCCGCAACAGGGCAATCACCAACTATGCCGGCGCCAAGTTTGGATTTACGAAAAAGTTATGGTACAAATTGGACAAAATCCAATGTATCTGTGTTGTTTGAGTGGGTTACAATTGCGGCATATAATATACGTTGTCTAGAATTAGCCATCACACATTATCGTAGAAAAATACGAGCCAATACAATTCTTGGCATAGTTTTATCTACTTTGTCAGGAACCATAGCAACCGCTCAAGCCGGTTTTCCAAATAGTGTTGGCGTAAATCTCACTATAATACTTAATACAATATTCATCGTTATGAGTTTCAGTATAGCAATTATGACAGGATATATTAAAATTTATCAAATTCAAGAAAATCTTGAATTGAATATTAAGGCAAAACAAGATTGGATTTCGTTTAGTGCAGATATTGCTTCGGAACTTCAATTACCAATTGAACTTCGTAAGGATGCTTTATGGATGATTATAAAGAATAAAAATATTTATCTTGATTTGCTCAAAACGAATTTAGAAATACCGGTTTGTATTACTAGACAAGCCCAAAAAGATTTGAAAACGGAAACAAAATTAAATATGGATGTATCTAGTTTGCCGCGAATTTTAATGGATATAGCTATACAAGAGATGCGTGATATTAGTATTGATGTGAAAGAAGATCGTATTAGTTCTGTTGTACAAAAACAATTAACGCATTTGGTGACACAGCCAGCAGACGCTGCTGCTTGGAAATCAGAAACACAATTGGATGCTATTTTGGAAGCGGATGAAAAAGCGGATAGTAGTTTAGGAAGTGTAAAAGACGTTCATCAAGTTGTGACGTTGGATATGAGCGGATCGCCTACTCATCCTCATTTGGAAGTACGCCCAACTTGATGAGCGCACGACGACTCGCCTCCTGCTCGGCGACCTTCTTATTTCGTGCGACTGCTGTAGCAACAATTGAACCATCGGGTGCCAATACACCCATTGTGAATGTACGGTCGTGTAGGGGTCCTTCCACGAGTACCTCCTTGTACTTAGGAGGTGAGTGGTAGGTCGCCTGATAATGTTTGAGTAGCTGGTCTTTGAAGTTATTATCTTCGCTGATGAGTGCAACAAAGTCTATCTGGGTTTCAAACAAGTTGATGAGCCAAGTGCGGACGCGCATAAATGCCGCACCAGGATTCTGCTCCACCAGGTCTAGATACATCGCGCCGGTCCAGGCTTCTAGCATACTGCCGAGGATGCGGAGATTATGGCGACCATTGCAGACATCTTCTACGTGGCGGCTGAGGACGATCCACTTTTGGAATCCGATTTTGAGAGCAAGCTCGCCGAGTTGCTTGTTATTCACTAGGCGAGTGCGAAGCCGCGTTAGGAATCCTTCGTCCTGGTCGGGGTAGCGCTCGTGTAGATAGAGAGCGATAACGCAGCCGAGCAGTGAATCGCCGACGAACTCAATTGCTTCGTTGTCGGCAGAGGCGAGCGGCATACATCCTTCGGGTCGTGGGGCGACAATAACAGGTTCGCCGGCGTCCTTGCCGCTGGTGACGGGTCCTTCGGGTCGGTCTACGTAGGAACTGTGAATACAGGCTTGGCGAAAGAGTTCCCAACGGCGGGGTTTATCCTTGATGCCGTAGGCACGGAGAATGGCAAGAATCTCAGCATCCGGTATGCGCCGGTTAGTGAGATTCCAGGGATTGTAGATCTTGGGCTCCTCGGGTGCCGCCATAACGACAAGGTGTGGTGAAGAGGGGTCGCTCATAGTGCTATATCTATCAACGACGTTTTGACTTTAAACGGTTCATTTTTCTTGTGTTTTTCGCCTTCTGCTGCCGCCGACGCCGTGTGCCGCCAACCGCAGATGGAGCTGCTGCTGCTGCTGCTGCTGCTGCTACTTTCTTTGGACGGGTCAAGTAATATGCACCGAGTGCGAGCGGTACGGGACCAACGGGACCCGTGGCAATTCCTTTCGCAACGCCGAGCAGTCCGTCCTTACTTGCCGCATACGTAAAAAAATCGGGGTGGCGGATTTTTAAATAGTAATACATTCCGCCGAAGGCATTCCAGATACTTTCAGTATCATCCCAGCAGGCGGGCATACTTTTGCCGAGCGTAACAGCACCGAAACCCTGTAACATACGACCACCTCTGGGATCGCGCATATATGTTGGAATATCTCGGCAACGGCAGAGGATGGGGACGCCGTCTATGGATTCGGGTGGCGTGAACACCTGACCGCCAAAGTCGGATTTTGTAAACTGTTTACGGTAGGGTCCCCATACTTCACCGGGATATCCAGGTAAGGAGAATGCGTATTTTAAATTATTATCAGTTTCAAACTGTGGAACTACGTTTCCAAGTGGTTTTTTCACGACCTCTGGTCCTGATACAATAGGATCGGTTGCCCAGCGATAACCGGTTTTTATATCAGAAACATAGTGACCTTTTGCTGCTGGTTCGGTTTGTTGTTCTTTGTGTGCTGAAGTAAAATTACTTGATGACTGTCCCATTCCTACTATGTGCTGTCATATATTTCCGCCCGTAAGTCTTTGTTAAGCCAATCGTCGTGCGAGCCTGCATCAAAATCGTAAATGATATCGGTGAGCGCGTCCTTATCTGCCTTCTTAAAAAACGTAGCATTATGATCAAGTAGAGTTTTAACTGTCTGTTTATCAAGTGAGCCGAGACGAATGCCGTCTCCATACATATAAAGAGACTTATTCCCATCTGCATCTAATACAACTATATGTAGTCCATAATACTGTCGCGTTTCATACGTAGTTTCAATATATACAATATCACCGACCAGTATATTCGTATCCGTTTTGACTTTTTTAATCATAGCATTTTCATAATATTCGTGGAGTTCATTAAAACGATCCTTACGTAATGCTTCGCACCATACACCGGCAGCAAACCGTTTGCCCTGAATAGCCGCTGCCAAAGGTTCATATTTACTCAAAAAGTAATCCTTGGGTTTCATATCGTGCGCCTTCGCCTCAATTCGGAATAGGGCAAACATCTCATTGATATGTCCTTTGTACTGATATAAGTCAGATTCATCACCAAGTGAGTGATAGACAGATTGTGTGTGAGCAGTGAATTTACGGTCACCGAATGCCGGCAGTGTAAATGTAAACGTAGTCATACTAATCTGTTAATATAGATATAGTATAAGTTTAAATAATTCCCACCGGTTCGGTATTTATATAGTAAATTTTCTGTTGGGTCCAAGTAAGGCGTATAATGGCAACGCAGCCGCAACCCGACTATTGGGCGATGACGAATAAGCAACTTATTGATATTTGTAAGGAGCACAGGATTTCACGGTGGAGTGGAAAACGAAAGAAAGATTTGATTGCGATGATAAAGCAACATATTGTGATGCCGGCACCTCCGCCGACAGTTGAGCCAACTCCGTTGCCATCACGACCGCCGAGCCCGCTGGAGCGAGAGCCCTATGAATTTTTAGATGAAACGCTTATGGAACACGCAAACAGGGCACGTGCCTATCTGCCGAAATCACCGACGAATGAGGACGAAGAACCAGAGCCAGAGCCAGAGCCAGCTCAAGAATGGAGTGCCGCCCAGACAACGCCGGCGACGGAGGCGCCAATGGTCCGTTTTCCGGTAGGAATGGCGGCAATTTCATTCGCCGACATGGATAACATTCGCTTCATTGAGTATTGAGTTGCTGTCCCGAGTGCTGTGACGGCGGCACCACCGAGACCAGGAATCGTAGAAAGCATAGCAACAAAGATACGCTCAGGGGTTTTATTGTCGGCTTTTTTGATATGAACCGCTTCGGTGTAGACTGCAGCCGCGCCCACAGCCGTCTCCGCCAGACCGCCACGGAATACAGTGGGATCGGCGGCAAGCATTCGCGCGATTCGGCGCACAAATGACATCGTCTCGTCTACCTTACTCACTTGGAACACTGGGAGAGTGTAACGAAACTGTAGGCGTACAAGCGTCTGCTGGAGGTGGACTTCGGTAAAAGAGCCACGGCACCACGAGTTGGATAGGTTAGGCGTCCAATACGGTGCCTCTACAATGTAGCCAACTGAGGTGCCCAGCCCCCGTTGGGCGAGCAGTCGCGCCCGCTGCTCCCGATAACGTCCATCCTTTTGTGAGGAACCCAGGTCATCCACTCGCTTCCGTTCAAGCGTGACAAGTGGTCCTGACGGACTAACGAGTGCACCACTCATATCACAAAGGTAAAAAGAGATATCCCCGATATCAAGATTCCGCTTTTCGGCAATCCATCCTTCATTGCCACTAATATCTGTGTAAGGTGCGCATAGAGCCCATAGCTCTGTCTCGCGTGTATCTATTACTACCCGAATCATGTTCTGTCCTCATCTACCCGCGGTTGTTTAAACCAAAGTTTTTATTGACCCTAAGTGGGTGGGGGGTCTGGCATATATTAGGGAGAGTCTTATAAGATGGTACGCTAGGGGACTAGCAAAAATGGAGATATATCTCCTATATAAATGACATAGGGAATGCCATTTATAAATATTATAATAATCCGTTCTTAATAATAATATCTTTATTCGGGTTAATCCGCCTCATCTCTCTAGAGGTATCTTCCGCCTGGATTTTCCGACAGAATAAAGACTATAAATAAACTCACCGCATCTTTGCGGTTCACTCTATCTGTTTCCTTTTTTCAACTTTCCATATTATGGAAAACTGAAACAAATAGTACAAGGTAGGGGATGTCAAAACGTGGCGTAAGGTTTAATGAAACAAAATATGCAGTAAATAATTTGGCATTGCTTGAACGCCCAGGACAGCCTATCGCAAAAAATTATATGAGAGATCCGAGACCTTCAGCAAATTTCGGATCGCAGTGGGGAATTAGTAAGCAAGGATATAATCTAAATCCGCCTCCTAATTACATTGCGGCACCGATAATAAATCCGAATAACAATAACCCACGACCAAGAGAATTTAATGTACCTTATGTTGTACCACCTCCAAAGGGGTGGTATTCACCAGTAGGTCGTGGTAATCTACCAGTTATGTATTCTACAAATAATCTTGCTTCACTTGTACCTGAAGAGCACCAGAGAGGATATTTTGCGATGCCCGAGGTATTACCACTTTTAACACCAAAAGCGACAAATGAGATGCCAGTGCCTCTTCCGCGTACTTGGCGCCGTCAAGATAAATTACGAAATGCGGCAAATGCCAATGAACTTCTGAGAAATATAAATAGGACTGTGCGGTCTCGTCGTCATAAAAATAAGACTCGGCGCAATCGTTAAATAGATATAGTTTTGATAAGTCTAAATATTAGACTATTCAAATTCAGCGGAGTCGCTTTGCTCGGCGTGTTGAACGCTTCTGTTTCTTATTTGCCTTACGTGACTTGCGTACCTTCCGTCCACGACGTAATGATTTACGTGGGAAAAACGGTGGTGTGGTGCGGAATGAAACGGGGGCGATTCGGTGAGCGACCGTACCGGCAGGTAGAATGTAAGACCGGTCATCTAGACGCGCATTGATATCCTCAACAAGTCCACCGCCGTTCTGTACCATCATTACATCATCGTCGTATACATAGAATCGGCGTGTTCCACCGACCGCCTGGTCGTTCATACTAGCAAGTGGAGCACGTAAGTAGCCTACTCCGAATTGAACGGGCATCCACTGGTCTTCTTCATATTCTGTATCAGGATCTTGACTCCAGCCTAATGTCTTACGTTTGTATATAAGATCGCCGTTTACTCTATTGTTTAATTTATTATTTACACGTGCAATATAATCCTCAATAAAGTTACCATGTTTGTAATAGTAGTATTTTCCTTCAACAATATCGGGATATTCTACCATACGATACTGCGGTAAATTGCCCCACTGAGGGCTATTGGGAGCATGCTCAAGTGCTTCCTGCTTGTCCATTCCTATTTATGCCGCAGTTTAATACCAAGCCTTGGTCTCCGCCGTCGGCGCAAACATCCGCTCTAGGTCCGGCGTCCACTTACGGAAGTCGTTGTAGTTCCAAACGCGCTGGTTATCATTATCTTTGACTCCTCCCTTGTCAAAGAAGGGATCGTTGCGCATATTGTCTGTGATTTGGACAGACGCCTTAGGATCACGGGGCTCATTGCCGAAACCGGCAGTCGTAGCCATTCCGATGGTCTTCGCATCCTCAAAGCGCTCCTTACGTGTCTTAGGGATGAGTTCGGTCACTTCGTACTTGCCCTCATCGGTCTTCGTAATGATAGGATCCCAGTTGGGGTCATTTTCGTATACCTTCATGACCATCTTCGCAACTTCTTGGGTCTCGGAATCAACAACGTGGTCCGAGATATCGGTAGGGCGGTAAGAGGCGAGGATTTTTTGTTCGCGCATATATTCGGCTTCGGAATCGGGAGGCATCACATTCTTGCCATTTACGGTATTGAAGAAGGCGCCGGACTTAGGGTCCTTCCAGTAGTTGTCCATTCGTCCTGCTATAAACTCATCTTCTTTTTCTGCGCGCTCCTCGGAATTAAAGGGTAAATTCGCCCAATCTAGATTGTGCTTTTCCATCAACTGATTCTTAGACTCCTTAGAAATCGTATTACGGGCTTGGTCTTCGGTTTGGAATACACGGGTATATTCGTAGTCGTCTAGTTTATTGATAGGTGTACGTGCGGAGGTCTCTTCGCCGTCCGCCGCCGTATTCAAGACATCGCGGGTTGTGCCCTCAAGGTTATAAGAATCAGGCGAGCCGGCACCGACACCCTGTCCACCGATAAGTCCGAAGATGGGTTCACGGTCATCAGTCACCTGGGGTGGGATACACTTGGAGCCGTTTGAGTAGAGTCCGTTCAGGTAGGTGATATAGTCGGATAGGGTGTAGAAGGTCTGACCGCTGGGGACTACGGAGATACGACCGTCGGGACCACGAACGGCGGCAGTAGGGCATCCCTGCGCCCGTGCACCGAGAATGCCGTTGGAGAGATCGTCAGCTGTCTTATTTGCCTTTGCAATATCATCGGCGTCAGTGAAAGCTTCGGCAATCATCTTAAAATTTGTACGAACAATGACGATGGCTAGCATTGCTAGGCTCACCACGATGAGTAGAATATAATTTGACTTCATCCTAGTCCCTCTTAATCTGGTATAACGAATTTATTCACACTAGGTAGAATGTTCCCTCGTAACCAGCGCGGACGATTTCTACCCCGTAGGGGAGTTAACGCCGAAGAGCCGGTAGAGTTACCTGTCTTGACGCCGACGCCGATGCCAACGCCAACGCCAACGCCGATGCCAACGCCGACGCCGACTCCCACACCGGTACTGACTCCTAATAATTTACGAAATAACAATACGAAGAACAATAAGCCCTCGCCGCTCCTTGATGTGCGTGAGGAGAAGCAGATACCCGAACTTCGTCAACTTATCTTCAGCAGTCCGACGACGTATATTCTGATTCACGCGGATTGGTGCGGTCATTGCCACCGGTATATGCCGAAGTTTAAGGATATTGCAAAGACGCCGGGACGTGTGGCAAATATGGCGGCGGTTCACCACGATATGGTGGAGAAGGTGCCGGAACTGAAGAATGCGAAGATTACGGGATATCCGAGCGTTGTGAAGGTGGAGCCGACGGGCAAGGTGGAGGACTATAAGGTCCCTGGCAGCCCCGAGACAACGAACGTTGTTCCGCAGATGAATGATCCGAAGGTGATGAAGGAACTAGTAAAGGCAGTAGAAACGGCACAGCCGAACGCAAAGATTCCCGGTCCCCAGGGCACCCTGCTCAGTAATACGAACTTCGTGAAGAAGAATGCGCAGGTGACGGCACAGGCGGGCGGTTCCCACGGATCGGTACTAGGTGCGTTTATGGGTGCGTTGAATAAGGTGGGACCGGCGGCGCTCCTCCTGCTGGGAAGTTCAATGCTGCCAAAGCAGACGCGTGGTAAGACGTATAAGTCGCCCAAGAAGGCGAATCGCCGTGCGTCTACGCGTCGTAATAAGCATCGCTAAAAAATTGAAAATTATCCCGTCCGCCCACCCAGAGACAGCAATGGGCGCTACACAAACCAAACAAACCTTTGATGATATTGTTTCACAACTGAAGCGAAACAATATTACCGTAACAAGTACGCACGGTGACCGACGTTACCGATACGCAGTGATGAAGAAGGATGATATGCTTTTCGTTGTACGACAGTTTATCAAAACCGAGAAATTCTCTCTGAGGCACGCTGAGCGTGGTATCTTCTACTTTAATACGGTTCCAGAAGCGCTGGAAATTGTAAATTCGCTAAAGAAAGCAGTGCAGTGTAAGATTACAGCGAGTCTATGGGACGCCGAGAATACATACGAGCGCGAACTACGATTCACCTTTCATACGTATGATGTACAGGAGGCGGCAAAGACATATGAACATCTGAAGGCGAATCTTACAAAGATGTTTATTGAACTGCGGGAGCTCACGCCGAAGATGCAGGCAATTTGTATACTTCCGCAAATTTCTGTAGACGCTGTCAAAACTATGACAATCGCAGATTTCGGTATGAAGTGGCACGATTTCTCAAAGAAGCCGCTAAGGTTTGCACCGGCGCCTACCTACTCCTCATTCTCTCCCTACTCCTCCACCCGCTGAAAGCGTAAAAAATTGACTTTTTTTGCTTCGCACCAAAAGGTAAGCACACGAATGTACCACCCAGAGAAAGATACCCTCCTCTTCCAGTGTAAGGATATCCTTAGCCGCGATGCCTTTCCTGATTCTCCGCTGGATAGCGACGACGACCGACGGTCTGCCGACTCGGCAAAGCAGCAGAAGATGTACCAGATTCTCCTATTTGGTACCGACCCGCAGGGACAGTCCGTGGCGCTCCAAATCACCAACTTCAAGCCATACTTCTATGTTCGGATTCCAGATTGCCTAGCCACGAACGATACAGCAAAGAAGAATCTACAGTCGTGGATTCTGGACGGCGTTCCGCAAGACTCTCTCTACGCCGTTGCCCTAGATTACGTAGACCACGGTGTTCTAATAGACTATAACGGCGGCAATAAGGGAACGTTCTTGAAGATTACCGTGCCGACAATTGCTCTGTGGCGCACCCTGAAGGACCGTGTTTTGGATAAGGGATCTACGCCAATTGGCTACGATACGCGGTCCCTGTTCGGTATCGGTGCCGTCGGCATCCTTGCTAAGCATGCCCCTACGGGTGATATTCATTCGGCGACTCCTGATGGAAAGCGAGTAGCACTCAAGGTGTACGAGGCGAATATTGATCCGGTTCTAAGATTCTTTCATCTACAGGATATTAGTCCTGCAGGCTGGATTCAGGTTCCTATAAACCACTGGGAATTTGCCGATTCCGATGACGCTAAGGTAAAAGTATATGCGGTCGCTGAGTGGACTGATGTCCAATCTGCAGCCGATGCGGGAATGGCACCGTTCTTAGTAGGATCGTGGGATATTGAGTGTAATTCAGCGCACGGTGATTTCCCGATTCCTATTAAGAATTGGAAAAAGTCGGTTCGCGAGTTCCAGGAAACCGGTATTCCAACCACTGTCCAAGAGATGGTCCAGCAACTCGCAAATGCTGTGAATCATAAACCAGGCAAACTTTCGCCGATTTACATCAATACACGTAAGCATCATTTCCCTGTCACAGTAGAATCGCTTACAACGGCGATTGCGAGTACAAAGCGTGAAGGGCAGTTTAAGAATGCGCTGGCGGCACTCAGGGTGGCGGAGAATGCCGATGCGCGTGATAAGGCAATCTTCTCCTTGGATAAGCTGCTGACGAGTACCTTTCCGCCTATTGCCGGCGATGAAATCATCCAGATTGGCATTGTACTGTATCGTAAGACGAAGCCGGTGAGTAAGCATATTTGGGTTCTCAATTCGGTAGATGAAAACGCTGTGAGACCGCCTGGTGAGATGGTGCCAATTGAAGTCTTCTCCTATGAAGATGAAGCGACACTCTTACGGGCGTGGTTTCAGTGGCTCGGACGCACTGATCCTGATATTCTCATCGGCTACAACATCTTTGGTTTTGATTCCCAGTATGTTTGGGATCGCTTGGTAGAATTGGTGGGAGAGAAGGAGGCATCACGTATTACTTCGCCGCTGTCTTCTCTAAAATCCCGCCCTACCAAGCTGGAGGAGAAGTTCTTGTCATCGTCGGCAATGGGTGATAATACGTTGCACTTTATGAGCAGCCCAGGACGGCTACAGATTGATTTGCTTCCCTATATTCGCCGTAATCACAATCTGGACTCGTACAGTCTAGATAATGTATCGGCAACGTTTGTAAGCGGTGGGGTGAAGTCGCTCGCCCAACTCAAAGACGAAGAATTTGTCGTGACAACCAAGTCTACGAAGGGCACGGTCGCCGGTAGATTCATTACGCTGATGGACGACGAGAACGATCGGATTGTGGAGAAGGCGGAAGTCTTAGCAGTGGAGCCAACAAAGATCACAATCCGAATCAAGGGTGGCAAGGCAAAACTAGAGGACAATGGTGGAATCCCCACTAAATGGGCACAGGTGAAGGACGACGTCTCGCCGAAGGATATCTTCCGTTTCCACCGCGGTACGCCGCAGGAGCGCGGCATCGTCGCGCGCTACTGCTTACAGGATTGCGACCTGGTGATGGAACTGTTTAATAAATTGGATATTCTCAACAACTCGGTGGCTATGGCGAATGTTTGTTCGGTACCGGTCAGCTTTATCTTTCTGCGCGGTCAGGGAATTAAGATTGAGTCGCTCATCTTTAAGGAGTGCCGAAAGGCGGACCAGTTGATTGAGGTGATGCCAAGTCAACCGCGACACGCAGAGGGCGAGGAACTCCCAATGTCTGAGGAGCACCAGGAGGACGACTCTTTTGAAGGTGCGATTGTCTTGGAGCCAAAGACCGGTATTTACATCAACGACCCGATTACCGCCGATGATTTCGCTTCGCTATATCCATCGTCTATCATCTCGGAAAACATTAGCCACGATACGCTCATTTGGGTGAAGGACTATGATAATGACGGTACGACGTTCCGCGAAATCCGTGAGGGATCGGATCGCTACGACAACATCCCAGGGCAAACCTATGTGAATATTGAATTTGATATCCTGCGACCTGACCCTACGGACACAAGGAAGCACCCAGTAAAGATTAAGGACGGCAAGCGGGTAGCACGGTATATCCAGAAGCCGCAGGGTACGATTCCTCGGATTTTGGAGATGCTTCTCTCTTCGCGTAAGAAGTGCCGTAAGCAGGCGGAGAAGGAGACGGATGAGTTTAAGAAGTCGCTACTGGATGCGCAGCAGTTGGCGTACAAGTTGACTGCCAATTCGCTGTATGGTCAGTTGGGCTCAGGGACATTCAAGGTTCGCCGCCAGGTTTTGGCGGCGTCTACGACTGCCTACGGTCGTAAGCAGCTGATGTTTGCGAAGGCGGTGATTGAAACTATTTATGGCGGCGGCAAGGACCCGCGCTGCGACGCCGAGTGTATCTATGGCGATACCGATTCTATCTTCTTGCGCTTCCGACCGAAAGACCCAAAAACCGGTATTCCACTGACAGGTGATGCGGCACTCAAGGCGGCGAAGGATCTCACCATTGAATCGGGCAAACTTGTCAGCTCGTGTCTCAAGCCCCCGCACGACTTTGAGTTTGATAAGATCTTTCGGACGTTCTGCCTCCTGTCCAAGAAGCGGTATGTAGGCGATATGTCAGAGGATGGACTCGCACCCGACGATTTCCACCGTAAGAGCATGGGTATTGTGATGAAGCGCCGAGATAACGCCCCGATTGTCAAGTACGTGTATGGCGGCGTTCTAGAACGGATTTTGGACCCAACCCGACCTGTTGGAAGCTCAGGAGTGAAGGATGCGTTTGACTTTGTCCAAAACGCTGCGAAGGACCTTCTTGCGGGTAAGTTCCCAATGACGAAGTTGATGATTACAAAGTCTCTGCGCGCCGATTATGCCAATCCGTCCCGTATTGCGCATAAGGTGCTCGCCGATCGGATTGCCGAGCGGGACCCAGGCAATAAGCCGTCTACAAGTGAGCGAATGTCGTTTGTGTATATTGAGTCAAAAGCGACCCTACAAGGCGAGCGCATTGAGACGCCGGCATTCATCAAGGAGCACAATCTACGACCGGATTATAAGCACTATATTACGAATCAGATTGCGAAGCCGGTCGCGCAAGTGTTCGCTCTGGAGCTCTCCAAGCTACCTGGCGTCAAGCCGCACGATCTAGAGGCTTGTAAGAAAGCGAAGGATCCGGTGGCGGCAAGGGAAAAACTTGCGGAAGAATTGCTGTTTGGATCTCTGCTCAAATCGGACGCGATGGCGACAAGCGGTCAGCGGTCCATTGTCTCTATGTTTGTGAAAAAATAGAAAACTAAATTAAGAATGTCTACCCGCAGAAATAACAATAACAATCTTATTTTTCAAATGAATATGGAAAATCCGAGGAAACCAAACCAAAAGCCAAATCAGAATAAGAATAAGAAGCGTAATAATACAAAGAAAGTAAATAGAAAACTATCTACGGTGTATGCGAATAAATATGTAAATAAGCCGTCAGTAAAACAGCCTTTTGCGCCAATCAATCAGAAAACAATTCAAAATATGAACAAATATTATAAAAACACGCCTTTTTAGCAAAAGGATGTCAACCAATGAAGCCGAGACACAGTCTGGACTTCAGTGGAATTCAACAATAGATAAGATGATGGCAGATTGGTGCGATCAGTCTAAGTGTTTTAATTGGATGCATACACAAGCGTATTCGCGGTATAGTAAGCGTGCTCTAACAATGTCTATTACAACAAATATTGTTATTTCGTTGAGCGGTATAGGAAATTTAATTGTAGGAGCGGTAACAACGGACGCGACGAAAACATCTATTATTTTTGGATGTATCTCTATTGGGGTAGGAATCGTGAATATGATACAGGATAAGTTCAATTGGACGGCAATGGCGACGAATTATAAACAATCGGCGGAAAAGTGGGATATTATAACGCGTAAGATGGAGGAACAATTAGCAATTCCTTATAGCGGTCGTAAGGATTGCGGGACCTTTTTGAAATATATTAAACAGGATATTAATATAGCATCAGAGGTGAATTCAACGATTCCAAAAGACATTCGGAATCAGTGTGCAGAAAAGTTTAGCAAAATCAAGGATTTTGATATACCGGATATTTGCGGACAGGTAGAGCATACGGCAATTTACGTGCCTGAGCATTCCATACAAGTTCCTTTGCTAAGTGATCAGGTTGAGCCTAGCAAGGGCTGACTCTGCCCATTGGCGATACCTACAACTTGTTTCATAACATGATATAGCCATCCAAGTGCTAACACCATTACAAAAAACATAAAGACAATAAACACAATAATATCAGCCATATTTACCGTTATTTTAGCGTCGCAGACTTAAACCAATCACGCTCAACATAAGTAATATGTTCTTCAATTGGTTTAGCCAGCCGCCGAAAAAGTATGTTAATCTCACACTTCAGCCTGATAATAGTGGAATGAAGTATGCGGGATTCAAGGATGGTACGGCTTTAAAGCTGGTGGGAAAGGAGGGAGAGACGATTGGTGATTTTATGCGGCGTTTCAATACGTACCGCGGACCCGAGGAGCAGATTCAAGTACTTTATACGGCAGGCGGTCAGGTTCTACCATTTATGACCGTGGTCCGACAGGATATGACGGCGGTTGTGAGCTGGGTCTAAATAAATATCTATAGAAACCTATAAGAAGGTATCTTATGCCCTCTTTGAAGAAGTCGTCAAGTATTCCCAAAAAGTTAGGAGTAAAAGGGGACGATACGATCCTCAAAGATGCTATTGACTTCCTATTTCAAATAAAAGGAATTCAATATATTCAGAAACACCCGGACTTTGTGACGCCAACCGCTGAGGAATTTTTCAGCCACGTGGCAAATCTGACAACTGAAGGGTCCCCTAAAAAACGGACATGCCTCTCCAATCGTTTTACCTCATTCCTATGCTTTCTGACACCGATGTTCCACGATGTTCATATGTGCTCGTCTATCCTATCCAGTCTTACAATTACCGTCTATGCTCTTACACTCTATACAACTACGAGCAGTTATTTACGTGAAGCCCCGCCAACAGCGCCGTTAAACAAAGCGTTACAAGCGATTGATACTACCGCAACCGTAAATTCTATACGCCCATCCCTATATCATTTCATTACAGTATATATGCCGTATGTTCCGAAGCAGGCGATAGAGAAGCTTGTAGCGGTGACGGAGGAGTTTATGCGGCGCACGCTTACCAAACTACCGACTCATGTAAAGTCGCATTTGCCGGCGCTAGATATTCAAGAGATTGGAAAGGATATTTGCCACGGTTTGGATACAGTTTACAATTATTCGCCCTTTTTTCTACAATGGAAGGCACCGGTTGCTGTATTGTTAACACGGTGCGGTATGGAGCCGTGTCGGTCAATGTGCGAGGAGATTGCCGATTTTGTAAAGTCAAAAGTCCATCATGATGGGCAAATTGCTTAATACCGACGGCGTGTCTGTCTGCGGGTTCGTCGGAACCCTTTGCGTGTGTTTTTACCACCCCTATATACACCAAGATATCTACCTATAATACCTGAAGGTCCCGCATCGGGTTCTCCAGATATACGAGTACTATTAAATACTCTTTTAACATTGTGAAATAGTGCATCTGAATTTAGGAATGTTTGATTAAGACCACCATATGTATCGGATGAGAATTCTCTTGAATCAATCGTAATCATCTGGTTTGCTTGTACATTTGGTGGTAGATAAGCCATATATGGGATTTCATCCGCACGAAGATTAAATTTTAATAAACGGACTTCCATTACTGGATGACGACGGGGAGAAGGACCGGCATTGCTGCGACCAAGAGGTCCTGCTAATGTATCATAACCGATAAAGACGTGGGGTTTACTCCAAAGTAATGATAAAATGGGTAAACTTGCTTCACGACCAGGTTTAGGGGAAAATGGTCCTTCAAGTGTATATTCTTTTCCTTGTACTAAATATCTTGCGGGAGTTCGGTGCGCATCTCCACGCCAATTTTGCTTCGCGACGTTATTCATTTCTATTTAGAGTCAGGAATCTTATTTTATAAAATGCCTCAGTGCGAAGTTTTAAAGAAGAGCGGGAAGTCCTGTGACAAACCCGCAGAGCACACATACGAAGGGCGTGATATTTGCGAGAAACACTGGAAGACGCTACCTAAGAAAGTGCGTAAAGAGTGCCGGCGTCGTGCCAAAGCCCTCAACGAATATACTCATATTCTCAAGTATGTATTAAACGAAGTTGTCAAAAACAAGCGTATGAGTTACCGTCAGATGGCTGATCTTGCGAACGCAGCGGCGGATGTGACCGGTACGCTCAATAAAAAAGAGCGGCGGGATATTATTAAACTGATTATTACAACTGTACGCCTACGCCGTGAAACTACGCCTGCCCAGGAATCTACAGCACTTGGAGCGCTTGGGGAATTGATACAGGATATCTGTGATACATCGCCGGATTAACTGACAGAACGTACTGAGGATCGTCGCCATTCGTCAAGTAAATATCTAGTCCAACACGTGGATGCCGAAATAGGATATCCTGCTCAAAGTAGTCAATAAATCGGCGAATGCCCTCCCAGGAATCACTGCTTCGTCGCAGACCTAGGACTAATGTTTGAAGTGCAGGAGCGTAGAAGGAGCGTTCGGTGTACCAGACGCGCCAGAAGCGTTCAAACTGGAACTCTTTACAATTGGCGAGCTCTGCCTCGTCTAGAATGATTGTGACAACCGGTACGGGTTGGTAGGGACTGAAGTCAATACTGCCGGTGCTTACACCGTCAAAGATAGACATTTGGAAGGAAGAATATGTAATCGTAGTACGCTTACATATCCTTTAATCGTCAGCGGCACTTTCAATTTTTTCAACCGATTGAGGGGTTGCGGGAAACACCACGGCGCGCAGCGGCGGCATAAGAGCCACCGTTAGGCTCACGAATATCGGCGCGGCAGACAGGGCAGTGTACACTCTGATCTAGCCACGAATCTAAGCATTCACGGTGGAACTGGTGGGAGCAGTGGAGCTGCCGCCACTGATGAGAACTTTCATTGTCGGCGTAGGTATGCTCCTGGCAAATTGCACAATTGACATCTGCTCCAATAGTGGAGCCTTCTACAACGGTAGAGCCGGCGTCAATCTGCGCCCGCGTAGCTACGACATCCACCTCGTGCCAAAACCTGCGATTACCAACAGTGGTGGTAATAGGAATATCAATCCCCCCAAGCATAGCACCGGTAAGAATATTAAGGAATGAGGTAGCGTCTCCTCCATTGACTGTGTTATTCGTAAGATTGAGGAGTTCGTTTGCCGTGATGAAGTTACTAGGATTCCTCTGCCGCCTAGGAGGCGGAGGGGTATTAGTTGTAGTAGGTTCCGCTCCTGGTGCTCCCGCTCCCGCTGTACGGGTTGTCTGACCAGATGGTAGGTCTACAGTAGCACGGCGACGAATCTGCGCCTGCGGCGTCACGGGATTGAGGGGAATTTCAACACGAATATTGGATGTGGTAGGGATAGCGTTATTAAATACATTGTTTAGAGCGCCTAAGATATCGGGTACGCCGGCGGGCGGCGCAGGCACAGTATTACGGTTTTGGCTACGACGCCACTCCTCAAAGGCGGCACGGCGCACCTGTGCCATATAGATATTGTAGATGTGCTGCTGGCGAGTAAATGTCGGTTGGAAGAGTGTACTTATACGGTGACGGAAGTAGTTTACCATTTCATTGGGAAACATTGTCTCGTCGTACAGGACCTCTGGCATAAGATTATGTAGTTCATCTAGTGTAGAGAATCCATAGACAGTTTCATACTGCTGAGGATTGTACGTCATCGTGTTGGAATTCATCAATTTCGGTCTATTTTACTTTAATTTTTGATTCTTTAGACGGAAAAAATTTGAAGAGTCTAAAGTATTAAAACAGCAATAATAAAAGAACCGTAACAGAATGACCGAGATGTCAACAACGATAGGGCTGGTAAATTTAGGAAACACATGTTTTCTAAATGTTGTTCTACAAGCACTACGTCTTTCCCCTCCGCTATGTGATATGTTTCTAATACACAATGTTGAGGCACGTAAGGAAAGTAATAAAAAGCAACTTTTGGATGCTTTTCAAATAATTATACGCGATTTCTGGCGGCATTCGCTGCCTCCAGGCGCTAAGCCAACGCTTAATCCCCGTGGGTTTCACGGGGCGTTCTTGCGTACGATTCAAGAGTCAGGAGATGATTGGCACCGTTATGGGCAGCAGAGTGATGCGGCGGAAACGATCCAATATATTCTGAACGGGATTCACGATGCTATGTATAAAAAGGTTATAATGCAAGTGGTTGGTAGTGTAAAGAATCCAGAAGAGCAGGCGTATATCAAGGCGATTGAATCGTGGAATGCGTTCTTTAGCAAGGAGTACTCGCCGATTATTGAGAATTATAACGGACAGACGCAGACGGAGGTGATATGTGATACGTGTAAGGTGGTGAGCACTCGTTATGAGCCGTGGCTAATGTTAAAGGTCCCCCTGCCCGGCGGAGATATGCCGAATCGTACTAAACTTGATGCTACTCTGACCGATTGTTTGAATCTAGCTTTTGCAGATGAGAGTTTGGACGACTATCAGTGCGATTCGTGTAAGACAAAGGGAAAGGCGACCATCAGGAATCGTATTTCTCGTATGCCAGATACGATTATTCTAACCCTCAAGCGGTTTACAAACAGTATGCAAAAGGTGGCTGGTAAGGTGGTATGGGATATTGAGCAGTTTGACTTTCGTCCGTGGATGGCGTTCAAGGGCGACCCATTTAATAAAATTTACACTCCTCCTATTTACGAGACAACGGCGCTCATTGAGCAGCAGGGGTCGTTCCGCGGCGGACATTATCGGATGTACGCAAAACAGGAGCAACAGTGGTATGAATATGACGACAATGATATTCGGAATGTACCCGGCGAAACTGCGACGGGTTGTGACGCCTATATCGCATTCCTATCACGTAAGAATCGGATAGAGTCAATGAATCTACAAACGCTACATCATATTCAAGCGCTCAGGGCGAGTCAGCCTATAAAGCCGCAGGCAGCCGCAGAGGCGTGAATAGTAAATAAAATGAACTAAGTAGAGGTGATATGAACTTTAATCCGTTAAAATCGGTGACGCCGGTGGCACCTAATTCAAATATCATGGGCAATGTTACCAATGCTTTTTCAAACATATGGATAATCCTTGGTATTGTAGTGGTTGTAGCAGTTTTATGCTATGTTTACTACAAAAAGATTGGCTATTATGTTACTTTAGGTATAGATAACCTTACCGAGGTCATTAAGGGACGTCAAACGGTAAGTGCCGAGTTTGGCACAGCGGGTAATATGGACGCCCCTGGAGATTTAGTAGCGACACTGAAGCCGATGGATCAGATGGGGTCAATGAATCGGATAGACGAGGGGTCCCCGCCCCACCCCAATTTACCGAGCGTGCCGAATCGCCCGTCCGGTATGCCTGGAGCGCAGTCGGGTCAGCCTGGTACCTTCCTTTCAGGCATACTACCTCACCCGAATTTTAGCACGGGTGGCAAGCAGGTGTTCAACGTGAGCCGCAATATTTACGCGTATCACGATGCCGCAGCGGTTTGTGCCGCCCTAGACTCGGATCTAGCGACCTACGAACAGGTGAAGGATGCGTACGACCAGGGTGCCGATTGGTGTAACTATGGCTGGGTGAAGGGACAGATGGCGGTCTATCCTACGCAGAAGGAGACATACGAGAATCTACAGAAGGGACGCCCACAGTACCATAACGCGTGCGGACGCCCAGGTATCAACGGTGGATACTTTGACAATCCCGAACTCCTATTTGGCGTGAACTGCTTTGGTGTACGTCCTCCGAAGAATGCAATGGACGAGCTGAACAATAGTGAAGTTGCGCTCCCGCCGACGACTGACGAGATTGAATTTGAGAAGCAGGTCCAGAAGTTCCGTGATCAGCTGGATGATACCACGGTGCTACCTTTCAATAAGAACTCCTGGTCCGGTTAACCCAAATATCCAAACAATAACGATTATCAGTGATAATACATATTGTTCTCCGCTCCGCTCCGCTTTGCCCCGCTCTACTCCCATCTATCCGCATCATATTCGTACTGGTTACTATCAACATATTCACCCTGTTCGTCTTCTACAATAATGTCGGCGTCAACAAGCACGCCAATTTCACGCTGTACGTAAGACAATAATATACTTTCTATCCCTTTGCGCCAACCTGGCAAGTCCTCCTCCCACGTACGTACAGGAAGCCGAGCCCAGAAGGCGTTCCAATTTTTGAAGCAACGTACGTCTAGCCATTCTTGCCACATTGTTTCTACATCACGATTCCATTCGGCAGGATATACCGAATTTGGACGTGTTCTATAAATGTTTACATCTTTATATAATTTCATAGTACACAACGCACTACACATACTGCGACGGAATAACTTTTCGGATATTCCTAGATTGAGGTGTTTTGTCTTTAATAAATCTATAAATAAGTCGTTCATTTCCATAATTGTTTCTGCTGGCGTCCCTTCGTGATCTTTTCCTTCAATACAAGTGTGAAACCAATGTGTAATTTTATTATATTTGATTTTGTGTTGTATTTTATGTAATAAAAATGTATTCATCGCGCCGCCAAAAGCAAAAGTCTGCGAATCCACAAGTAAGTTCTAGAATTACGTCGGAGGTTTTTTGGAACCGGCATCCGCAGCAGCCCCGCCGATAACGGTCTTTTTGAGGTACTCCGTCGTCTTAGACCCTCGTCTATTTTGTAGGAAATCTAGGATCGCCGTAGTCTCATCTCCAGAGCGAGCAGGATGTGATGCGTAGTAGGCGTGTAGTTGCTCTTCTAGAAACCCCCAGGAGAGTGGGTTTGCTTGGGAGCGCGACGCACGCTGTAGGGTAGCACCGTTAATTTGAAGGACGGCATTTTTCATACCGGTAGTCTCCAGATTTGTGAGTATCTTCGTTTCGTATTGTGAGCGCATTGTACGGGCATTGGTCACTTGTTTATTCAGAGCCTCGGCAAGATTGTCAAAATGAACATAGTGCCGGACAGCCTCAACGAGATCTTTATTCGCAGTCCCAGTCGCCATCTTACCTGCGACGGGTGTTTTTCTTTGACTTACGTGCCGAACGACGGTTTTTGCGCGACATATCCTTAAAAGCATTTGTCAGGTTTTGGCTAGCAAAGGGGACATTTAAGTAATTTGCGGGTACTGCACGTGAGGGGGCACGCATAGTCTCTTCCTGTGCCTTAAGATTTGCGATCTCTTTTAACCGAGCAGCTTCTTCTGCTACTATCCTTTTACGATATGCATTAATGTTAGCGGCAGTTTTAGCATTTTTTGCACGTAGTTCAGCAAGCACTTGTGGCTTGAGAGATTTAGGCATAGCGGCAAAGCGCGCTGCGTCTTCTAAGTAGCAAGTATCACACTCACCGGGTATCATTGGACGGTACGCCATTCCTAATGTCTACGGGTGTTTTTCTTCGTCTTGCGCGTGCTCTTACGGCTCTTCTTGGAATTTAAGTATAGTGCTACTAATCCATTGCTGTTTGTAACTCCAGGCGGCAACGACTCATACTCGTGTTCGGCGAGTGTGTAATTTAAACCACTGCGAGAAGGGCGTCCATACTTTGCCTGAAACGCCTTATTATACGCAGCCTTACGACGAGTCTGATTCCACTGCGAGGCGTTAACACGGAGCTGCTGTTTGGCATTATTGGCAGCCTTTTTATTTGCCGCGGATGCTCTATTTGCGTTTGTCAAAACATACGCATTCTGTCGGGCAAGCTTGGGTAAGTTGTTCTGGGCACGTAGGTAAAGGTACTCGGCGGTAGGCTGGGTTGCACGGGTAAGCAGTTCAGGACCCCTGCCTTGTGTTGCACGGGTAACTAGATCCATTTTTTTCTACTAAATGACTAGATTTTTTTAGGCTATAACATAGGCTAAAAAATTAAAGAGAATGTGTCCACCAATCTCTTAGAAAGAGATGCGGTCCCTGTAGGTTTCGAACCTACGACCTTACGGTATTTATGGATTTAACAGCCATATGCTCTACCAACTGAGCTAAGGGACCATGGGAAAGGACAGTATCTCACGAACCTGATTTGAACAAGTGACCTAAGGAAAATTGTTGAGCAGTTTGCTAAAAACTACAGTCCTCCGCTCTACCAAGCTGAGCTATCGCGAGTGGTTTTGTGTTTTTATGTTTTTGCGTTTTTCTATTTTTACTGGGTTTTAATGGGGTTTTCAGACATTTTTATTTGTTTTTTTTGAAGTTTAGGGTGGAAAGGTATAGGAAGGAAGGAGGTGTTATATATTTTTGGGGTTTAGTTATCAGCAACCATTTACGCCTTGGCGACAAGGGGCACCGCCGGCTTCAGGTAGTGAGGCTTGAGGAAGCGCTGGAGGTTGAGGATCTTGAGCTCATCCTTCTCCGTCAGCGCAAGCAGCTTGCGCAGCGCCGCATCCGCCTTGATGACCTGCTTGTCCATCAGCTGGTGGGACTTGGCGTAGGCGCAGACCTTCGTCGTGACCTCCGAGCGCGAGAGCAGGGAGCCCTTCGCAACGCCGAGGAACGTGCAGAGCGCGTCCGAGATGGGCGTCGGCTTCGTGAAGACCGACTCCTTCTTCACGACCGGCTCACCGCCCTCCGTTACGGTGGCAGCGCGACGGCGGCGACCCTTAGACGCCTTCTTGATCTCGCGCGGAATCTGCTTCTCCAGCTTCTTCATGTCCGAGAGGACGGCGCCGAGCACCGTGCGCAGGGAGTTGACCTTCTCCACGAGGGAGGTGAAGTCCTTGACGACGTTGACCTCCTCAACGGGCGCCGCGACGGCGGCGGGCGCCGCAACGGCGACGGGGGCAGGCGCAGGGGCGGCGACAGGGGCGACGACCTTGGCAGGGGCAGCCGGCGCGGCGGCGGCGGCAGTCTTCTTGGCGGCGGGGGCACGCTTGGCAGGGGCAGAGCTCATTGTTGTTATATGTGTGACCGAGGAGTTTTTTGGCTCAATCAAACGCGGGGAATACTTAGTACAGTGACAAAATTTGCTAGCAATCAATTTTGTTCCATCGGAGGGTGAAAAATTCCCGAAAACAGGTGCGGAAAAAATCTTTTAAACCGTTAGAGAGATGGAAAATTCTTGCTCACGCTGTAAAAACATAAAATCTAAGCGGAACCCGAAGACCCGATGCCCTAATACATCTACACACGGCGACTATTGCGGCGTACACTATAAACACCCAACTCCGTGGGTACAACATACAGTACCAACGCCAGGAAGGATACGGCGGATAGCAAAGCGCGCGGAAATAACAATTGCTACACGAACAGCCGCCGCCAAAATACAACAATGGTTCAGGGACCAAAATGGACGGCACAATGTGCGCACGCGCGGTCCGGCATACTATATTCGTTCCGTCTGTGTCAATGATGCCGATTTCTTCTCCACCGATCCGATAGCCGATATCAGCGGCGCCCTCTTCTTTTCGTACAAGGACTCCAAACAGCATATCTATGGATTTGACTTGCGGTCTATTGCCACCCTGATTGCAAACGGGATCAATGACGAAAAGGTAGAGAATCCGTTTAACCGGGACTTTATACCATTGTTAGAAGTGCGGAAAGTCCAGAAACTCGTAAGAAAGCGAACCGCCCATGGGAAAACTACGGAATGGGCAAAATTGGAGCCGTCTACACCGATACAACAGTATCGTATGAAAGTTGTTGACTTATTTCAAATTATAGATCAATTGAACTATTATTCATCACCCGAGTGGTTCCTCAATTTGACCCTAGAGGAGCATCAACGATTCTATCGGCAGATTTATGCTATATGGACGTATAGGGCAAATCTATCCGCCGAGCAAAAGCGTCAGATAGTGCCAAACTATGCAACGACACTCTTCAAGCATTCACCATTTGTAATATCCACTTTTCCTATTGACCGTATGGAAAAACTCAATATGGGTGTTATTCGTATTATGATTACATCGGCGGAGGATAAAAACGATAGAATTTTAGGCGCTATGTATATTATAAGTACTTTGACTCTTGTTTGTGATTCAGCAAAACAGGCGTATCCGTGGTTATATGAAAGTGTTGTAGGAGACGATGATGTAGTAGTTCAACCGGCACCCCGTTTTTTTGGCTTTGGAATAGGAGGCTGGTTGACCGATATTTTGAACTTAGGAGCGCCACAGCCGATGCCACCGCTATTATTACCGCCGCCGCAGACCTAGAATTTTTCGCCGTTGGGCGGATAAAAATTGACGCCCCTTTTTGCTTCATTGCCGATCAGCATTCCCCATCTTGTTATTACTCGCTTATCCTAAGTAACAACAACTCGCAAAGCAAAATGTCCGTCGTAACTGCCGCCAAGTTCTCCCTTTCCAATCTCACCGTTGACCCTGTCAAGAAGGGTCTGGACAACTCTCCCGCGGCGATTGTCTACATCAACTATGCTGGCGGCAAGCTCCGTGTCCAGTCTCCGCGTATGCCGGTCCCGTTTGACTCTGGTGACTACCAGGGCAACGGTAAGTTCAAGCTGAACCTGGACTTCCGTAACCGTACCAGCAACCCGAAGGTTGCCGCGTACTACGATATGCTCCGGGCGATTGACGACTTCGTCATTGACGCGGGTGTCAAGAACTCCAAGAACTGGCTGGGTCTAGATAAGGTCAGCCGCGAGACAGTGAGCGCGCTCTACACGAAGAGTGTCCGCATCGGCAAGGACAAGGAGGGCAAGGACCGCTCCCCTGTCCAGTCGGTCGCCATCAAGAAGAACTACAAGACGCAGGTCTTTGATGCCGTAGTCTACGATGACCAGGATCGTAAGATTGAGGGCGTCACGCCGATGGAGGTGCTGCGCCGCGGTGCCGAGGTCAAGTGCGTTCTGGATGCCACGAGCATCTGGGTCGCGGGCGGCAAGTTCGGCATCAGCTGGAAGCTCGTCCAGGCTCGTGTAGAGCAGGCGGCGGACACGAGCGCGGCGGCTCCTGCGTTCGTAGATGACGATGATGAGGGTGAGACGACGCCTGCGCCCACGACGGCTGCGTTCGTCGCCGATGACGAGGCGGAGGAGGAGGAGGAAGAGGAGGAGGAGGTCGTTGAGCCTGTCCCTGCTCCTGCGCCGGCTCCTGCACCGAAGAAGGTCGTGAAGAAGGCTGCTCCTCGCGCTTAAACACATAAACCAACACAACCCCAAAAAAAAAATCAAACGCATAAATAAATGGATTCCAAACCCGTTTGGGCATACAACTGGTGCTATTTTTTCGCTGTGATTGGTGTTGCCAGTTTAATTACAGGCGTTGCGAGCTTATCACTTTATAAGAAGATGGGAACGGTACTTATTATCGCCTCGGTTATCGCGGCGCTCATACAGGCGGCAACGGCATTTACCCTTTTTTATATGTGCCGATCGTCACTACAGCCTAATATTATGTATTGATATGTTGTAACAAAGTTACACGTTATCAAGCCAGCGTATTTAAGAGTTGGTGGAGCCGCCGAGCGAACGCGAGTTCGCCGGAGAGTTGCGTACAAAACCCTGTAGGGTAACCGACGCCGAGCATCCACCCGTCGTGTTGCACGTCGCCGTGGCTCCAGGATTGGCATTTGCGTTGGTTTGACCGGTGAGGAACCCGCCCTGGATTATGTCGGTGTATGTCTGTCCAGAAGGACCGGTGCCGCGGGCACCAGCGGACGGCGCCTGTTCGGCGTTCTTAGTCTGCGGATTGTACGAATATTGGTCATTGAGGCGCCATCCGTAGAGTGCAAGTTGCTTACGGCGCGCCGTAGTGAGACTCGCATCAAAGTTTGTAGTCGGCATGTTCTACGTAGGTCCAACATTTTCTACAGAACCCCGAAACATTAATGGAGGAGAGCAGGGACCAATTATTGCACCAGGGTTAGGCACGGCAATAGGACACGGTGGAGGGGGCGGTAGCCGTGGAAAATATTGCGCAAAACGCGTTGCCGGGTTATAGGGATCGTTAGCAGCAAATAATACCGCATTTTGAATACTTAGAGTAGTGCCGGATGCTGGTGCGGCAACCACATCCATGTAGGGAACATTATTACTATCTCCACGTTGTACGGGCACCGATACATTGCTAATATACATCGTTGTACACTGTTGCAATTGCATACGCCCCGATTCAGATAGAGATTTATAGGAATTGCCAAGTGCTACATAGTTTATCGGTGTTGATAAAATAGCACTTTGAAATGTTACAGTTGAGGTGACCGTTGATATAGTTGATACAAAAGGCGGTTCTACATTTATAGTAGATGTAAATGTTGATAACGATGATACAAATACGGATGATATAGTTGATATAAATGTTGAGAATACAGGATATACGCTAATTGATATTGGCACGATACCCGGAATAGGAGGACAGTACTTATTGCCTACAGGAAGCGTAGGCGGCTGCGGATATCCTCCACGTTTGTATATAGAATACATTCCTAATCTAATGGATTATATCTTTTATAGTTAGGGATGCCTACCGCGCCACCGCCGTATGGTATTTTGATTGATATCTTAATGTATGGACTATATCTATTTATTGCTCTAACTGTCGTATCATTTATTGTTGGTATGGTAAACGGACAATCGTGTTGCGTAGGACCGAAGAACTCGTATGAGCATTTTCAGGATATTGGGACCAAAATAGATAATCATATCTATAAGTCATTACTGGAGATGACTGCTACAATTGATATGTATACTCAGAAATTACAAAATACAATTGACGAGACGGGTTCTATGAAAGTTCAGACGTGTTCTATTTATAATGGAGTCCATGATAAGTTTGTTAAGAGCAAAGCTTCGGAGGTAGCAGATACATCGGAATTTCAGCTACCGAAGAATCAACAGAAGATAATGCAGATGAACCGTGAAAAAAATGCCGAGAATTCGTGGAAAAATCAGATGGAGTTGTATATGTGGAATAACAAAGAGAAAGGGATGATTGATTGTACTAAGGTAACTATACCAAAGGCTACTATTGCCAGTATAGAAGAGGATTTTCAAGATGTTGCAGAGGGTCCTATTGCTCCCGCTACACTAGAAAATCTATCGCAGGATCTACAAGGAAAGATGCAAATATTTAGCAAATTGTTAGAAAGCCCAACAGTCATAATATGGCTAGCAGAGTGTATATCAATTCAGGGTACATCCAATTATCTAACTAACTATATCTATAATGTACAAGTGAATGCAATGATAGATAAATGTATTTCAAAAGAAACTAATGTACCAGGATTTAAGGATAAAAGCGAGAAAGAACAAGAAGGCATTACAAATCGTGCACAATTTAAATGTAAGATTGAACAAATGAAGAATGGACCTAAGATTGAAGATTTCCAAAATTACGTTAATAATGAATTTAGTTTCCCTGTGCCTTTTCCTACATTTGGAATGTCAGCAATACAAATTAAATGTTATAAGATTCTTTCACAAGGACAAGACTTGCTCAATAAGTTTTCAAAAATGATAGGAGCAACCTATAAAGATACTGTAAAATCGTATAGACGAATGAATAATACGAACAATACCTATATTGCATATAAAAATCAAATAGATAGTGTTACAGATAAAAACTATACGAAAGATCAAGCACAATCATTTAATTCGTAACCCCGAAGTAGGGAGATGCTGAAACGCTTTGGACATATTATTCCTTGGATTTTAGTCATCGTACTTGGGCTTCTTGTTCTATCCATGTTTGCCATGTATAGATCATTTCTATTTCCTTATCCTGAGGGATTTGATGATGTTCCGCCGCCGCCAGCGGACCCCGCGAAACGAATGAGGGCGATTCATGATATGAAGACAGCGGCAGAGGGTGTACAGGTAGAATCGTCTGACGATATGATTAGCAATATTAATGCATTTATATTAAAGGCTATGACAAATATGGTTGAGTCCTATGCGCCGTTGCCAGATTTTATTAATGATAAACTTGGTAAAATCATTGATGTTACCGATGATACATGCTTTATCGTAAGATCTATTGAGGCAAAATATACAAAACAGACACTAGCACAGTTAAAGTCGCCGCCGAGACGACCGACGCCGATAACACAAAAGAATGTGAAAAAGTTTGCGATGAAGAAAAGCCAATTTTTAGCCGAGCATAAGAATGCCGATCTTATAGAATGTTTTGAAGGAGGAGGAGGCACCGATATTAGCGGTGTGGATATTAGCGGCGCTACATCCTTTGTGTCATCCTTGTTTAAGAGCGATGACGAGGAAAAAGGTAAAGGCAAGGATAAGGGTAAGGGTAGCAAGGATATCGGCGACGTCACGGATATTAGTGGATATACCTTTGGAACACCGAAGTCGTTTGATGATGTGCCGGTAAAGGATAACAAAGAAGCAATGAAGAAAAAGCACGTAGAGGAGAATAAGCAGATTCTACGTATGAAGGTAAAATTGTTAGACATACAGACAAAAGTAGAGGCAATTATGAATACCGATGATTATAAAACATTGGTAGCCAAATTGAAGAAAGTGCCTATAACCGCAGAATTTGGGTCAGACTTTATTAAGAAGAACAAGGCAGAGATTGTGGAAGGATTCAAAGATTCTCCATATAAGTTCCCTGTACCTTATAAAAACTCGGAACTAGATGATACACAAAAAGGGTATTTAAATGTATTAAACACATCCTATGTTTTGTTAACGACTTTAGGCAATGATTTAGGGAAAGAGTTTACAACAGCCCAAACTGCCTTCACAAATCTAGTCACTAACTATAAGTTAATAGACCCTTCATATAGAGCCTAAATTCATAACAAGTTCATTCTCTCCTGTCGGCGGCTCACCGTATTCATTAAGGCTAGAGCCCGATGAGGTAGTCTCATCGTCATTAGTTTTTGGACTACCGTTCATCAGACTTAATACGAGACCAGCGCGCGCTGTATCGGCAACAGAGCCAGGCTTAGGCGGACGACCGCGAATCTTGCCCATAGATGTAGGCTTTACCTCCTTTTTGGGCACATAGGGATGAGCTTTCCATAGTTGCGGCTCTGGAATATCAGCCGCTTTATCAACTACTTTTCCTTCGTACACCGTCTTTTTGGACGGATTACGAAGTCGCAGACCGTTAAACTTCTTGACCGAGCCGCCTTTTATGAGAGTACACCCATTGCTTACGTAACGTTCGCAAAGTAAAGGTCTTGAATTCAGAATTTTTTCAAACAAGTTGGCAGGCAAATATTGTAGGCACCAACGACGCGTTTCATCGTACAAGACAAGGGCAATTTCAACCTTGCCCTCTTCCCGCACGGTTTCGGTTCCTATAAAGATATCAATCCATTGTTTTGCAATTGTGTTACATTGGTCGGACGAAAGTAATGCGCCGTCCATAGGATTCCACGCATCTAGGGTTGCGAGAAAGAGCGCTACCCGTTCAACCGTTGGAGAGCCCGACATAATAAGATTCCACATCTTGGACCACACCGGCACAATAGGATCTACATCCCCGCGAAATCCGAGTTCACTCCGTTCCCAACGACGAAGAATCTGGGTTACCCCGTCGGTAGTATACTTTTCGGACGAAATACTCATTGCTTGCGCGATATAATTAATATATTTGCGAAATATATGTATACTGAGCGGGTGAATTTCAGGATTCGTTGTCCTAGATGATAGGCAGCGTAGTTCAATAGAATTGAGAATATTGTAAATATGATGGGGGTCGTCCTGATTCTTCAGGACCCGCTCATTTACCTTAATCTTCTTAAATGTATTCATAAGCAGGGCGATTTCTTTGTCGGCAACGGGAATCCAACTACTTAGTCCGCCGACTACGGTCGCATCTTGGGATGTGATATAGAAGGAGAGTGTAGCGCGCAGTAGCGCATCGGCAGTTTCGTGTTGGAAAAGCCAATTGCGTGTAGAGATACGACGCGAAACAACGAAATCGGGAAAGAGACTGCTGCCGAGTAGACATTCCCAATGTTTTCCTCGTGCGGCGTCCATTAGGATGCGGCTGCCCCGTTCATTCCGCACCGACCCCAGAACCGGTGTTAGAATCCAGGCGTGCGGAATAAGATCATCATTTTCTACTACCACAAGTTCATCGCTAACTACCTCTTCACTTTCTAGGGATGCGAGGATTTCACGTACCCAGGCGTGTCGGCGAAGATTAGGACGCACTTTTGTTTCAGGGGCGGCAGCAGGAGCAGGGACGCCGTTAGGAACGGTTGCGGCAGTTTGGATATGAACCTGGAGTTTTGCGCGGGACCATTCCATTTGGCTCAAATTCTGGATATAATCGTGATATTTGGCGATATTCTCCGCCTCCTCTAACGACGCTGTAATATCGTAGTTAGGGTATCGTGTAGGAATAGACTCACTGAAGGCGACGAGCGCTTGGTTGAAATCGGGCGGAACGTCGGTCACAGTGGAGGATACAATCGCATCACTCAGACCGCATAATTCTCTATAATAGAAATTAAGGTCTTCGGACGTTGGTATATATTCTGTATAGACTGTACGACTATACAGAGTTCTTCCTTCTACGATGTCAATACAGACCAGTTTCTTGACTGTGTCAGTCATTAATTAATAAGTATGCGGATAACTTTAGACTTCAAATTTTGCACACCCTTATTAGGAACGATGTCGTGTGCTATACGACTAAAAGCGAAAGGATCGGGGTACGTGAAGGAATCAAGCGGGAACAGCAATGAATTGAATTCAAAACTGAGCGAGATGATGATGCGGCGGGACCAGGAGATAAACCAAATCTTCCAAACTGATACAGCCCCCTATCAACTAGATAGTGATGGTCCGATTCCGAAGGCAATGAATTTAGCGGTCTATTCAATCGCTCTGGATAAGTATGTTACAGAGAAACAGCAACGGACACTTATGTATAAATCCCCAGCAGAACCGGATTATGAGAATATGTTTGAGGTCGTAGCCACATTTTTATACGCCGTGAAGGCGGAGAATATTAAGGGGTATAAGCCGCCCCGTCGCCAGGCGACGCATTTGGAAGTTGCACAATTTACGACGCCCCGCTGGGGAGCGTGTATGCTTCACGTATTTCTATAATTGTTTGGAATCCAGACATATATAGACTTCGCCCCCGCCTCTTGTTTACGTAGAGGGGTTCGCTTGGTAGTTAATGGAATTTGTAAGGGACGGTACGTAGAATTTACCAGATGCCATCGCAATCGCATTGGGGTCATTCTTGATTGCCAGTTGTACTTGGTTATTGTAGAGATTGACTGTGGCGCCAAGGTTGTTGCGGATTTCGGTGTCTGATAAAGGACGATTGTAGACACGGAATGCGCCAATTCCGCCTTGGAATGGCATTTCGGAAGGAACCCTCTTGTAAAGAGGATTGATAGATGAACCGCCGCCAAGTGAATATCCGATATAGCCCATTGTATTCCGGGGCGTGAGTCCACCCATACTGACGGGACCGATACCGTTGATATATACACTGTGATTTCCCTGATCATATACGTGAACAACGTGCGACCACTGTCCAGAAGGAATTGCACCGGCATTGAAGAATGTGTAACCCTTTTCGTTGGACTGTAGAGCAATAACGAGTTGACCCTTGTAGAGTGCCATGGCTGTATAGCTTTGTGCAAAGGAAGGACCATTGAGGACGGCAAGAATCTCGCACGTGTCTACATTGGGATTGATCCATAGTTCGCGCGTCTCGGCATACTTCGTTGCAATGCCAATTGTCATCGTTGCACTTGTTGCCTTATTCCACTCTTCAAAGGGCGGTAAATTCGTTCCTGGTGGGTTGTAGTATGAACCGTATGGATGTACAGGTCCAGGAACACTGCCTCCAATAATACCGCCCCAAGGATTGCTCCAAAAAGTGGTTAGTCCTACATAGGTAATTGGAGCACTCCACACCAGATTATTATTGCTTCTGATAGTGACAACAAGTGATTGCGAATTAGATGCATTATTTGTCACGGATGCGTTCATGTAGGCTAAGAGAGTTGTCCACTTTCCGTCCTCTGGCGCCTGCCATTGTGCGGGTCCCATAGTGTATACAACAGAGTAGTTTGTCTTCTGATTGCCTGATATTCCCATTCCTTCTCCAGGATAACCAATGTCTTTTAGGGGCACTTCGCCGCTGGCAAAAATAGGTCTAGACGCATCAAACGGCGGCGCCATGTATAGTATATAGGCGCCAGGGCTGGCAGGCCAGTATTGCGACCACAATGACGACCTGTAAGATTCTACAGAATCGCTCGTGTATTTACATTCATTTTGCGAGTTAATCATCTTTGTATATCCGCCGTCGGATATTATATAGACCTTATTTCCCTGGTTGTCTTGGTCAAACCGAGCAATAGGTACCTTTGTAGAACGATCCGCAATAGCAGGTCCATACATTGCAGCAGGGAACGATGCCCACTTGGATGTGTAGGTTGACCGAATTGTATCAGAAGCCGGACCATTTACAACATTGGACGCGGGTAGTCCAAGCACTTGGTTTACAAGATTAGGCGTTCCTAGAACGGTTGTGCCGTCAAGTTGTATGCCATATTTATCAGCAACACGCGTTCCAGAGGCAATAGCCGATCCGACATACATAGCATTTACAGATGTCCATTTTCCGTTTGTCGTATAATCCGCCTTTACAGAAGGATCCGCCAAGGCGGCACTATCTAAGTTGAGGACTAATCCGTCACGCGTTATTCCAACGCAAGGGGGAGAGGATGAGCGCTGCGTTGTGATACCGAGGCAACGCATTACGGCAATATCTTGTTGTACGGGGTCATCCGTCTTTGTCATTGCGTTGTATGTATTCTGGAAGAGTGCCTTCACATTGCCCCACGTAAGGGTATTGAGTTGACCGATTGTTTCGGGTTCTGAAGGGTAATTCGTGCCGGCTGGTTGGCATCCTGCGATACGCCATTGCTGCTGAACACACTGATCAAAGAACGGTCCAGGTGTATTATCGGGCAAATTGCAGGGGTCAAATCCGGTAGTACCGATACAGAGCCACATAGCGGCTTGTTGTACAATAGGTGTACTTCCAGTCTTTATCATATTATAGATAGCATCATAACCGGCAACGGCGTCGCCGACGGATATAATTCCACCTGTGTAGAGTACAGGATTGATAGCAACATTCTCGCCCTTCATAATCTGTATTGCAACCTTATCAAATTGCCCAGGAGCATTGCCTGATTTTAACATCTGAACAATAGACCCCTGCGAAGTGAGTCCGACACCTTGTGCGAGGGAAATGAGACAGGCGTTGCTGATTTTACCGTTTATGTCGGGTGTACAGAGTGTTGGTCCAGGCGGTGCGGGTTTGATACCGTTGAGTGGTTTACAGACATCACTATAACTGCCGCCACCCTGAATGAGACATTCGCCGTTGGGAACCCAGTTTCCATTCATATTGTTGACACAATCATTTTGTGAGTATAGACGAATACTGAAATCGGGTGAGGGATAGCCAAAAGTGCCACAGTTGACTCCTTTTGCTGTAACTAAAGGTTTAGCAGGTGTAGTATTACAAGATGCACCATTCATAATAGGAGGTGTATCGCACATAGCCGCCGGAGCAGTAATCTTTCCAACAGTTAAGGAGTTGGGGTATTTTTCGGTGCCGTCGGCGTGTGTAGGAATTCCGCGACCGGATGATGCACAGAATCCGCAGGCACCGTTGACGGAGGGGGCATCAATACCAATACAGGTCTTAATACGCGCGCAGTTCTTAATTGCCTCTAGTTGTTGTGCAAGTTCAAGGTCCCAAATCCACTGACCGTTGCCGTAATTGGGTATTCCATTTACACCATCATCATTGAGACCCTTGGGAAAGAGCGGACCATCAGCCTGTCCTAAGGCGCCGCTGGAGGTCATATTCGGATCGGGTATGTAATACCAGCCACAGCCTACGATTGCGCGCCTTACGTGACGGGGTAAATTTTCGGGCATTTTTGCGGACCGACAGAATTGAATATCGGCATCGGAATACTTGCTGTTGTTATCAGCTTGAAGATTTCGTACAATAATCTTTTCAGGGCTATTCAAATAGACGTCGGGTTGATTTACAACCGGATCCATAACATTTGAATAATCAGGCATTGCAGAGTTCGTCATCACTTCCTTGCCAAGAACATTCTCTAAGTAGTTTTGTTCATATGCGATAAATTGCGATGTTGCCTTCTTTAGAGAAGGCGGTTGTACACCGCCGGATACAGACGATAAAAAATCAGCCAGAGTGGCAATTATAGGCGGGTTACCAACTGTCGCAGATGCTGATCCGGAGGTATCTTGGAAATTCTCAATACTACTGACCTTAGATTTCCGTAGCACTGCTAATACGGTCAATAACACGACCACTATAGCAATTATAATTAACCAGATTGCCATCTGATGGTTCCTCTACATATGTTTTGTTAAATTAAACATATCTAGAAAATGATTCCCATATAACTTATATTCCGCCAACATAATTATCAGGATTTGCTTGGTAGTTAATAGCACTGATGAGAGACGGTACGTAATATTGACCGCCCGCCATCGCCAGCTGATTGGGGTCGTTCTTGGTCGCCATTTGTACCTGATTGACATAGGTACCGATAGTAGCACCAAGATTGTTTTGGACATCTTTGGTGGATAATTCACGGTTGTATACACGGAATGCGCCGATTCCGCCTTGGAATGGCATTGGGGTAGGGAATTTCTGGTAGAGGGGATTGACAGCGGATCCGCCGCCGAGCCAGTAGGACATATAACCGTTATAGTCTACGCGTGTAAGTCCATTCATTACAATAGGACCAATGCCATTAATATATACTTTATTCTTGCCCTGGATATATGTATGAACAATATGCGTCCACTGTCCTACAGGAATATTACCACCCTCAACGTTAAAGAAGGTATAACCCTTCTCAACGGATTTTAGAGCAATGACGAGATTGCCCTTGTAAAGTGCCATAGCCGTATGGTTGCCGCCGACGCCATTATTGACCGCAAGGATCTCGCAGGTTTGCGTATTAGGATTAATCCATAGTTCGCGGCTTTCCGCAATAGGACCTGGGTCAATTTCAAGTGTCATTGTTGCGCTTGAAGCACTATCCCAACTTGAAAACTGCGGAAGATTTCTACCTCCGTTTGTTTTGACATAATAGCCTCCAATAGGACTGACTGGTGATGGTCCAGAGCCCTGGATGTATGCAAACCATGCACCCTTCCCTGCTCCCGTACAAGGGGCAGTAAATGTATCACCAAAGTTTGATACTAGCTTAATTTTCAGAGCCTGTGCTGCCGGTCCTTTCATCATAACATTAATGTATTGTAAATACATATTGAAATCGCCATTTATTTTAGGCTGCCACTGTGTTAATGCCGTGCCAAGAACCGTAAAGTATGTACTTTGATCACCATGAATTCCGAGACCTCCACCTGGGTAACCAATATCCTTTAGTGGTCCAGCAATCGTCATAATAGGTGCAGCAGCACTAAACATAGGAGACATAATTACTGTGTAGGCGCCAGGGCTGGATGGCCAGTAGGTATCCCATTTGTTAGGAGCATAGGAAGATATATCATCGCTTGAGTACTTGCATTCGTTTTTGGAATTGAGTAGTTTCATGTAACCGCCATCCATTACGCCATATACAGTATTTCCCTTGCTATCCGTGCTAAACAACGCAATTGGTACTGGAGGTGTCAGCGCCTGTGGATTGCTACCCTGAATAGCAGGTCCTCCTAGAGCAGCGGGGAACGGCGGAAATCTAGACTTACCAGATTCTACAATGGTGCCAGGGGCAGGTCCATCTAGTACATCAACGGGGGGTTGTCCGAGTGCCTGAGCAATAAGATTGGGGCTCTTAATGACTGTTGTACCATCAAATTGTGCACCTAGTTTGTCTGTTACACGCGTTCCTGAGACGACGGCAGGTCCAATATAAACTGCATTGACTGATGTCCACGCGCCGTTCATTGTATAATTTCCACTTATTGTACTGTCCGAGAAGGCACTACCGTCTAAGTTCATTATCATGCCGTTACGAGTTATTCCAGTACAGGGTTTATCAAGATAGCGCTGCGTTGTAATACCGAGGCAGCGTTGTACCGCAATATCTTGCTGAACAGGATCTGTAGCAGTCATCGCATTGTAGGTATCTTGGAACATCTTCTTCAAGCCGCCCCAGGTGAGTGTATTAAGCTGAGTAATTGATTCTTTCTGCGAGGGGTAAGAGGTACCAGCGGGCTGGCATCCTGCGATACGCCATTGCTGCTGAATGCACTGGTCAAAGAATGGTCCAGGCGTCTTATCGGGCAGATTGCAGGGATCAAAGCCGGTAGTACCGATACAGAGCCACATAGCGGCTTGTTGTATAATATTAGTACTTCCGCCCTTTATCAAACTATAAATTTTATCGTAGCCGACAACGGCGTCGCTTACACTTATAATACCACCCTCATAAAGCGCACGGTTGACATTAATATTTTCCCCCCTTATAATTTGTACGGCAATGGTATCAAATTGATCGGGAACATTGCGTGCTTTTAACATTTTGATAATAGATCCCTGCGAAGTCAAACCAACACCTTGCGCAAGAGAAATGAGACAGGCATTGCTGAGTTTGCCGTTTATGTCAGGGCTACAGAGTGTTGGTCCAGGCGCTGACGGCTTTACCCCGTTGAGTGCTTTACACGCAGCACTCAAACTTTGCCCATTCTGCCCCATACACTGACCGTCTGCCGTCCAGTTTCCATTCATATTGACAGCACAATCATTTTGCGAGTATAGACGAATGCTGTAATCGGGCGATGGGTATCCAAATGTACCACAGTTGATTCCTTGGGGTGTAATGACGGGTGCAGGAGGTCTGGCGGGATTGCAGGCAACAGAATTCATAAGAGGAACTGCATCGCATACCGCCGCCGGAGCGGTAATATCACCAATTCTCAACGAATTGGGATACTTTTCAGTACCATCTGTATTTACAGGAATAGCTTTGCCGGATGGTATACAGAATCCGCAGATACCCTTGACGGAGGGGGCATCAATACCAATACAGGTCTTAATGCGCGCGCAGTTCTTAATTGCCTCTAATTGCTGCGCAAGTTCAAGATTCCAAATCCACTGACCGTTGCCGTAATTGGGTATACCACCTTTGCCGTCATCCTCAAGACCCTTGGGAAAGAGCGGACCATCAGCCTGTCCTAAGGCACCACTGGAGGTCATATTCGGATCGGGTATGTAATACCAGCCGCATCCTACAATGCCGCCCCTGATATGCGGTGGCAGATTCTCGGGCATTTGCGCGGACCGACAGAATTGCATATCGGCTTCCGAGAATTGACTAGCATTGTCTAGTTCAAGATTTTGCACAATAATATTATCAGGTGTATTCAAATATACGTCGGGTTGATTTACAGCCGGGCTTATAATTTTTCCATAATCAGGCATTAAGGAATTTGTCATAACTTCCCTGTTGAGTACGTTTTGTAGATAGTCCTGTTGCCCTGAGACAAATCTGGTTGTCGCGGCTTTTAGAGACGGTGGTCTACTGCCGCCGGTTAGCGATGTTATAAAATCAGCAAAAGTTCGGCTAGGCGGGGGTTCCATACCCCCAACAGGCGTAGACGTTAGTCCGGAGGCATTTTGGAAATGCTCAATATGGTCGTTTTTAGATTTTCGTAGTAGAGCTAATACAGTGAATGCTGCAACTACACCGATGACTACAAAAATCCAGACGTTCATCTGACAAAGTCCTCTACAATGTTTTGTTAATTTAATTAGACCACGCCTAGTTATGTTTGCTGATGGTGAGCGCAGAAATCATCTTATCAATCCCACGTGTTCGGATATCAGGAGTATCATATGTAAATACTTGGCTTCTTGAACCAATGTCATCCTGATATGCCGTCACGACGTAACCTGGCGGTACTTTAATTGAACTTACACTATCGTTTGGAATGTATTTGATAAATTTGGTAAATGGATAGTTTCCTACATCAAGAGGTACGCCGGCGCCTTTAAAATTATAGTCTGGATAAAATGTGGGTAGTACAACCGGTGGTGGTGGCGCCGGCGCCGATTTACAGGCTGGCGACGTCTTACGCGTTACATCAATGCCTAAACACTTTTTGACGTCGGCATCTTGCGCCTCTGCGCCATTCGCACCTTGTAGAGCCATATAATTACGCTCAAATATAGCAGAAATATCTCCCCAAGTCATAGAATTGTATTTTGTGGTATCCGCCTCGGTTCTAGGATATCCATCGCCGGCGGGCTGGCAACCACTGACTCGCCATAATTGTTGGAGACACAGGAGCGGGAAGGGACCACGTTCATTATTATCAAATCCGCAAGGATCAAAGTTGGTGGTACCGACAACAAACCACTTCGCCGCTTCCCGTATACGCCTATGAATTCCTAAACGCATTTGTTCTTTGATTTTCATATAGAGGTTCGCTGCCGTGTTTATATCAATCTTTCCTCCTACCTTGCCAATACCGCCAATATCTCCACCACTGAGAATTGTATCGGGTATATTGACGCCGATATTTGCGAGTTGTGCCATCGCAACACGATCATTTTCTGTGAGGTTACCGCTCGTTTTTAGAATACGTAGAATTGCGCCACTTGTTGTATAACCGAGCCCTTTAGCCACTGAAATTAAGCAAGAGGTACTTAAACGTCCATTTACATCGGGTGTACATACTGTTGTTATAGGCTTATTGAGGTTTGCGCAATCTTCGCTATAATTTCCGCCAATACGACTTCTACATTGCCCATCGCTAGATAACACACCGTTAAAATTATTACATTCATCTTTACTGTACATACGTAGCTTTCTATCATCGGAGGGGGTTCCAAAAGTGCCGCATTCTGTACCGTCAGATGCGGTAATAACACGTCCTTTTTGTTTTAGAGCCTCACAATCACTGCCGTTCATTATAACTTGTGTACCACAGGTGGCGTTGGTGTTTTTGAGATATTTTTCAGTGCCGTCGCTTTTTACGGGCACAGCGTAGCCACTTGTAGGGCAGAATCCACAGCGTCCATGTACAGCATTTGTATCAATGAGTTCACACATTGTAATTTGCCGACATAGTTTGATTTCCTCTAATTCTTGCGCCTTTACAAGGTCCCATATCCATTGTCCGTTACTAATGAGTCCATCACGAAATATTGGACCATTTACAGTACCAAGAACACCAGTAGATGTTTGTGAAGGATCATCTACATACCACCAGCCACAGCCCTCGCGTGCTCTTCGGAGACGTCTTGGAAGATTTGCGGGCTGAAGTGCGCCACGACAGTATTTATTATCGTAGTCTGTATATTTGTTACTAGGATCTTCAATAAGACGCTGGGCGACAAGGACGGAATCGGATGTGTCCATACCTAGATAAATGTCGGGGACTGCTAATGCGGTTGTCATATCTTTTACACCTGAGTTTACAATGATATCCTCACCATAATTGTTGTAGGTTACATTTTGGGATTTTATAAATGGGGGTTGAACATCCAGAAGATTCTGAAACCCTTCGCTTTGATAGTATTCAAAACTGAAGCAAAGTAGCCCAAGAGTTAAGATTAATATGATAACTCCTGCCAATAAAATCATCCCTACTTATTCAATAGTTTATCATAAGATGATATATTATTGAATAATATCCGCTCGGTCGTTTACGGCTCTCCGCCCGTATAGGGGTGGTCTGGCGGTAATGAATCCTGCTTGCCCCACTTCCACGCTAGGTAGCCTTCTACCTTTGCGCGCTCATCGTCAGTGAGTGCACGGTCGTACATAATAAGCTCGTGTACATAGCCCGCTACTTGTCCTAATGCGAACTGCATTGGTCCATTTAAGAAACCACGTACAGATGTGTAGGTACTATCCGCCCATTGATAGGTGGCAGGTATTCCGTTTCCATATACAGGATCAACAAACTGATTTCCATTGATATTTACACTAGTACGCACATAAGGAGCAGTAGAATTATTAGGATCGGATACTGTTAGACTGACAATTGTTGGCGTATTCATTGCAGTGCCAGGAGGAGCGATTGCGCGTTGTAATGTATTATATCCATTTGTAAAACCTATACAACCATTGCCGCCACCCTGTGCGTAATGGTATAAGTAGAAGTATGTCCAATTGGGAGGATTTACTGTTAGCCAAGGCATATTACCAGCATTAGGATTGTTCGCTGATATAACAGCAAATATTGTTGGCGAGCCAGGTGTTCGTGATGTTTCAACGGGAGACGGGTCAAAAGGAGGTAGTACATAAAACGTTTGTTGGTTACCTACCACCTGTCCATCATTGCCGTACTGCTGCGATTGTAAAATAGAACCCTTGTTGTTTGCTATCCTCACCTTTCTCTGGTATGTAGGTATTACGCAAGAATCATTCCAACAAAAATAGGGTGCATTACTCTTTGAAGCAGCCTGTGCATTACGTCCCTTTCCTGACTTATCCTTCCAAAGAGGGACGGGCTCTCCATCCTGAGGTTGCTTTCCTGTTCCAAGTGGATCATCACCGTCCAGCCATACTGTAATGTTTTCAATTTCCGTCGGCGCCCAGTTTGTACAACCGAATCCGGTGGAAGCTTTGGAGTTTCGGTTGACACCGTAGCACATCTGTACCGCATCGGCTTGCGCCTGTGCTTGTTCCTCTGTGCCTTTGTAATTGGCATTAAAGTTATTAGCGGCTTTGTGAATTCCGTCAAAGTATTTCTGAATTGCCGCAATGCTCGGCATATTCAAGAGTTGACCAATGATATCCATATCGGGTTTGCCATTCTTCATGGGGGAACTAGTACCATTGAGTGAGCACGCCTGGAAGGGATACTTTCTACGGAAATCCGGTGTGCTCTCAGTATTCAAGAGACCACTGAAACGATCCTTAATGCTGGTGTACGTACCCTTGAGTGTTGAGCCTATTGGCGTATTAATTACATCAGAGCCCGCGTTGAGCCATAGGTATTGTAAGCACTCGCCGGTTACATTATTTATTGGTGTAGTAACAACACCGACCGAGCCATCTGCATTATCAATAATGGTTTCACAGGCATTTACAATATCAAAGCCGAAGAGCAATTGTGCAGCGGAGTTCATTGCCCTGATACGTGTAGGAACATTCAAGCTAATAACAGTTCCAGTTGAATCCTTGCCTCTCGTTGCAGCACTGTACAATCCAGTCAAATATGTTGAAATTGCATTGAGATCGCCGTAACTGTTGAGTTGCGACAGACCGCCATTTGTGGTCGTGAGTTTGCCCCTTCCTGGAATTCCACCGGCTCCCTTGTACAATTCAAGCAAGCAAGCAGCGCTGTATTTGCCAGGCATCTGGTCAGCCGCCATACACGCAGAGCTCTGTAGAAGTGCCGCAGTGCTCTTATTTGAGATTAGAGGTCCTAAAGGGGCTTTAGGTATGTCATCGCGGTAAAACGGGTCAGATAAAAATCCAGGTACTTTTGCTGTGAATGTAGCCGTCTGACTATTCGCCTGACTGCTCCAGAACCAGAACTGGTTTTTGACTAGTCCTGATGTAGATGTCCACGCGGGTGCGTTAATGGATGAACTACCGGTGTAGGGTCCGTATAACCGCAGGGGGGTACCACCTGGTGGAGGGGGAGAAAGAGGGAAGGAATTTACCATGTTGATTGTCTGCATAAATGGTATCGTACGATCCGTAGAGTTAAACATCTCCCACTGTATGAGAACAGCACGGAACGAATTTCCAGGCGGGTCCGATTGACCTGGTGTACTGAATTTACTATATAAACTTGCACTTTGTGGAGGCTGCGCACCTATAAATTTATCAAACCAATTGACAATTCGCGTTCCAATAGGTGGAGGAGTTGCAGCATTAATGGCGGTATCTGCCGGTTTATATCCATAGCACCAGACAGCAGAATTATTTTCAGGTTTCTCAGCACTGCACTTTGCGGATGAGGGATTTCCACCAATAGGAATTAAATTGAATGTTGACGAGCCAGTTTGCGCAGCGTAAACAGGACCGGCATCGCCTGTAATAGCACACCGAGGCGCCTGTAATCCACTTGAAAGTGCAGCAGTAACTTGGGGAGATGTAGCTAAAGAGGTGCCAATACGAGTACATAGTGCCTTAGCCGTATCAGATGTATAGGTTGCTAGTGCTCCAGCTCGGCTGACTTCTGTTACTTGGAATACTTCGGGCTGTCCGCCTGTACGACTGGGCTGCTCTTGTGCGACTAATACCTGTACCGTATCCGCCTCTTTTACACCATTAATTTTGAGTGTAAATTCCTGTCCTGGATTACCACCATTGTCTGCGGAAAATGTCCTGCCACTTGCCACATGGGTAACGACAATCTTTGTAATACCAGTATCAAACGGTGTTAGAACGCGTAGAACAACATCAAACGGACGTTCGCGTGGTTGATATACAAATAAATCCTCGCCTGAAAATGGAGCTTGGGCGCAAGGGAGTTGATCTAATGTCAATCCTTCTGCGGTTTTGCCACCGTTGAAACCGCCGCTTTCACCAATCTCTTCGCAACCCAGTTGATTATAGACCTTTTCGCAAGATGGCTGGTCAACTACAAACATTCCGGGAGGGCATTTGCCGAGTGTAGGATAATAATCGGGATACGGGTTTCCAGCACTAGTAGCGGCATCGGCGGCGTCATTACGGTCCTGTAATAGCGATAAGAGACCGCCAATAAATGTACCAGGGCTGCTTCCGTCATATTTGGTACCCTTCTTCATACAAATACCGCAAAGAGCGTTTTCAGGATTTTTTAGTTGGTTACAATTACGTCCCTTGATATTCGCCTGGCACTTGAGCGCTTTAATGTATAAGTCGTTTGCGGGAGGCAACTGGGGATAAACTGCCTGGGGCGCAATGCCTAGATTCGTAGCCGACTCACCTGAAGGAATATCGTCGGGAGTTTGGAGAGCCGTCACAATTTGTTTATTCGCAGTAGATGTTGCGTTATTAAATTCCTGTACATATTGCGACGCCGTAAGATCAGTGCTAATATTTGCAGTCGCTACACCAAAATTGGGAAGCACCGGGTTGAGCGAAGCAGCAAGGGGATTATATGTCTGCATCCCCTTTGTGCCCATGTTTAGACGGTCCGCCTTGTACGATACCATATTTACAGCAAAACCCTCAGGATTATCATTTTTACCCTGAGCAACAGGGATAACAAAGGTAAAAATAAATACTAAGACAAGAAGGACAACAATTACTATTCCTCCAATTTGTCCTCCAATCATTACTCTAATTAATGTTTCTAAATATTTGAATGGATTGGCGCATAACAATCTATTCAATTATTGTTTGAAATACAGGTTACTATGTAGCAATAGACAAGATAAAGATGCCGGAACCACCAGCGCCACCGGATGAACCACCGTTACCGCTATTTGCAGGTGCTGTGTATCCAACTTTGGCATCGGGTGAACCGGCACCATAGGTTCCACCTGCATACGAAATGCCAGGACCTCCTGCCCAGTAATCTAGGGGGACACCGCCAATACCACCACCAGCATTGGATATAGGGCTTCTACTAGGTCCGTTTGTAGAAGCACCTTGCGCGCCGACGGATTGGCAGCCGCCGCCACCACCACCACAGCCACCATTAGTTGCACAGCAGTATTGCCCTGTAGAACCGCCATATGCTCCGCCGATAGCAACAATGGGCGTTATACTGTCCGCGGTAAAGGTTGTATTTCCACCATTCTGTTGTCTGCTACCAGGTCCGCCGGCACCAATTGATACAGCGTATTGTATACCTGGGCTGAGCGATAAAGGCGAATTAATAAATTGTGAGGGAAATGCGGAAATACCTGGCACGTTTGTCTGGAGACCACCAGCACCGCCACCGTTTTTATTACCGGCGCCACCACCACCACCGACTGCAAAGTAATTGATGTCAACCTGGCTAGAGGTTGTGACAACTGCATTACCGGTGATTAAATAGTATGTAGTGCCGTTTACGGTAATCTGGCTGAAGGGTCCTGCGACAGAGATGCTGGGCGGCATTGGGACACTCGGCACACCTATGACCGTGAACGATTTAGCATTTGCATCATCTACTGAACCGGCAAAGGGAGTATTCCATATTTCATTTGGCGCCTTGGACTGGCTGAAATATTTATCAGGGTAATTTGTTGATTGGAAGGATACCATGTTTGAATCATTGTTGAGCGCAGCCACCACTTTCCAAGAGGCATCATTTGCGAACAACGTACTGTTATCTTTGCGATGAGCCCAGACACGCCAACCCGCGTGGCGTAAATACAGCGGTGAGGGGTCAGTTGTCTGGAAGCTAATACAACCTGCTTGTCCGTTGAGCGGCGATGCCAAATAAAATGTAATGTTTGGTGTGTTTTGTCCGCCGCCCAAAAAGGATGTTCCGTTTGAATAAAATACATAGTTTGTCTTTTCGGTAGGATCGCCATTATTGATATAACAGGTGATGCCTGGAGCAACCTTGGCGGGAGGAATGAGTGTACAACCGGCACCAAGTTGGTTCGCCTTCACTTGGTTAATACCGTAGCACTGTTTCATAGCAATCGCCTGTTCCTTTTGGTTCTTACCGTAATTGGCTGTCTTTTGAATACCGTTAAAGAAGTTTTGTACTGCTTGTAAGTTGTCCATATTTGTGAGTTGACCGATAACCATGTCATCGGGTTTTCCGTTCTTCACAGGAGCCATTGTACCAGTGACTTGGCAAGCCTGGAAAGGGTACTGATTACGTCTATCAGGAGTGCTCTCATTGTATCGGAGACCGCTAAAACGATCCGCAATACTTGTGTAAGTAGCAGAGAATATAGTACCGGCAGCCGCTGCCATCGGCGAACGATCGGCATCGGTTTGATTGTTGAGCCATAAGAATTGGAGGCAATCGGGTGTTACATTGCTCATCGGCTTTGCTACGAGACCAATAGAACCATCTGGGTTATCTACAATATCTTCGCAGGGGTTTGTAATCTTGAAACCGAAGAGTAACATTGCGGCAGAATTCATTGCGGCAATACGAGTGTTCATATCCATACTAATAACGTTGCCATCACTATCCTTACCAGTTGTAGCTGTACCATATAGTTCATCAAGATAACCACTAATTGCGGAGAGATCTCCATACGAATTGAGTTGCGAGAGACCGCCGTTGTCTGTAGCAAGTTTACCCTTTGAGGGGTCACCGCCGGCGCCCTCAAAGAGCGAACGTAGGCAGGCAATACTGTAGCTGCCTGGGCTCTGATCATCCTTAAAGCAAGGTGACGTTTGTAACAACTCCATTGTAGCAGGATTTGTAATAAGAGGACCCATAGGTGCATTTGGTATATCATCCTCATAATACGGGTTTTGTAGATATCCAGGAACGCGGGCAGTGAATACAACACTTTGTAGTGAAGGATTTCCACCCCAGAGCCAGAACTGATTTTTCTGCATAGACATACTTTGAGTCCAGGCAGGACCCCTAATCATTGCGCTATTGGCAAAAGGACCTATTAAACGGAGGGGGTTCGGACGATTCGTCATAGGAATAGTATTTATATGGGTTATTGTCGGTTGGAAAGAAACATTACGATTGAGCGAATCCTCCATCTCCCACTGGATAAGAATGGCGCGCTCCGATGTTCCAGGCGGGTTTGTACTATTGGGATCCGTATATTGACTATATTTGCTAGCACCCTGTGGAGGCGATGCCTTATTTTGAAACGATTCAAAGAAGTTATAGATTTTCGTATTGATAGACGGTTGATTATTTACTACAGTCTTAATCGGCTTGAAACCATAGCACCAAGCGCCGTTGGGGGGATTTTGCGAAGGGCAGAAATCGGTGCCGGCGTGAGAGCCGTATCCAACAAATCCTTGGTAACCACTTTGTACGGAATACATAGGCTGCGATCCGTCCGCTGTCATACCACACTGAGGCGCCTGTCCGCCCTGTACATTTGATTTCTGAAGTTGCGCTTTTGTAGCCAGTGTCGTAGCCATACGAGTACATAGATCACGTGCTCCCTGTTGGTCGTATTTCCGCATACCTCCCTGCGAATCCGTTTCATATACATAGAACACTTCTGCCTGTCCCTTAGGGCGGTGGGGCTCTTCTTGTATGACCATAATGTTTACGGGGTCCTGTTCCTTGACACCGCGGAGTGAAAGTGTAAACTCTTGTCCAGGATTGCCACTGTTATCCGTCGTAAATGTACGATTTGTAGGTATGTGTGTTACAACAACCTTGGTAATACCCGTTCCATATGGCGTCATAAAGCGTAAGTTTACATTATAAATTTTATCAGGCGGCTGGTAGACATAGACATTTGCTACAGGTGCCTGTGCACACGATACAGCAGGGATTTCAAGCCCCTCCTTTGTCTTACCACCTTGGAATCCGCCGGAATTTCCAATTTCTGTGCAATTCAATTGATTAACCGCCTTTTGGCAAGAGGCAGAGTCTACGTAGAACATACCAGGCGGGCATTTGCCAAGTGTAGGTTGATGCATTGGTATCTCTCCGCTGGCTTGATCAATAGCATCATTACGATCATGTATGAGTGATAATAGACCACCAATAAATGTATTTGGTCTTTCCCCATTAAATCGGGTACCAGCATCAATACAAATGCCGCAATCGCTATACTTTGGATTGTCTAACATTGAGCAGCTCTCGCGATTTTTAATATCCTTTTCACACTGACGCGCCTTTAGTAATAAATCGTTGGAGGGGGGCAGCGACGCTTTTACACCAAGAGGTGAGGGAGCCATATTTGTGGGAGATTTCACCGAGGGTGCTATATCTGGATTTCCCATGGCTTGTAAAATATTCTTATTTGCCGTTTTTGTTAGTGAATTAAATTGCTGTAAGTATTGGGAGGTTGTCAGTTTTTCATTATTATCAATATCCGCCGGCGCTACAGCAAAGGTCGGCAGTATAGGATTTAGACTCGCACCAAGATTATTGTAGAGTTGTTTGCCACTCTCAACCATATTTTTGCGCTCACTGAGATAACCAGCCATATACGATCTGTAACCAGCAGTAGAGCCGCCACGGTCGGCGAATCCCTCTTCATAACGGCGTTTTACCAGAGGTACAATAAAGGTTGTTATAAACACAACCACTAGAACTAAAATGATTATGGTGCCTGTGTTAAGCATCCCTCTACCAATTACATAAAAATAATATCGGTAGAGTTTGTCGGGAAGAGATTTAGACATTATCGGGACGAATATTGGATGTAGAATCCATATCACGAGTGATAATGCGTAGGACGAAATTCGTCTGGCGGCTCATGTTGATGAGGGCACAGCCGGTCTGGACAGTTGCCGGCGTGTTGAGGATGTAGGTGAGACCGGCAGTAGAGCCGCTGGTCGCATCCTCCTCCTCGGATAAGAATCCGCCAAAATAGGAGGGACCTAGATTGCGCGTTGTGCCACCCGTGGTGGCAGGATTGTCAAAGCGGTTGCGGACAATGATGACGTTACAGTAACCGGCATTGTTACGTCCAAGATTGATGGTGGAATCGCCACCACCTGTGACAGCGATAAAGCCAGTCGCAACCACATAGAGACCAGATTTCTGGTTAATATAGTTCGTAAAGTCTACAGCTCCGCTGGCTGTGAGTGTGCTAGAGGGCGTAACGGTACAGCCTTGTATATTAATATTATCACCTTCGGAAATAGCACTGAATAAGAAGTAGTTCGTGGTTTTGATGAAGATGTAGGGATTCTCGGCATCCGTCGCCGTTGCGCTAGAGTAATTTGTATTATCAGTTGTGGTGCCGGTACCGCCGAAGTTTGTGAGCAAATCGCTGAGTTGAATACGGTTAATGAAGAAGACATCGGGGTCTGGGCTGATGAGCTCCGTATTATGCCGCTCCATACGAATAGATAGTTTATTGAGTGTTGCAAGGGGCGTCGGTGTATATACACGCTGCGTCTTGAGGAACTTGGGAATAAAGCCGGTGTAACCGGTCTTATCGGCAGGGACAGCACCATTTCCAGCGGATCCTGCAGGTAAATAAGACTGGGGAACGTATAAATCGGAGGACCAGGTCGTATCGTACTGGACAATCGCAAACGTATTATCCTCTTCAGGATTTGTAGAGAAGGAGTTGTTATTGAGCTCGGCGATACGTACACCGGCAAAGGGCAGAGAGAAGATATTTACTACACGGCTGGTGTCGTAGGTTGGCGTATCGGCGGTTACACGTACAAGCGCTGTGAGCGACTCAATCGGCACAATTGCCTTCACGAACTCAATACGCTGGATATTACGGAAACGCTGCTGGACAGCACCATTATAGCCGAGAGCCCCAGTGGTATTACCTGTATTGAAAATGACGGAGAAGTTATAGCGGTTTTCACTATTATTGAGGAGCCAGTTACGGTCGGAGCTCGTAATGAAGACGTTGTACTCGGTTTCGCGGTACTTGACGACATCCTCCTGGGGGATGATGTAGTCTTGAGGGCGAGGTGCAAGCTGGGGCGGCGGCGGGTCGGCTTGAGGCGGGGTGGGCTGCGTCGCCGAGGGCGGCGCCTCCTCGCGAATCTCTAGACGGGGCGGCATCACCGACGCCGCTCCATTCTGAGCTGACTCCACCTTCTTGTTCGGAAAGGCAGGAGCAGGAGGCGCAATAGGGATGCCGAGGGCACGTGCCTGGTCTTCACGGCGCTTCGTCTCACGCTGCATCAACAGTACGGGATCTTCCTCTTCGTCCAACTCGGGCTCGGGTGCACGGAAATCGGGGAGACCGACCTGCGGAATAGGAATGGGTGCACGGGATGCCATCATATTCTCGTAACGGGTGCTAGTATCCTGGAACAGGCGAGATACGTCTTCGCCGCGCGGATAGGTACCTACAGAGACCGTAGTAGGGGGCTGTGCCGCCTGCTGCTTGCGCAGCCAGGCGTCCATAGATATTTCCGTTTCACGGATGACTTCGGTCGCAAGGGCATTCTGTGGCTTATCCTGACCTTGAACACGGGCAACCTCTGTCATAAAATGCTGGGTGTACTTTTGGAGTTTCTCGTCCACCTTTTCGGGTAGAGCCGAGAGTCCCATTTTTTTCGCATAGCGTGTGCGTAAAAATCCTACGATTTTGGAGTAGTTCGCCCCGTTTAGAAACAAGTTCTGCTGCGGACCATTCGTGCGTCCGGACATCTTTCTAAACTACCAACATATATCGTAAAATTCCAACAGAACGCTGAAAGATTAGATACAGAATGTTTTTAATGCCTCCTCTAAAGCCCCTTTTCGCGGCGTCTCTTCGGCAAATATAATATCACGAATCTTATTCATTTCGTCATCATTGACCATATTTTTACAAATATCTAGAAACTCTTTGCCTTTGAGCAAGCATATAATCACTAATAAGCAAAATGCGCCACATTCCGATGTTTTTCGCTGATGGCGAATATCATTGTAATAGATATTCTTACAGCCCTGGTCCTTACAACGTTTAAGAAGTCGTACAATTTCCTCTTGAGGTTTGTATCCGTACGAATCGTAATAGTAGGCGGCGCTCTTTTCAAGATCAATAAATGCACATACCCAATGCGAGCCCGGCTCATCGTGAGGATCTAAGTTAAAGATAATGCCAATCTTTGTTTTTCCTTTTTTGGCTAATTCCTTCAAATCAAGATTACATAGTTCATTGACAATACACTTCCCCCAGTTGTTTTCGTCTTTGGCATCAAAATCAATAGGGACGGGACCGATAAAATCAAAATACGGATAGGCGTCTTCGTATTGTTTCATTACATCTTCAATATTATAACTATCTAGCCAATCGGTCGGCTTCTTATCCCATTTTTGGGGCTTTTCGGGTTTGAAAAATCCTTTGAGCGCTTTCTTATCGGTGTCAGATATTCCAGGCATTTTCTTGACGGCGCAAAACTCAGTATCGCATTTGTAGTGCGATTTCATCTTTTCGCGTAATTGATTCCAGAGAGTTAGATTGTTCTGCGACTCTTCGCCGGCAGATTGTTTTCCATTTTTCCGTGTCTTTCGGACACTAATTTTATGCCGGGGATGAGTTTTGTTCCACGCACGAGTTAAGCGCTGAAGAGCAGTATGTGGTAAACAAGTGTCCCCATCCCGGCGATGTAACGCAGGACTACATTGAAATGTTGACATTGTTGACCGGCTTCTTATAGTATAATTAGAAAAAGATGAACCATTGTAAATGGATACACCGAATCCTTCTTGTAATAAGTCTCAAGCCGCAAGGCAGAGAAAGCAACACGGAGATCCGGTGATTAATGATGTCTACTTTCGCCGATTCTTTGTACCACTTATTGTATCTATTCTGGTATTATGTGGCATTGCAGTTGTTATATCAACTCCACCCGGCACCGGCGTTAAATGGGACGGCTTTGCAATGGCGTTTGGAGATACAGCCAAGGCAGCAGTAAGAGGAGGTGCTCGGAGGCGATAAACTAAATATATAATAGAGTATGTCGTTTAATTTGCCGTATGTAGTCTCGGCATCTATTTGCGCGATGTTAGCCATTGTTGTAGGAGTTACCTACGGCACGCTCTTGCCAAAGGATTCGGCACAAAACACGAAACTTATGGCGATTGTGACCGTATTTAGTTTTGTTGCCTCGCTCGTTGCCTACGCGCTTGCGCTGTATCATTTCAGCCACAATCCTACGCAAATGATTCAGTTTATCCTTGGAATTGTTATGATTGTTATATTGCCATGTACACTTGTGTCGGCAAGTATAGCCACAATTACTATAAGTAATATGCGGGATACGTTGGCGGCGGGCAGTCAGTGAACCCCACCCCGTCTAAACCCATCACTTCATCATAATCAGTAATGATGAAGCGATTGGATATTCCTTTCCTATTTATTGGTCCTACGGGATCCGGTAAAACGAAGGAACTCCGACGTTTGATTGAAGAAGAAAATAAGGGAAAGATTACATATCCGCTAGAAACCAGGACATTTACGGTAGGCGATAGTTATGAAGCCCGAGTGTTTACAAGCCCCTATCATTTTGAAATTGATATTCCGAACCTATCAATGCAAGATAAACAGATTATTGGCGATTTGCTGACGAATTTCTTTTCAAGTGGTGATGTGCTCAATAGCCTACGGTCATCATCGCGTAAACTGATTGTTCTACGACGCGCTCATAGTCTGTCTTTAGCCGCCGCTATTCGTGTCCGTGCCATCATTCAACAGTTTGTTCTACCACCCGAAGCCTCTGGTATGCTCTGGCTCACTGCACGCGAAATAACCGGTCCGCTTGCGCTTCTAGATGACGCGTTTGTACGCTACCGTATGCCGCGAATGAATTATGAGACGTGGCAAACCGCTGTTCCGTCGCTTTTTGCGACTCAACTTGCCTATGAGAAATGCGAAGGGCGTATTGAACGTATAGAGGAAATTCAGAAGTATTTGCCGAATCAGGTCCCAGCCCAGTGGCCGAGGCGTATTCAAGATTTCTACGACGAGATGGTAGCGTCGCTCATTCAAAATGCACGGTCCGGCAGGAAACCCGACCTCAAAGTCGTTCAATGGCTAAGGGCAATTGTGTATCAGGCACTCAGTTTCTGCCAAACGGGTCCTGAGATTATAGATAGTTGTGCCGCCGCCATTCAGCGCCAACATACCCTCTTAGAGCCGCATGTCTTTTGGCTGGCGATGAAGTCGCTGACAACCGCCGAGCCGCATACATCGTATCGTACACCCCTATCACTAGAATCAGCAGTACTCTTTTTGTTTGAAACGGTAAGAACCAATTCAACCTTACTGCCGCTGCAACAAGTGCGCGAGCAAATACAAATACATAAAAAAGACATACCAGTACAAAATGAGCCAGTCGGCACTAGCCCTGCTCCTTCCTCTGCCCCCGCTGAGACCGCAAAGGCAGCCCCAGCCGCTAAGCCCGCAAGAGTTCGCCGAAGCAAAAAAGCAGATATCTAGCGGCTGGGAACAGCAGACTATTTTCTCTTTGTTAGAAAACCCAGCCACTAAGGGATTTAAATATGAGCTTTGGCAGGGAAGTACACTGTTTTTGATTACACCGGTCCTCGGTAAGGCTACGGAAGTTGCACGAACAACCGATGCCATTCTTAAATGGTTAGGCGCCGCACCAGGATTTAATATTTATATATGGTTTCGCAATGATCCGCGTGAAATCAAGGCGAATCAGTGGCCGACGAAAGCCCAGGTGAACGGCGGATGGACTACTGTCGGCACTCCGAATATTGTAATTTATCGTAGCGAGGAATGGGAGCGGGTACTTATTCACGAAATGATTCACGCAATGAAGTGGGACTGGGAAGTTGGACCGACACCGGCACCTTGCTGGAAGATGAATAAGACCGATAAACTCAATCCGCATTTGTTTGAAGCGTGGACGGAGTTGTATGCAGAATGGCTGGCGTGTGCGTGGTATGGAAAATTGTGGGATAAACAACGTAAGTGGCAGGACTTACAGGCAACACAGCTTTTAGCACGGGCAACCCATAAATGGGAGGAAAACACAAGCGTATTTGCGTATTATGTGCTCAAAGCCGCCCTCGCACCCCATTTTGAATTTTTATGGGTTTTTGGACAGGGGAAAACTCCTGAAGAGAAACAGTATGTGATGTGCGGTTTAGTTACACCTGAATTAACCCGCTTACGTAATCTAGCAAAAACCACCGTTCCACAGGATATGAGTATGCGAATGAGTGTACCGGATAAGACATGAAAAAATTGACTCCTCTACTGTCAAACCGCTAATTCAGCATTCCGAAATACGTGTTCTATACTTCCTAGAATTTCCTACTTCTTACTATGGGCATCCGTGGATTAACCGGCTGGATCCGGTGGGCAGCACCGGCTGCCGCCAAAAAAACACCCGATTGGGCTTCCTACAATACTAAGCGTGTCGGCATTGACATTCTTGGTTTCCTTTACAAGGCGAAAGCCAACAAAACACATCCAATTACTTACATTGCGCACCTGATTGCGAAATGTAGGGAATACAATATTATACCTGTGCCGGTCTTTGATGGCAAGCCACCTGATGAGAAGCGTGAGACGATTAAACAGCGAAATGAGGCACGACTAAAGAATGACCAGAAGCGGCAGCAGTTGACGACCGATATGGAGAATGCCGAGATGACGAATGAGCAGCGCAATACTCTGGCGAAGGAGATTGGCAATCTCGCATCGGGGTCGGTCTATGTAACGACCGATGAGCGGGACGAGGTGAAGCGACTCTTGTATGCGGCGGGGGTCCTCTTTCTGAATGCCAATGGCGAAGCGGACAATGTGCTGGCGTATCTGATGCGCCGCGGAGAGCTGGATGCGGTGATGAGCAATGATATGGATCTGTTGGCGCGCGGAGTTCATACGATGCTGGTTCCTGAGCGGATGGGCGTTCCAGGCGATACCACGGGTTGGATTGTCTATGAACTGAACAATATTCTCCATCACGCCGGACTTACTTACCTACAGTTTCTGGAAATGTGTGTTCTGATGGGATCCGATTATACGAATAAGGCGAAGTCGCTACCGTTCAAGCAATCGTACTTTACCATCAAATACAAGGGCAATCTTCATAAGGCACTTGAGTCTATCCATATTACTGACTTCCTTCCGTACGACAGGGCGATTGATATGCTCAATGGGCGGACTGAGACAGCGGAACTTCTTATGAGCGAGAAGCAGTGGATAAAGTGGTCTGCTTGGAAGAAGGGTGATAAGGACGTAATCAGTAGCGAGACTCCTTACTTGGACGAATTGCGTACAAATCATCTGAAGGATATGGACGCCGATGAGTTCAGTAAACTTTTAGAGATCTGATATCTTGGTGCTGTAAGTCATTGTTGCTGATGTGCGCATTACCATATAAAATGTTCCAATGGTCAAAATAAATAAAATTAAAAAGAGTATTGCTGAAAGCAGTATATATGGAAAAATACGATTAATAATATGTGAAATAATCGGGTCCAGGACCGATTGGATTCGTGCTTGATTTTCGGGAGACTTCAATAATAATAGTACTTTATCGCCTATATGTTCTGCTAAATCACCAGTTGCTTCTGTATACCGGTCTCTCTGTGATCCGTTCGTCATTGAAATGGGGTGCGGAACTATTTTTCAACGTACATCGCAGTTCCAAACAGAACCAATGTTTGGAGTCCCGGAACGTCGCGCTGATGGCAACAGTGTTTATTTCTATGTACCGATGGCGAGCCCTACACGGCTAGGTGTACGTCTACGAATGAATAGTAAACTTACAGTTCTTCCCGAGGCGTCAGTACAACAGAAGTTTGATAAGCTTGAGCAGACTGTTCTTGTTGAGCTGACAAAGACGGAGACGTTGTTTAAGAATAAGCCGTCGTACGATTCGTTACAACGTATTACGCCGCGATGGGGTATAGTATATGATAAAGACGATAAGCCTCACTGGAGCGAGTATACAGAGAAAGAGTTTTTCTTTGATGTGAAGGAGGGCGCATATACCAATTCTATTGTTGATTTGGAGTTAATTGGTATTCTAATTACCCGGTCTACCATTTCACCAAAGTTTGCAGTAAAGTTTGTAGAGCCCGATACCAAGACTGATGTCATTGATTTTGATTGGCAGACTCCGGCTATTCCAGCAAAGGAGATTGAGGAGGTGAACGATCTTGAGGCAGCCACTGACGCGAAGACCCTGACCTTGCGTAGCCCGGCATTAATAGCAAAAGAGAAGGCGGATGCGAAAGAACAAGTTAAGGTCCTCTTCCGGACCGCCGACGAAGCGAGACAAACTGCCTTGAGTGCAATGGCGAACTTTTTTGGAAAATATGAAGTGTCCGACGATGAGTCCCAATTTAGTGATTGGGTGACCGATGACGATGAATCAACAAACAGCGAGGCGTAAAAAAAATACAAACAAGGGAATTAGAGAAAATGTCTGAGCGAACACCACTCCTGGTTGGTCTAGCCGTATTGGTTGCCTTGGGTCTATTTTTTGTATTAGATCCTACACTGGGTGGACTGCTAAAGCGCAAACACCACCGTGAGGGTTTCCAGAGTTCCGGCAATATTGTTAATACCACTGGTCCGTCATCTATGACGGGCACCCCTGCTAATGCTTTCCCTAACCCTGGACCTGTTGACCTCGCCCGTATTATGAATGCGCCCCAGAATGGTTCCCCTCTCGGCATGACGGTAAGCCCCGATACGCCGCCGAACCCTGGAATGAACGACAACAACAATAATAACCTACGCGAGGGTTTCCAGGACACGCCGTCCCCCATGCCGTTCGCCGCTGCTTCGACGCCATCCAACTGTTATCCTAAGAACCAGCTTGCGCCGCAGGAGCTGCTGCCTAACGACCCGAACTCCAAGTGGGCGCAGGTGAACCCCCAGGGCGCGGGTGATATTGCGGGCAAGAACTTCTTGAACGCTGGTGCCCTCATCGGTGTCAACACGGTCGGTCAGTCCCTCCGTAACGCCTCTTGGGATCTCCGCTCGGAGCCGCCGAATCCGCAGGTGAATGTAAGCCCTTGGCTCAACAGCACAATCGAGCCTGATGTTAATCGCCGTGTGCTGGAGATTGCGTAAGTATCCAATCCCTCTCCCCTTTTTGAAACAGTTGAACATAGTTCATCTATTTCAAATTATGTATACAAAGCCGACGTAGGAATAACGATAGGCGGTCCACCCTCGCGCACCATCGCCTGATAGAACGAAATTGCATTTATATAACGACCCTCCCCACCTACCACCATCGGCATAGTCGTAACCGCTACTCCGCCCTTAGGATACCAATTCAAAGCAAGAGCCGCCGACACTTTCTCCGACAGACCGTGTGGCGTCTCCGCATAAACCACCATATACTCCTTCCCCATTGTTAGAAAGCACAGACGGATATATAACAATCTCAATTTTGTACCGCCTAAAGTAAGGATATGAACGAATCTATTCTCCCGTGGGCTTTCCTCGTCGGCATAGTAGGTATAGGCTATGCGGGGCTTGCTATGAAGGATTCTAAGTATCCTGTCGCACTCACAAAATCTACGGTGGATGGTCAAATGTATCTCGTCCGCAATCTTCCCGATAAGCAAGATGCGGCGGATCGTCTTGCCCGTGTACGAGGACGCCTTCTAAAACTCCGTGAATACCTCAAAGCTAAGTATTATGATAAAAAGTTCGTGAAGCAAATGATTGATAACTTTGACTGCTCGGCACAACGGTTTAGCGAATCTACACCCGATGCGCAATATACATCATACTCGGTGAATAAGGGCGAACAGATTTTTATGTGCTTGCGGCAGCGCGATGAGCAGGAACGTCTCGTACAGGAGAATATTATTGTATTTGTTGCGCTACACGAAATGAGTCACGTAGGTACGAGCAGCATTGGACATACGCCGGAATTTTGGAATCACTTTGCGTGGATCTTACAACAGGCGGAAGCGACCGGTGTCTACGAATATACAAATTTCGCAGCACATCCTGTTGAATACTGCGGCGTTCATATTACGGATTCTCCGAAATACAAGGAGACGGTAGACGATGGTCTAAAAAATTAGATTAGACCTAAGAATTCAAAACACAAACCACAGTAGCAATGGACATAATAGAACCGTCCCGGTTGCCCTCATTAGGACCACGGGCACTTACGATACTATCTCATTTAGATGAGAGTCGTATCGTAAAATTGGATGAAACAAAATTTACATCCATTTTTCCATTTGAAACGCTGTTTCAAGTTAAACAGCGTATTTCGGCGGTATTAGGAACAACTCCGCCAAATCAACTCTTTATTGCACTGGAAACGAAGCCGAATCATTTTAAGCCATTGGAGTTCAGTTGGCCGTTTCTACCCGCTGAGGGATTGCTGAATCCTCACGACCGAACCGTTTTGCGACAGCCGGATTCGCGCATCTATGAGGATGATGCAAAGAAGCCGGTATTTCCTACAATCTATAGCGGATTAACAATTGAAAACACACCCCTTTCTCAGCAACCGCCCCAACCAATCCACGTATGGACTTTAGAATCGCTTCTAAATCCTGAGCAACCCCTTTTGGAGCCAGTATTTGAAGGATTTGTAAAACTCTATTTTCCCCAACTTCGTGCAATTCCTACTTCGCTAAGAATGAATGCGGCGGCTATACAGACGCTTACTGAATATCGTAGTTTTGTAGATCAGCGTTTGGACCGCCTAGAAAAGGGGGTTCAATCTACGGCAGTTACAAACGCCGAGCAGCCTGAACTCACAAAACTTTATATTTATAAATCTATTCTACCGAAAGCGCAAAATTACAATTCATCACTCCTAGAGTTGAAATTCTACGAAATGGTGCCGACCCCGTCTAAGCCGTTTTTAAGATTTTTTTCGGCGAAGGATCGTGTACCCTCTATTATCAAGGTAGCAACAGATAAGGATGGAAAACCGTTTATAATGAACGAAAAACTGCTAGACAGTTTGATGGCGGATAAACCGTCTACCGATATGGGGTCAATTATTCTTATTAAACTTCCTATTCCAGATGCGAAAGTATTGGGTATATGTTGGACTATACGTATTTATGAGGACGGCAGCGCCGAGATGTATATTGGCGCCCCCCGTCGCGGCGTTAGCGTATCCGCTTCTATTACACAAAAAGCGAACACTGTTCTTGCCGAAATGTTGAAAGGTACGCCGTGGCAGGGTATTCAACCCGCCGATATTAAGCTCTGCGATCTGACGGCGGAATACGAATTTAATACAAGTCTAGCGGGACGAAAGCCAGGTAAGGTAGAACTCATAAATCGTGTAGATACATTTTCACCACTGTTTTCTATAGATCCGCCGTTGGAGGACGAGACGCCGCAGGCGGCACTCATTTTACGATACAAGGGCGTCAGCAATTATGTACAAACCAGCGATCCAGTTATGAACTATCTCACGCTACTGTATCTTAATCGCGGATCCAAGACGGATGCGGATGTGCCGGCGGGTGCTTACGTGCGAGCACTCGTGAAGGAGTTTGGTATTTCGCCAGAGGAGGCGGCACAGGCGGAAGACGACTGGATACGTCGCCATTCCGAATATGTAGTTACGTATAAGAGTGAAACCGGCAACGAACTACGTATTAAGGATTTAGCCATTCGCGACGCAAAATGTAGTGCTAAAACACCTCCGCAGAGTGAAGAAGATACTACGGTCGCCGCGTATAATGTCGGCTCGGCAATACGTATCTATAATGAGCATCCGAAATATCGTATTTTGATTACAAGCTGCGAGAATCGCCGAGATTTAGAACGTATGCTCACACTAATGACTCTCTTTTTGTCAGAAAGCGCAGATGCTCTCAAAGTAGAAACGACTGAGGCGACAACTGAGGCGGTCGCAGAAACGGAGGCAAATACGGCAAAAGAGACGGCACCAGAGCCACCGGCAGAGCTTGAGCAGGCGTTTGATTACGGATTGATGGATATGTTAGAGGGCGTAGAAGGGACGGGCGAGGAGGAAGAAGAAGAGGAAGAGGAAGAGGAGGAGGAAGAAGCCGCTGAGGAGCAGTTAGCGCCACAACGGGCGGTCGCGGCTCCTAGTGCGCTAGCACCAGATGAAAAGGTGGAAAAGATTACAAAAGAGTGGTATCTGAATAAATTGAAAAGCCGTGATATTGATTTATTTCAGTATACGGATACGAGTGATGCGCGTACAAAGTTATATAGCCGTCAGTGCCAGTCGGCACAGAGTAGACAGCCAAATGTGCTCTCAAAGGAGGCTTACAAACGAGCGAAAGCCTTATATGGCGATAGGGTACGGTGGATAGAAATTCCGTTGGCACCGAGAGAGGAGAAGGCGTATAAATCGGTGGTCGGTACGGCGGTAGATCAGCGTAAGGGTACGCCTACGGAAATTTTAGAGAATGAGAAGATTGTTCTCAGGCTAGGATTTCCTTTGAAGGCGAACAAGAAGGGGCAGAGGAGTATTACCGAGATTGATAAGTCGCCGGTAAAGGCTCATAAGGCGGAGATTGAGCGACTTATGCAAGAGCAGGAATTAATACCGATATGGATTGTAACTCAGACGGGCACCGATGCGAAACATATGAATAATTATATTTGTACGGAATTTTGGTGTGTTCGTGACGACTTACCGCTTCTTGAAATAGATTACGAGGGAACTTTAGGATATGACGGTAAGGCGAAAGCGCCGAATTCGTGCCCTTTCTGCCGTGGAACAAAGATTGCGAATACACTTGATCCGGCAATAGGAGAGACGGTTTTACAACGTCCTACATCGGCGGACTCGGGCAAAGTCGCAAAGTATGCAGGATTTTTAGGCGGTCTCTTTCACCCTGATAAGTATGCGTTACCGTGCTGTTTTGTAGAGCCGAAACGTCTGACTTTGCCAGACGATGCGAAGCAGAGAGAGATGGTAATAGGAAGAGAGGAGGAGCCTGCCGCCGAGCCGGCACCAGCGCCCGTCCCCCCACCCCAGCCCGTGAAGGATATTGTGAATCGTAGTAAGCCGTTTTCCGCCGCCGCCAAATCTTGGTATATTCCGAATCAAAACGTAATAGGTCGTATTAAGTTGGACTGGTTTGAGTTAGAGAAGGGAGCGATTGCCATCCCGCCAGCGTCGGTAAATAAATTCTTAGGACAGAATCCTGATGATTTTCTGACGAAGAATCGCGGTGTAGGACAGGAGGAGACCAATTCGCATTTACTTCCTTACCGCGAAAATACGACGGCAGCGCAGGCGTTTATACGCTACGGCATCGGTCACTCGCAAAGAGAGCCAGGTAGAAATTTTCTATCTCTGCTAGCGTGGGCGAATTATGCTACAAACGAATTGATTACCCCTGCCGATGCAAACTTTATACAATCAGAGGACCAGATGAAGACGTATTTGGAGGCGAAGTTGAGCGGACCCCAAGAGGCGTTTGCCGCCCGTGCATTTGAACAGGCAAACTACGGAACGCTTGTACACGAATTCGCAACAATGAAGGACACCGAGGCAACAACCGGCGATATTCAAGCGTGGTGTCAAATGATGGATTTGCTGCCCACGGGGGGCGGCGAGATACCGGCGGCGGCAAAGCAGTTCTATTACGCCTGGCGCCAATTTAAGGCGTATGTTGCCGATACGAAAGAGCCGAAGGAACTCAGACTCTGGGAATCATTGTTAGCAATACCAGGATTGTTTACAGAGTTTGGCGTTCTTTTAGTACGTATTAGAGTTCCGAAAAATAAGAATGAGGAGCCAACACTCATATGCCCTCAGTTTGGCATTTCTATATATAATAAGACTCATCGTCCCCCGTTCTTATTCCTTGTAGAAGATGAAGTGACAGGAAATTACGATCCGCTTGTTTTATACGACGGCAAAACCTTGACGGATAAGAAAATGTTCGGTGTGATTCAGTTTGAATCGCCGGCGATGGATATGGTGCCCGCTAAGATAGCAGTACCACTCAAGACATTTATTAATGAATATGTATCGGAGGAGGGTTGTGGACGATCCGTTCCGCCGATTCATCCGTGGCTGCCTGTACGTCAGATGGAGTATCCTCCTCTCAGCATAACCGATTTGAACAGTATTGAATATCCACAGAAACTTATAACACGACAGACCAAACTTCTGCGCGATCGTAGCAATCGGCTTGTTGGAATTCTTCAGATACAAAACGACGGGTCAAAACTCTATATACCGTGTATTGATGACGGACTTATCTTACCGGAGTGCGTAAGTATGTATGGCGAAGAATCACTGCTCCCTTATCCTACGTTGGAGACTGTTGGCGAAGCGTATACAGATATTCTAGATGCGTGTACGAAACGGAAGATTCCTTGCGAGGCAATCCGCCCTAAAGCCCTACGTACAGATGATACGAACGCAAATTATATTGGGATAGATTTACTGTGCGGTATCACAATTCCTATTGCCCCCTTGAGCAAAGATAACCCGCTCTTGAAAGAGCCTACCTATGCGGAGTTAGCGGCTGAGAAGTCGTTGCCTCTTAAGAAGGGTACGGAGCCGTGGGCTTCGGATCTCGCCTTGATGGCTCCCTCTGCGTCTACAAAGTCGCTAGAGACGGCGACGAAGGAGGAAGAGTTGGAGGAGGCGTATCAGCATTTACGAATTACGTTATCAGAATTTTTATTTGCAAATACGGAGCAGGGTCGCAGACTCAAGGGGCAGATTGAGAAATTGCGCCTTGCCCGTCGTCGTTTACCATTGTTTGAACTCCAGCGCCGTCTAGATGCGCTTCTCTATCCGTATGTAAACCAGTGGGTGAAACGGGATGATAATCGTGCACCGTCTAAGCCATCGGTACTACGTCGTGACTGTACGCAGATTACGAAGAAGTCTGATTGTATTGAGGGATGTTCGTGGACGGAGACGAATCCGCCCCTCAGACAGTGCCTCATACATACAACCGCAACGGAGCGGTATAAGTCAGTAGATCCGGTTCATTTGATGTCGGCACGGCTGACGGATGAGCTCTTACGTACATTTGGCAGGGCGATGGAAATCCTTGGTCATACGGTAAGCCGCTTGAAACCGCTACAGGGAAATGAATTCCGTTATGAAGATGGATCGCTACTGTTTTCGGCACTAGGTCGTGGAAGTCAGATGTTATATGATATTTTAGGATATACTAAACGTCAGCCAACAGATTATACAGCGGGATTGACCTATCCTGAAGAGGTAGGGGTTGACGAGTCATCTATTGAATTGCCCGAGGATTGGAAGGATTCGCTCTATCGTATTGTAGTAAGTCCATATTTAGCATTGGATCGCCGCGCATTTCTCAACGAGACGATGCGTATAGCAGGATTTGTAAAGCCGGATCAACCATTTAACGGTACACAGGAGGACTGGATAAAACTTGCAAAAGCGTTGAATGTCAATATTATTAAAACGTATTACGATTCGGCTACAGGTAGAATTCAACCTTCGTCGGATATGATTGTTGGTTCAAAGGCGGAGGTGCCGAATTATATAGTTCTAGACGTGAACGGGGTTCCGTTACAAAATCGGAAAACAACGGGATTTACACTGCGGGAAGATGAATTGCCTAGCAGTATGAAAATGGCACTGGATTAAACTCCAATTGTCAGTATATGAAACATCATTTAATAGAATTAAACGATGTTAAAAATTGTAGATTACTTGAGAGTGCCAAATGCACGTCCATTTAACTTCAGCGGATTAAACCATACATTTTCTAAGAATTGTCCACCGCCGCTGTATACATTTCCTCTTAGTTCTAGATTATCAAACGTTGTATTTTGGTCAAGCCCCTCTTTTAACTTAAATGTCGTAAATGTTATACATACTGCTAGAATGGTTGCAGCGAGAAACGCTCGGGAAGGTGAAAGAGTATGTTTAAACAGTTCAAAGAATCCTCCCAAGAATATGGTAAACAGAATTAAAGTACCTATCGGCTTTTCCATAGCCCCCTAATTTAACTATACACTTAACTCCAAGGATTGCCAGAGTAGGGTTGGTAGTTAAAATTACCATAAGCATTGCCTGACTCAAAGGTTAATGGTGCCATCCATATATTACTTAAAAACTGGTTGCCCATTGGTGAGCCAGTACCGGCATATACATTTCCGCTAATTCTTAACTGGGAGGGGTAGAACGCGTAGTTGAGTCCCTCTTTTAGTTTATAAGTGGCAAACGTAATGCCGAGCGTGATGATTAAGCCGATCATAAACGCCCGCGTCGGTGAAACGTGTGCTTTTAGCAATTCAAAGATACATCCCAAGAGGATGGTAAACAAAACCAAAAGAATTACCGGGCGCATCAGAACCTCTAATTATTAACAATATTTACATTACTAATTTATTGAACCATGCTTAGTTCCAGACATAGTGAATCCGCTGGATGTCATGTTTCCTACATATGGTGGTGCTAGATAGACTGTTCCGCTCAATTGTAAATAGTTTTGGGGTATATTATTAAAGTTTAGCCCTTCTTTGAGTTTATACAGACCAAATAAAACGCATAATGTAATAATGAGAACTATCATAAAAGACCGGAATGGTATCATACGACCCCCTCTAATTATGATTTAGGATACAGTACCTGTTATATGCCCGTCTATCTTAAGATCAGTAAACGTCGTATCAAATGTGATAAACTTCTCTATTTGGTTAAATCCGGAAGATATCTCACGTATAGCATCTACATTTGTGACTAAACAGATACTTGCAACGCCTGTACAAATACCTATAAAGGCAAGTCCGGTACCTTTGATGTTTCCATATAAGGCTTCTACTGCAAAGATGAATCCGCCCATAATAAGAATAACCAGCGAGACTGATACAATCTTATACATTCTCCTTACTATTTATGAATGAAATAGTGGCTCGCTCAGCCTGCGGCTGGCGTAAAATAGTGACTCACTTTGAAAAATTGACGCCTATGAAAACCATCGGTAGATTTGTACGTTCCTACAGATGCCTCCGCGAGCCCCCAAACCAACCTGCTCCGTCTGTTTTGATAAGTTCAATCTGACAATCCGTGCTCCTACGACGTGTCCGCATTGTGGAATTCAGATATGTCGTACCTGCTTCCAAACCTACCTACTCAATGAGGTCACTGATGTGCCTCGGTGCGTCAATACAGAGTGTGACCGCGGCTGGGAGCGTAACTTTCTAGATAGCGAGATGACCTCCACGTTTCGTCTCAAGACGTATAAGGAGCACCGTGAGAAGGTGCTAGCAGACCGCGAGAAGTCCAAGCTACCGGCGACGCAGGCGGATGCGGCGGAAGTCCGTACGGTGCTGGCGATGAAGGCGGCAGCAGATGAGAGATATAACAAAGCCGCTGAAGAGTCGCGTCGTATCGGCAACGAGTTGATGGCGGCAGCACGTGTTCAGAATGCAATTGCTCTTGTTATCTCATCGCATGGTCGTGAGCGTTACGTAGATCCTACGTTGTCTGTAGTCGCACAAGCCGAGGCACAAAAGGCTAAGCCGGCGACTGCTGTGTTTGTGAAGCCGTGCCCTGCCGAGGACTGTAAGGGCTTCCTGTCTACGGCGTGGAAGTGTGGTCTCTGTGATAAGTATACGTGCCCTGACTGCCACGACCTGAAGGGATTTGTACGTGAGGATCCGGCACATCGGTGCGACCCTGATAAGGTGGCGACAGCGGCGCTGCTCAAGGCGGAGGCGAAGTCGTGCCCGAAGTGCGGTGTAAGCATCTGTAAGATTGAGGGCTGTGACCAGATGTTCTGTACGCAGTGCAATACGGGATTCAGTTGGCGGACTGGTAAGTTGGCGGCAGGACCGGTTCACAACCCGCACTACTTTGACTGGCTACGCAGTCAGGGCAGGGACCCAACGGCGAATCCTCTACAGAATGGCTGTGCGGCGGACCGTGATATCATTCGCGCACTGAATGGACCATTATGGCGTACGCCGATTCATTGTTATCTTGCGGAAGCGTGGCGTCTGATGCTGGAAGCAGAGGACGTTGCGCGTGTTGAGAATGCGAATCACGACGAGGACCAGCGTGTGATGCGTGTGAAGTTTATGCTGGGTCAATTGAAGGAGGAGGAATGGCAGTACGCTCTTCAGCGACAGGAGAAGAATGTACGCTTCGCGGTGGCAAAGGCACAGGTGGCACAGGTATTTGCGGGTGGTGCCCGTGAAATCATCTCGCAAATTCTCACAGATGGTTGCGACAAGAAGAAGGTGAAGCAGCAGGTTGAGGACCTGGTGAAGTATTGCAATGCGTGCTATGGTGATATTGAGGGTCAGTTCAATCGTAAGATTAAGCCGATTAACGTGGAGGCACGTATGCGGCAGCCGGTGACAGCGGAGAACGAAACGGCTGAACAGGCAGTTATTCGGCGACAAGCGGCGATTCTTGCTGCTGCCCGCGAAACTGAGCGTGTTGCTAGAGCCGCTGTTGCTCAGCAAGTGTAGAATCGGGCACACCCACAGGTGCAACTATATCCACCGCTTTTCGTGAACAATATCCATTACTGGCACAAAAACTTTTTTTGTCACAGTCGGCGTCGGAGTAGCATGTAACGGCAATATCTAGAGGACTGTACCACGCCCAAGGGTAACTCCAGCCATACCAGCCCCAATTACCACCACCGGCATCACCGCCCCATCCCCGCCAGGTGCCTTGATTAGGACCTCCGTATCCGCCTGGTCCATGCCAACCACCACCGCCGTGATGACCGCCTCCGTGCCCACCCCCTCCGTGACCACCGTGACCACCCCCAAAGAATCCTTCTCTCCTCATCTTTTTATCATCTACACCTATGCTGCCAAAGTTAGGTTCAATATCACCACCAAATCCACCGTTGGCACCGACACCGAAGCCACCGTTAAAGCCGGTACCAAAGCCGCCACCAAATCCCTCGTAGGTTACGTGCTTCAAATGACTTTGATGAAGACCGAACGGCTTACCACGAAGGGTATTACGTAAACGCGCAAATACACCAAAGGTGCCGAGCGCGCATACGACAACAAGTATAAATAAGAGCTTCCACGTCTCCATTCTATTCAGGAGCAGTAAAAGAAAACCTGACCGTTATGGTTCCCCCGTCTGAGGCATTCATAACGCAAGGCGGTGGCAGAACAGCCTCCCCCATGTAATTTACATACATTTCCAAGTAATCAGCGTGTAACTGTGCTATCATATAGTACTGTTCAGCGTGAGTCTCCAAATGTAAGCGGACTGAGCCGTCCAAGTCGGGAACAGAGGATACTACTTTATACCCTTTCCACGACACCCCGTTAAAATCCCAAACTAAGTACAACTTTTTGTACGACATTAATTTAGGATACGAAAAAATTATTATTGCCAAAACACGCCCTAGTCGTCTACAATGAGGCAGCCGTTATCGGGCTCTGGCGCCTCCTCAACCTCAGTAACAATCTCTGTCTCTTTGACTAGATCCAGCACTACAGGTACTGGTGCATTCATCTGCTCTAAACGATGTAACCACATCGCCTCCACCTCCGCATCCATCAGATTGAGTTTCACAATCTTAAACGACTTATTGTTCGGATGTAGAATCACCAAAGCCAATTCATTGACTACCAGACCGTAGAACTTCTCCAACAGACGCCGATAGTTATTGAGCTGTAGGGAGTAATGCCAGTAGTTGCAGTCATCTAGATGAGCAAGCGGTCCGAGTCCCTTCTGGTACTTGTTTTCCGTCTTAATCTCCTTAGAGCGTTTCCAGTCGTAAATGGCGTACGTGCCGTCGGGCTTTGCGTACACCATATCAATAGAGCCGGCAAGGCGGATTTCGTCGTTGAAGACGAGCCATTCGGTGCGAAACGGTACAAACCCCTTCTCTAGACGCCACTTCTTCTCGTAGCGCATAAAGTAGTCCCATTCGGTACTAGGGTTCGCCGTCCACGCATCGCCGGCAAGATTGCCAATCGGCGACGCATTATAATAATGTTCAATATCCAGATGCATACGCGTACCTGCCCCGCTTGCTTCGGCACCAGAGGATGCCCATAGATCCTTGATGCCCTGGGGCGTTAGCCCTTTGTACTTTTCGTAGGACGCGCCACCAGGCTTCCAATTTGGGCTACGCATCATTTTGCGAATTACATCATCGGCGTCAAAGTGACCGAAGAAACTATGGACAAAACCGGTACAGGAGATATCATAACGCGACCCATCAATCGTGTATTTATGGGTCGCCTCATCAAAGGTAATGCGCTCATCGCGCGGATGTTTGTTTACTACTGCAAGCCGTTGCCAGGCAAGGGCACCAGTGCTAATTGATTGGGGCATCTTAACTCTTTTATGCCGACAATCAAATTAAAGACCGAAGTCTCAATTTTTGCGTCCGCCGTATAACATAGTATAAAAGGCGAAAATACCAAACAAAACTACAATAATAATAAAACAGCAGTAGGTGAGCCACTTACGATTTTCGGCGACGGGCGGGATTGGCGCGGCAGTATGTACACTTACTAATCTAATTGTTAGAGGCTCAGGTCTTACAGTTACTACTGTGTCAGCAGGTGGTGCGGAGGGTAAAGGCGTATAGGCTACAGGGTCCTGAAGGACTAAGGAGTCCTGAAGGACTAAGGGGTCCATATTACCTATTTGATGCTACGATAATTTAAATTGGACAAATGCAGCCCTTTGACGATTCTGTTGATCAATTGAACACTGTTCTT